TGGTTTGCCGTAAAAGTGCCTTTAGATGTTTGGTTTTGCCATATTGTAAGCGTGCCGTTTCCAATTGTCGGCTTGTTCTTTATGAAAGCATCACTTGAAGAGTCTACAACATTCCAGTCTGACTGGACATTCACTTCAGCACCAGCAGCAATGCCATTCAGTTTAGTTTTTTCTGTTGCGGTGTAGGCTTTGTTCGTCGTTCCATCTGAGATAAGGTCAGCGCTCAGTTTGTTCGTTGAGGTTATCTTGTCTTGCTTTCCAGAAATGTCTTGGTGCTGTGTCAAGAATGCATTCGTGCCGTCACCGTCATTCGTCAAGTCACTTGTCTTTGTCGGCACTGCAATGTTTATAGTCTTGTTGTTTGTTGCGTTTGTCGTGAATGAATCTACATTCGTGCCGTTTTTCTGGAGCGTTATGGTTGCGTTCCCAATTGTGGGCTTGTTCTTGATGAAAGCATCACTTGTGCTGCTTGTCACATTCCAGTCTGACTGGACATTGACTTCTGCACCAGATGCGATGCCACTCAGTTTAGTCTTTTCTGTCGCCGTGTAGACTTTGTTCGTGTTGCCATCCGTAATGAGATCTGCAGACAACGGGTTCTGCACAGTTATTTCAGTCTGAAGACCACTTATCAAGTCAGCAACACTGAAATCTATAGTGCTTCCATTCTGAAGTGTCAATATCACTTTCTTTGTGGCTGCGTCATATGAGCCACTGACGACGACACTTTCGAGAGGCAAGTCAACAGTCTGTGCACTGCCGAGGTTGTTGCCATCTTGGTCTTTCAGTTGAGCAGTCACCACATATGTGGTAGAATCTATGCTCAAGACAAGTGATGCGCCATACTTAGTAGAACTAGGCAGAGCATTCACATCAGCAGCAGATGTCGGAACGGTTATGTTAGCAGTCTTGTTAGATGAAGCGTTTGCGGTGAATGTCTGTACTGTTGTGCCGTTTTTCTGGATAGTCAGTGTCGCGTCGTTCACTGTTGGAAGATCTGGATGATCCACAAGATCCCAGCTGAGTTTGTTGTCACTTGTTATCATGTCTTGCTTTCTTCCAAGCAGAACAGTCAGATTTTCATTCTGTGTGTTTCTGACAGCATTCAGATGAGTTACCGGAAAAAAGTTCTGTTTGTTCTTGTCGGTAATCCATTTGATTGGTATTGTTATGATAGGTTCTGGCATGTTGACAGTATATTATTTTTGTATTTATAAAAACGAATGATGTGTTATGGTTATGTGTCTTTTTTGACATATTTGACATCATTAGACAAAATTTGGTCGGGACGTTCTTGCACCACCCATGAACCATTCTCTTTCCGGTATAGTCTGTTCACAAGTGTCCAAGTGCCGCTCAGCTTGACATATAGTCCAAATGACACGGTTGACTTCACCCACACTTCTAGATTTGCGCCGTTTATCGTGTATTCCCATTCTCGATACGGATAGACACGCTGTGTTTTCGCAGCATCAGTGTACCACCCGTCAAAGGTGACGATACCCGATGTGTAGTCTGCTACAAGATGCGCGACTTCGCCATCTACTCCAGATGCCAAGTCTGTGCTTGCTGACATGTGGTCATCACCGTGGACTGTTATAGTGTAGATTTTTTTGGCTTTAGCATACAACACTGTGTCAGCATTTATGGCAGCAGTATATGATGCGCTTGTGGACACACGAGTCGTGTAGCTAGAATCAGAATACCATCCGTCAAACCGGTATCCTGAACTTGCCGTTGCGGTGAAAGTGACGTTTGTGCCTTCTCTTGCTTCAGATGCACTTGCTGTTGCTGATGAACACCCTTGCGAACCGCCAACTGAAACATTATAGTATGGAAGATATGTTATAGTTAAATATGCTTGGGTTATTCTTGTTTCGTTGTTGCTTTTTCCAACAGCGGTTGTGTACACTTGCATGCGTATGTTAGCGGCATCAAATGTATTGTATGTTGTGTTAAGACCGGATGGACTAAGACTGGCTGAGTAGTTAGTCCATGATTTAGCCAAAGAATGTTCTGAGCCATTTGTGTAATTGCCATTATTTATGGATACACCGATTCTAGCAACACCCCCCGCTGATCCGTTATCACCGCGCCAACCACGCACGCGATAACTAACACCAGTTATATACACTTTTTTATTGGTATATGGCGATGTGCCGCTCACTTTGAATGTAGATGTCGCGTTAGCTGAAGATGATGAAGTATCACTACCACCAGATCGTAGATAAATATATGTTGAATTGTCATCTGGTGTCACATCATCAATTAGAGAATAACCAGAACTACCAGAACTGCATGAATGGTTCAGTGTGACGTCAGCTGTTGGATATAATATTATTGTAGCCATTCTAAAAATTTATCTTTTAATTGGTATGCAGTGAGAATGTTTTGCGGTATGAATCCCGGCATTTTGTTTCTCTCACCACATATTTCTTTTATTTCATCAATATGGTCAGTGAATGTAACTTGACAGACAAAGCCTGTCATGTCACCTGCTTCAAACGTGGCGCTTCCACACACTTTTCTTCCATCTATCAGTATGTCATTGCCATCAACGACAGAGTCAAGGCCAAGCTGTATGAAATATTCATTGAGCTTTTTCAAAAACAAGTTGATTGACACATCTATATGTTTTGGAATAAGCAGATACAATCTAAAATCACCATCAAAAGATAGTATCAATCCACTTGTGGCTGTTTCATTCGTCGCGTTATATCCAAATTTGACTATCGTGAACCCTTTGTCTACAAGTTCATTCTCATTTTCATAACCATTTTTGATGAACGCGTATTTTTCGCCAGTGTTTATAGCATACATGTATGACGGGACTTTGTCTCTAACATTCCATGTGACCAACGACAAATCTATTCTTGGCTGTTCTATGACAGTCCAGTCTAAATTTTTCAACTGATATTCAATTTTGTCATTATGAAACTCTTCTAAATCTGAATATCCCCATTGGTCGAGGTAGTCATGTATGTTTGGCTGCTCGCCTTGCAAGTTCAGTTGGATGTACTCTTGTTCTGCTTCAATTGCTTTTTCGATGTTTTTCATATTAAGCTAAATTATAGGGTTTGCAAATAAAGGTCTCCGTTGTCGCCAAGCGCCTGAGATGGAGTTGTGTTTCCTGTAAAATACACATTTGTGTGGAGCTCTTGGATCTGCCAAGAGCCATTAGTCACAATCAAGAACTTTCCATTGTCTGCTGCAGTCACCGGCGGCAATGCTTGGTCAGCAGTAATGTATCCTGCATCATTTGTAAATGAACTTACCGTTGTCGGTATAGTGATGTTTGCGGTCACATTAGACGAAGCATTTGCAGTGAAAGTCGCAACTTGCGTGCCATTCTTCTGAATAGTCAGTGTCGCATTGTTCACAGTAGGTATAGTCGGCTTGTTGTCAAGATCTGTATAACTACCAGATGTCGCCACAGTAGCAAAGCTCGGCGTGTTCAGCAAATCACCATAACTTCCGGTTTTAGCAATCTTGTGAAGACTAATTGAACCGCTCAATGCTTCAGATGAAGAAACAGTCTGTGCAGTTGTATTGTTCGTGTTCAATGTTCCAGGAGCAGCCGGTATAGTTGGCTTGTTGTCCAGATCAGTGTAGCTTCCACTTGTTGCGACTGTCGCAAAGTTTGGTTTGTTCAGCAAGTCGTTATATGAACCAGTCTTAGCTATCTTGTGGAGACTTATTGAACCACTCAATGCTTCAGATGATGAAACAGACTGTGCGGTAGAAATGTTAGTGTTCAGCGTTCCAGGTGCAGCTGGAATCGTTGGCTTGTTCAGCAAGTCATTGTATGAACCGGTTTTAGAGATCTTGTGCAATGTGATTGCATTGCTGAAACTTTCACTTGCTGATGTCGATTGCGCAGACGCACTTGTCGTTGAAAGTGTTCCGATTGTTGGCGGTTGTGGTATAGTCGGCTTGTTCTTTATGAATGCTTTGCTCTCGGAGTCAGTCTCGTTCCAGTCAGACTGGACGCCAAGATCAGGCGGCAGTGTCTCAAGCGTCAGATATTCTTGATCTTCCACCCATTCTTTTTTAGCATATTGTTTTATGTCGACTTGTTGTCCTGTTGCTGAGTCTATGATGTCACCCTGAGATTCATCTAGACCTGTGTAGACGACATTTCCGGGGTTGCCTTCAACAGATTGCCAACACCCAGTCACAGTCGTTGCTGTAGATGAATTCATATACAGAGTGGAAGTCTGTGTTGGATTGTAGACCATCCAAATCGTTGAGCCTGCTGTATGTCTGTCACCAATTCCATCATTGTCATCAAAGACGACAGGCTTGTAGCCAAGTGAGTTTATCTGGAATGCTGTTCCAAAAGTGTCGTGTCCAGTGACAGGCACGACAAGTGAAACGACAAGTCCATCATAATAAGCAGTTATTGATGCATCAGTGACATCCCATTTAGCATGAGTGTAAGGAGGGTCAGCCGAAACTGCTGCAGTGCCTGTTGCGTTTGTGTATCGTTTTATTCTATTGTCGTTTATGTCAACAATTGTATTGTCTGGTAATTGAATTTTCTTTACTACGGACATAGTTTGTGATTATTGTTTTAATTATTTATAATTCTTGACATATAAAAAATGCCGGAACATGTGTTCCGGCATTGCAATATAATGATGTTTTATTATGAAGGATCAACAATTGTGATGTCAAGGCTATCAAATTCAGCAACTTTGACAGTATCAGCTCCAACAGTGATTGCCTGTCCAGCAGCAGTTCCTGTACCAATGTTGTCAACAACAGCTTTCTGGTCTTTGCTGTTGAAGGTGACAGCAGGAGGAGTTGCTGTAGCTTCATCAATTCCTGTAGCAACGCTAACACCACCTGATGCGTTAGTTGAAATCGTGATTGTAGGATCTGTAACAGTGACGCTTTGTAGAACAGTTGCAGTTGTAGGAGTTCCAAATGCAGTGATTGCTGGAGCAGAGTCACCGATGGTTACACCAGTTACGATAGCAGCACCTGTAGCATCAGTAGCAGTTGCGCCAGTAGCAACAGTGACGGCTGTACCAACAGTAGCAACAGATGTCTTGTTTGTTGCATCAATGCCAGTAACAACAGCAGCACCATCACCACTTGCTGACAATGAACCAGTAGCATATGTGACGGATGTGCCAACAGTAGCAACAGCAAAAGTGTTAGGATTATTTAGTCCTGTAGCAACAGTAGCACCATCACCACTTGAAGTTAGACTACCAGTTGCTGCGGTGATAGCAGTTCCCAGTGTCACCTTTGATGCTTGAAGAGCAGTGCCTAATGTCACCTTTGTTGCAACTTTATCTTCTACTGTGGGAACTGTTCCATTTGTGCCTGTGATGATAAGAGTTTCAGCGTCAGTTCCACTACCCATCGCAAAAGCCCAAGTGTCAGCTGTGCCAACACTGGTCACTGACTGGATAGACACGTCATCATGGCCAGTCACATTAGGAATAGACACATCAGTGGTGTTAGTAACATTAGGAATTGTGGTTGTTGCCAGTTTTGATGTGATAGGCGTGATATTATAAATTGCTTCATGTGCAGCATTTGTAGCAGGAGTCAATGTAGAAACACCAAGTTTCTGTGTAGTCGGGGTGACGCCTTGCAGGACACTTGTGGCTGTTCCAGCAGGTATCACTGATGTGGTGACCAGTTTTTTGTTGGTTTCTGCAGTAACGCTTTTCACAAAAACATCGGTTGTAGGAGTTCCAAGTTCAGTGATAGCATTAGCTGTTGTTGCAGGAGTGACTGCTGTTCCAGATGCAGATGCTCCGAGTGTTGTCATTTGTGCCGTAACAGTCAATGTTGGAGCAGTAGCTTGCAGCGTAGCATCAGCACCAATAACATTAGCGGTGGTGTTACCAGTGAATGATACTGCAGAATCTGCTGCTGTGAATGTTGTACCGCTGCCAAGAACATTTGCAGCACTTCCTTTTTCAAGTACAACGTTATCTTTGTAAGCAAGTTTTCCGAGATTTGAAAGGTCACCGAGTTGTAACCATCGGCTTCCATCCCAAATAAATTCTTTTGTCAATCCTTGCAATGCAGGTCCACCAGTTGAATATACAACAATATCACCACCTTCTGCAGTAACAGATTTTCCACCAATAGTGATGGGGTTCGTTGTAGAACCATCAGTCAATGCGGTTGTTGTCTGGCCCAAGAAGTGGGTTGGTGCACCAAGAGCTTCAATTTTTCGTCTAGCTTCAGCATCTTTCAAATAGTAAGAACCACCTGAGCCAGGCAATGTTATTTTACTAATTAAGGGTTCATCAGACCAAGTTTCTGCCATTTTATTTATTATATTTATTTTTTATTTATATTAGTTTCTGTTGAATATCAAAGTTTCATTTTCAACGCCCTGGATGTCGTCAACATTCAGTTTTCTGTTCCATCTCTGTTTGTCTTGTGGAGTCACGTGTATAGATGCATCATTTATATGTCGTTCAAACAAGTCGTTGTAATAACTATCTGCAAACATCAGATCTTGTACATATGCATTTCCGTTTCCGACTTTTATTCCAGGATACATTACAGTTTTGCCTTCGATTGTTTCAGTCTTGTAATCATCATAAATGATGATTTTTCCGGCTTCAGGCACATATCCTATTCTTGAGTTCCAGTATTCAGTAGTGCCATGTTCAATGTTGAGGTCTGCCCATTCAATATGAGTTTCATCGACACTGACAGCAAGCACTTTTCCTGAATTTCCTGAAAGAACCGGTATCGGGTATTTCATTCTGATTTCACCAACTCGTTTTGAGCTTGTGTCATTCACAATTGAAATGCCATCGCCTGCCATATATGGACCAACGAACACAGGTTTGCCATCAGCATTCCCTATGAACATTTTCGGTTTCTTGTAGAAATTGCTGTCAAACCATATAGGCTCAGCAGAAGCCAGCTTGTAGTTCATATGTTCAAGAAAGTCTTTGACGGAATATGAACTTATCTTGTCATTCTGCAGAAGCGTTATCCTGGTGAATTCGTTATTCTGTTCCATAATTTATTTATAATCGTCCTCCGTCGATGTGTGTCACTTTTGCGACGATTGTGCTGTCTCCATCTTTGTCAAACGCAATCATAGAACCTTTTCCATTCTTGCGGTCTTTATGTTTCAGCACTATTGTGTCTTTGTCATCTTCGTTGTCTGTGAGATTTATTGCGACAGAGTGTTTAGATTTCTGCTCGACATTGATGTCATAGTTCACATCACCCATTCTCTCCCAAGTGTATGCCCATACTCCGTTGACATTTCTCTTTACGGTTATGTACTCCAAATACTGCTTTTCTTTTGTTGCGTTTGGATTGTCCACAAGATATATTGCATTCATTGTGTTCCAACTTGCAGTAGGCAGTTGTGACACATATTTGTAGACTATTCCGCCAACATTGTATTCGTTCTCATCACACTCGCATTTGCAGCTGCAGCCACAACCGTTGTTCTTTGTTATCATAGTTGATTTCTTGACGTTTGCCATAGGTACGCATTTTATAATTTTCGTAGCTCCAGCTTCAACATCACTGTCATTGAACTTCAACATTATTTCTGCAGTAAGCCTGCCTGCGATTTCCGGTATCTTTGAACCATCATAACATATCCTGACTAATCCCTTGTTTGTAACTCCCTTCGTGCAAGACACTGTAATACTGTTCACCTTCAAGACACTTGGTCGATACAATGAGTTCAATGACATTATATTCAGCACTGAAGCGTCACAATTGTCTAAAATATTTATAATGCTGTTTTTAGCATTGAGAGTGACTATCTGTGGCAGTCCGTTCAGCATGCAAATGCAAGAACCCTCATTGTTCTCATTTGACATGATTTTCAAATACAAAGCTCCAGTGTAGGTGAACGGGTTGAAGATGATATGTCCGTGGAAAACATCACCGTCTTCTTCTTTTCCAAAAATGATTGCTTTCTCATCATCAGGACATATTAGTTCTGGATCATTGTCGGCGACTCTCACATTATGTGTTTCAAAATACTTGTCTTCATTGTCCCAGAAATTGTCTGGATTGAGTTCGAACAAAGGGCCGTCATAACTTGTCTGCAAACTTTCAATACTTATCGCGTTTCCTGTCGACATGACGACACACTCAAACTCATTGCTCAGTGTCATGTCTATCCTGTCGATTCTGTCTATGTCAACTGGCTGGCCATCTGAGTCAAGAATGTAGATTTCTTGACACGCACCAACGCCTGCATATAAGTCTTGCATGCATTTCACATATGCGCTGTATTCGCCACAAGATGGAGTTCCGCCACCACAGCCTTTGTCGTTGTAGATGTTGGGGACGACTGTGGTTGTTGTGGTTGTTGATGTCATTGTCCCATAGGCAGATGATATTGTGGTTGTCGTGGTTGCCATTTTATCTATATAATATACTTGTGTTTTCGATGGGCATATCGCAAAATATGATGTTCTTGTCGTTTGCAGAGAAAATCTTTATTCTGGAATCTGACACAGAAAACTTTGCGTTTTCGTATGCCGTCACCACCTCCATTTTGTCATTCAATACTAATACTCTTTCTGCTACTTGTTTTATAAACATATTTTGATTTATACACAATATATTTATAAAAAGAAACCCGGATTTGATGTCCGGGTTCATGTGAGTGTTTTATATTATTTATCAAAAGTTAAGATGAGAGTCTTCTGTCACGAACTTGTATTCCATGTTATGCAGTTCACAGTATGTCTTGCACGCTTTCGCCTTTTCCATGTTCTTGATATAAGTCTGTGCAGCTCTCTGGTAGTTCGCCAATGTTTTCGGAGTCTCTTTCTTTGGCTTCACTGGTGGAGTCAAGTCTTTCTTTGGTTTCACCTCAACGATTATCTTTCTTATCGTAGTCCCAGTGTTGTATTCAAAATAGAAATCTGGGAAGTATTCATGCTGCTTGTTGTCTAACATGCTGAAATATGGTATGCATATGCATTCACTGCCCCACTTAGTAACTGACTGAGACTCATCAAGGAACTTGCACACTTTGTATTCCCAGCTTGAACGATATATGATTGGAGTCTGCCCGCAGTACTTGTTCGGGAACAACGGATTGTAATATCCCTGCTTGAACGGGGATTTTTTCGAGCGGAACTTGTGTGGCTGCAGTGACTTTATGTTCATCTTGTTTAGAGTTATACAATTTATTTATAATAGAAAAAGGCCGCTCAATTGAGCGGCCTTGGAAAAAGAATGAAAAACAAAATCCCATTAAAGGGTTGAGAGATTGTCTCTAATCACATCTATGATTGGATTGTAACGGTCACCATTGAGAACCTTGACGAGGGCGAGATAGGGGTCAGTCTCCTCACTGAGAACCATGTTGCAGAGCGATGCGGAGAACCCGCTGATGAGAATGACGCCGTTTTTGTTCTGTGTCATCGGAATGGCACCTGTTCTTGAGTTCACGTTCCAGAACACCAGTCTCGGAAGCTGGTATCCTGCTGCTTCCCATTTTTTTCTGATGGTGGTGAACAGTTTGTCCTCGCGGGCCGAACGGTTTACCGCATAGTCAAACTCCATATCGGAGACAATCAGCAACGATGTGGGCAGTTCCTCTTGCTTGAGGTGGTTGTTCACAGCAGTGTCAAGCACCAGTTGGAATGTTGCTTCGATGTTGGTGTTTGAACAGTCATCATAACTGTCAAGCAGCCACATTTTGTCTTCGAGAGAAGTGTTGTCTCCAAGTTCGACAAGTTGAGGTCTTGCACTGAACGTGATGAACTTGTTCTTGAACTCGCCAGTCATTCTTTCGGAGAAGTAGACGCAAAGGGAGCTTGCGACATCAAGAGCAGTTGTGGTGCTGTTCGGGATGGTGCAAGTCATACTGCCACTGCCGTCTCTCACAACAAGTGTCTTGGAGTCGCCTTTGATGAAATCAGGCAGAGCTTTCCACATCTGCTCTGCAGTCTGCGGCTCACGACGGATCAGTTTCCACACATCATGCGGGAAGGATGCTGCTGCATTGATTTTCTTGTCTCCTTTGGCGAGAGAGTCAAGATAGTTTCTACGGCGGTTTTCGTCATATTTGAGGAACAGTCTCGCATAACGAGTGTTTGCCAGTGAAGGCACTGCCTCGTAGTTGATGTCGCCATAAGTCTTTGCAGCGATGTTGCGTTCAACCACGTTTGCTTTCTTTCTCAAGAGAGAAACGGTTTTTCTGTAGTAGGCAGCATTGATTTTGGAGCCATACACTTTGTTGATGAGTTTGATGAGGGTTTTTGCCTCAGATACAGACTTGAGACCGGCATTGACGGAAGGCAGCCACTTGCCAAGGAGTGAGACATTGTCTTTGCCCTTGTCCTCTTTCATCTGGTTCGCAATGATTTTCACTGCGGTTTCCATCACATGTTCATTCTTGGTGTGGATGGCAATCCAGACGAGATCGTCCCAACGGCCATATTCAGGAATGAACGGCAGAAGTTTGGAGGCGATTTCTGGCTGGTTCTCGGAAAGCCACAAGAAAGAGTTGCGGAAACTGTCACGTTCACCGATACCACCGCGGATGTCGCGGAGATAGAATATGAATCTGATGAACAGTTCAGGAGATTCCATGAACGCGAGTTTCGATAGATTGCTGACCATCCTCATTCCGCCGGCTCTCATTGCAGGGATTTTGAACGACATGTCCAGCAGGTTCTTGCCGGTGGTTGCGTTCATCTTTGCCCCGTTTTCGGAGAATGCGACGTTGGTGTTTTCGCCGTTGAGGATTTCTTTCTTTAATTCTTCTATCATAGTTCTAAAATTTTTTGGTTACAATTGAATATAACAAAACTTTTTCTGGTTTTACATTTGTCGTGAAATAAAAATGGGTGGCCGAAACCACCCAATGAAACCTATAAATTTATTGAACGGATGATTATCTCACAGGATACATTTTGCGGTCCGTCTTGAGGACTCTATCCTTGCGATTGGAGAACACCATTTTGCTTGACACATTCAAGAAGTTCTCGTTCATCTTGAGTGCGTATGCAGAACGGATATGGTTGCGTGCTTGCATCGCGGGGATTGTGGTGTCGAGGATGCCGTATCTCTTTCCGACACGCTTGCCGTTCTTGTTTGTGTAGACACACATGATTCTGTTTGTGTCTACCCCGGCAGGGATATCGTCAAGAGAAGAATACAGCACATAGTTCTTGTACTTCTCTTTGGCGAACGGGCGGCGGCCCTTGCGCACCACAGGCGTGTTTGCTGTCTGCTGCACGGGCTTAGCTTTCTTCAGGAACTTTGCCTGTGCGTCATAGATGTCTGCAACGGAAAGCAGCTCGGCTTCTCTTGCGATTTCTGCTGCACAGAAATCGGCGATTTGTTGGATTACTGACTGGATTTTAGCCACTGGCATTTCAGTGACATCTTGCATTTTGTTTTGTTCGAAGAACTTTTCTAAAAGACTTTTGATAACCATAGGTAATAAATTTAAAGTTATTTTTTATGTTAACAAATTGAATATAACAAAACTTTTTGGAAATTTACAATAACATGAAAATTGTTTATAAGCACGGTTAATGCAATGAAGCAGAACTATAAGCAGACTCTCACATACAGCGGATGTTTCACGCCTCCGTTGCAGTAACCAAAATCTTTAACTTTAAGGAACATGCCGTCATACAACTTCGACGGCATTTTTATTTTCTTTGTCTTTCCGCACAATGTGATAGATATTGTCTTCGGAATGGTTTTCAACTTGACACTGTAGACCAATACTGTTTCTGTCAAGTATCTTTCAAATGTGAATCCTTCCGGCATTATGAACTTCACTGTGACGCACAACATTCCTCTGACGCCGTCTTGGTTTTTCTCACCCATTCCCTCATAGTTGACTGACTGCATAGGCAACATCCCTTTTGGAATGTCCACTTTGACAGTTTCCGATCTAAGTGAAATGTTTCTTTCACAGCCGCACATCCCTTCCTCAAGTGTTATGAACACATCGACAGGAGTCACAGTGTTGTTCGGCTTTGGCTTGGGGACATAAACCGGAATGACTATTTTGTAGCCATCAAGTATAAGTTTGTAAGCATCAAGCAGCTTGGCGTATTCAGCCTCATCACCTCCCTTGTCAGGGTGCATCTTCATAGAAAGCTTCCTGAATCTCTTTTTTGTTTCTTCTATGGATGCGTTGTCTTTGAGGCCAAGCGTTCTGAACGGGTTCATGTTAGAAAAGCGAAGCAGTTTTCTTCTTTTTTGGTTTTTCCACAACTTGCTCTTTTTCTTTCTTCACAGGCTTTGCTGTGTCAGAATAAATTCGTTGTGGCACATCGGGCTTCATCAGTTCTTCTTTTCTGAGTGATGAGTCATTTCCAAACCAGATGTTAAGTTTCTCGTTTGAGTTGTCTGTGATGTCGTAATAATAAAGTCTCGGGTTGCGGATGATTTCCTCATACTCTTCATCAGTCAATGCAGCAAGTCCTTTCTTGTAGTCAACATCATACTGGTCAACATTGTTTTTCTTCTGCCAGTCTTCCCATTCGTCATCATAGTAGAAGTTCAGCACTTTGCCCGACTTCTTGTGGCGTGCGATAATCACGGGAGTCTCGCATCTTGCGATACGATGTTCTTTGAACAGCTCGGGCCACCATTTCTCGAATATGTTGACAAGCAGGCTCGCGCAGGATATGCCGTCGATATCAGCATCTGAGTATATATGTATCTCGCCATACCGCAAGTTGTCTTCAATGAGTTTGCCGTTCTTGTCGTAGACGAACGGGCTTTTGCCGAACTGCAGTCCAAGTGCGCCGACGATACTTTTGATTTCTTGGTTCTGTATAGCTTTCGAGTTCGGCACTTCTCTCACGTTCAGTGACTTTCCTCTCAGCGGGAAGGCACCCTGGGTTTCGGGGTTCCTGTATTTTCTGAAGCCTGCCATTGGGGAGTCTCCCTCACACAGCATCAGAGTGCATTTTCTCCTGTCCTTTCCCTTTGCGTCAATCAGTTTATTAATCTTGACTTTGGCAAGCTGCTTGTTTGCGTTGCGGACAGCTGCTTTCTCATCAGCTTCATTCTTGCGGTTAACCCAGTCAAGAATGCTTGCTGTTATCTCAGAATTGAATATCGCCTTAAGTGTTTTTGGAGTTATCGTGTGAGATGTGCCGAAGTTCTTAGGGTCAGTTATCAGTTTCTCTTTTGTCTGTGAACTGTACGCAGGATTCTGTATCGAGCAAGAGATGAACACGAACAAATGGTTGCGGATGTCACCTGGTTTCAGATCGACTTTATGTTTCTTCTTTATCAGTTCACGAAGATAAGTGACTACTTGGTCAGTGATATAGTTGACATGTGTGCCGCCGTCTTTTGTTTCTGCTGAGTTGACGATTGAAATATGGCGGAACGAAGATGACGGCGCGAAACCGACTTCCCAGCCCTTGCCTTTCTCGAATATCAAGTCATCAGTGAACAGTCTGCAGTAAGACTCAAAAGTCTTGAAGTTGAGTTTCTTCCCATTTATGGATATGGTGAGGTTTGGGTTAGTCGCAGCTGCTGTCATTATTCGTTTGACGAACATGTCAAGGTGGTTGTCATCAATAGATTCTATACCGAATCTTGACAGGTCAGGCTCAAATGTGATTTCAGTGAACTTCTTTCCACTTGGTTTTAGCTTGGGCTTTGACTTGGCTGACATGTTGTTCTCGAAAGTCTGCACAAACTCATTCTTGCCATCAGCAGTGCGGACAGTGAACTTTTTAGAGAATATGTTAGTGAGTGTAGAGCCAAGTCCGTTTGTTCCCACCCAGTCTCTTTCTTCAGAGTCATCGAAGTTTGACCCTGACCTCATGCTGGAAAATACCATTTCTGGCACCCACATCTTGGTATCTTTGTGCATCACAACAGGAATGCCGCCATTGTCGAAGACACTGATGAAGCCATTGACTTGGTCAATCGTTATCTTGATTGTGTCAAGTTTCTTGTTTCGCTTTGACTCATCAATTGAGTTGCTGAAGATTTCATCAAATATCTTGAGTAGTGCTGGCACATACTGCACGTCTTTCTCTACAAATTTCTTTTCTTCGTTGTCGTATATGAGTTCTTTTGTCGGCTCACAAAGCACTGTGGAACCAACATATGTTCCAGGTCTTAACAGTACATGTTCTACTTCTGATAATGTTTTGTATTTTTCTTCTATTGTCTTTTCTTTCATATCATTTGGAATTATAATATAGTACAACCATAAGTTGGTTGAACAACGCCTCGATGTATTGTGTCAGACATAATCGTTCTCGACATACCAGTCAGGCTTTCTGAATCTTTCTGTGAACTCTATTTTCTCGACTTCCTCTTCTTCAATGTCATGAGCTTCCGGCCATTGTTTCATAAGGTCTTCAACTGAATCTACATAAGCGACAAGGCAGAAGCTTGTTTCATTTTCACCAGTGCACCAATATGGATATTTGATTGGCCAAATCATTGGCCTGTAGTCATCACCGGTTTCCTTTATACCGACATAGAATCTGCATCTTAGCATAACTATTCACCTTTAATATGTTGGGTTTTATGTAACAGTCTTATTTTTTAAAATAATAAAAACGAACAATAAATTTATAAAAGCATTATCCCACTGGCATTGAACTCCATCACTTGGTGGTTGACTATACGACCTAATGCCCTGATGTTAGAGCAGCATTCGTCTAATGTAGCTGTGCCTTGCAGCACCTTTGTGACTTCATCAAAAACCATGTCGTTGCAGAAATCTATCTCGTTCCCTGCTGAGTTCACGCCATAGTCAACTGCTTCATTTATGTTTGATATGAACATTGAAGAGAACAGTCCGTGCAAGTCGTTGCGTTCTGCAAAGCTGCTTGCATGGCAGAATAGTCCAATCACTTTCCGAGCATGAATCTTGCTTGAGTTGAAGTCGTGGACTACATATTCTGAATATGTGTCCGGAGCAAGCAGGCCGTATTTTGTGCCGTGCCCGCATAGAAGAAGAGTGTCATCTTCTCTTTCTAATGCAAGGCTCACACAAGTCTCCATCACATCATTCCACTGTGTGATGTGAATGACATCGATGTTGGTAGCATCTTGCCAGATTTTTTGCAGAGTTGCGGTGTCATGGTCTCCCCAATCGCACCAAATAACGGTTATATGTCCTTTTTCCATAATTACAATTATTTTATTTGATATAACAAAAATCTGACGATTTTTATTATATTATTGTTGTAAAATCTGACAAATTTTTATTATATTATTGTTGTAAGTAAAAAATAAAATTATGAAAGTTCAAATCAGGCAAGGCGTTTTTGAGACTAATTCTAGCTCTACGCATTCATTGAGCATCATTTCTAAAGAGCAATCAGATCTTCTTGACAAAGAAGAACTTTATATTAATGGTTATAGTCTTGAGATAGTCACCAAAGAAGAAGTTGATAAACAATGGGAGGATTATCAAAAAACTCATGAAATACCCTGGTATCAAAGTAAAGACGAGTTCAGAAAGAAGTATCTATGTGCATTGACTATGGATGAATTCGAAGAATTTTGCGATGACAATTATTATGAGACTCTGTGGGAGACTACTCCTGACAACAAATGGACAGCAATATCTCTTTGGGGAGATAGGAGTTAGACAAATTACAAAGTAGTATGAAAATACAAATAAGAAAAGGAGTTTTTGAGACTAACAGTTCAAGTGAGCATTCGCTTTCTATAGTCAAGAAGTCAAACTTCTTGGATTGGAAAGCTGGAAAAATGTATGCTAAGCGTTCGCCTGACAGTTCTGAGTTCAAAGAGACGTGGGGCAATTTCTGGTCTGAGCAATATTATTGGAGCTTTGCTTTGATGGACGCCAATGAAGTAGAAGAAAAGAACAGAACGATTTTTGATAAGAATATCAAGAATGAGAAAGAGTCTATCAAATTGTATGCAGAGAAAAACAAAGGTCCGGAATGTGATGCGTATGTTGCATATAGAAGAGAAGTTATTGCTGATATGGAACGCAAAGGGTTTGAAGGCATACGGCCAATAGACAAATTGTATGATGGTTATTGGATGACATATGAAGAATATCAAAAAGCATTAAGACAAGATGATTGTTATTCACCATTCGAACATATAAATGAGACTGAAGATGTAGCAGTGTTTGGAAAATATAATCATACTTAAAATATAAAGTGTTATGCATTGCTGGGGTGACGAATGGTTCAAGAAAAACGGGAATGACTTGTATGAAGCCATTTCTTGGATTGAGAACGAACTTAGAAAAAACAAGATGCGTGTCTGCGGCAAAGAGAAATGGGGCACTTATAGAGATGAATATCTTTGCTGGTGGGATGGAAGTCTCACTCAACTGCTTTCTGGTCCAAACAAGTATATGCGTCCGCCATATCATACATCAAAGAAAGAATGGATTGCTAACTTGCAAGAAAAATTCTGGGATTTTGTCTATTGGAGAATCGACAGTGGATGGACAAGAGAAATGATGAGAGAAAAAGACACAGAAAGATTAGGACAGCTCATTCATGAACGGTTTTCTGACAAAGATGGCAATCCTGTTGAGAGAGGTTTGCGTGCTAAAGTGATGAAGACTAAGTTCTACAAGAGATATTGCCAACGGAGAAAAGACGCATACAATAAAGTGTTCCAGCAAGCTTGCAAGAAATGGCCACATATTGTTGATGAACTTATTGTTGATGTCGATGGCTGGGAATGGATAAAGCCGTGCAAATGGGGTGATGTTGATGGAACAGCAATACATAAGAAATACTGGAAAGTATTGGAAAAAGAAACTAAGGCGTAGAAGCCTGTCATGATTGTAATTTTTTTGTTTGCAGGACGCTCTAAAGGGCGTCCTGTTTGTTTATAAATAAAATGATATATTAGGCAATTATGAAATCATTCAATAAAGTATATGGAACGTTTTTGACTGAGTCAAAGAAGACTGACAAAGTGAAACTGCTTTATCTTAGTTCAATAACGAATTCTACATTTTGCAAAATGCTTCAGGAGAAATGTGCTGAGACTGGAATAACATTTTTGTATGCTGACCCTGAGATCGCAGTATTGAATCGTAAAGATGATCATAACTATATAGTCATTAGTGGAGACACTTCGTTTGACATCAGCACGAACAACACGATTGTGCTGCCGAGACTTACGATTCTGAAGAATTCTCGCACAAAGAACTTCTTGAAAGAGTTTGAGAACCGCGGCTTTTTCGTAATCAACACATTAGAAAGTTACGAGAACTGCGAGAACAAGTACACTACATACAAAGTGCTTTCTGCAGAGAACATACCCACGCCGAAGACTACAGTCATCACTGCAGATGACATGGACAGACTGCAGAAGAAAGTGAACGTGATTGGCAACGCATTCCCTATCGTCTGCAAGCTTCTTGACGGCAAGAAGGGAATCGGCGTGTTCATCATAGACTCTTACATGTCTCTGAAGTCAACGCTTGAGACATTGTTCAAACTTGTTCCGAACGCAGAGATATTGATGCAGAACAAGATTGAGTCTGACTATGACTTGCGCATTCATGTGTTCAACAAGTCATATGCGAGACAGTCAAACAGCAAAGAGAACTTTGAAATCATCGGCGTGATGAGAAGAAACAAGATTGACGGGGACTTCAGGACCAACTTCAGTCTTGGAGGCACGATTGAGTCTTTTGAGTTGACTGAAGACCAGAAGAAACTCGCCATAGACACTGCAGCTGCTGTGAAATGCAAGTGGTGTGGAGTGGACATGATAATCGACAAGAACACTGGCGAGAACTATATCATAGAAGTGAATGCTTCTCCTGGCGTCAAGGGAATCACTTCTGTTTCTGAAGTGCCGCCCATTGACTATATCTTTGACTTCTTGAAGAGATTCAAGTACATAAACAACAATGCTTCAGTGATTGGACACACTGAGTCTGCACATGTTATGTTCGGTGACATGAACATCGCCACAGAAGTCTTGTTCAACATCAATGATGACATCAATGTCATCGAGACGAAGAGCGCTTTCTACAATGAGGAGTCAAAACAAGTTTCATTTATGATGTCTAACAACACAATCACTCGTCAAGTGATAGGCACATTGATAGAGCCTGACAATGTCACTAGAAGTTATCTGGTGCAGGCTAATGTTGATTTCAACGACACTATGTACAAGAACGTGATATTCAAAGTGAAGCAAGTGAATGGCGACACACAGAATGTAGTGTTAGCAAATTCATTTCTAAGCCAGATTGGAAGCATGGTTTCTATTGACCCGAACACTTCTTATCTGGTCACAGACCCTATAGAATAAACGATATAATATGAGCTATTATGTTGACTGCAAAGACACGGAGTCTCAAGAATGTTTAGCGGCATTGACAGACAGGATAAACAAGCAGATGACGCTGAACTGCCAGATTCCGTTTTCGCTTCCGACTGCTGCTATTGCTCAGATAGTCGGTGAAGCAAAAAGATATTTCTACAATGCTTATGATGACGCAGTCGAAGAACTGTACCTGACATGTCCGTGGGAGGTGTTCAGAGACGACAGCTTTAGACTTGGGCTGACAAATAGAGACGGGATGGACGGCAACAAGATAAAGAAGTCAGAGACACAGAAAGACAGAGGCGTCATCGTCATGCCGGACAATGTGTTTTCTGTGTTGAGAGTGTACCAGCTTGGAAGATTCAGTGGCGAAGCTGGCTGGGGGAGTTCGACAAGACTTGACGGCGGCAATCTGGATTTTGGCGTCCAGAGAATGTTCGCAAGTTCAATGTACAATGACAGGCTCCCGCAAGCAGCAGACAACCTTCTTTACTGGACATGCAACTGGTATTTCTTCGATGAAGCGAGACAGCTTCTGCAAGAGATGCACGGCTTCAAATACAACCGTCTTACGAAGAAACTGAGATTCACTGGTGAACTTCCAAAATTCTCTTGTGTGTTCCAGACACTCTGCACTATTCCGGACTGTGACTTGTTTGATGATGACTTGTTTTTCAGATACTGTGTAGCATTGTGCATGAAACACATGTCAAGGATTCTTGGCATGTTCCAATACAACCTGCCAGGGAACGTGACAATCAACTATGACATGTACGCGCAGTGGGGTGACACTGAAATGCAAGAGATAAAAGAAGAGATAAGTCAGATGAGACATTCAGTTTCATATTTCTATACAACATAAACAAAACTATGAAGATATTAGATGTTAACCAGTTTGTTTCCGAACGAATGCAGATCAAGCCAGTGACTAATGCAGAATTAGCTAAAATCGAGAAACAGACAAAAAGAATGAAGACAATACTGGCTCCAAATATGATTAAACTTATAGAAAAACGTCTTACAGCTGGCTATCCACTAAAAAAACAGAAATACATAAAACCCGCAAAGGTTAGTGAAGAAATATCAAAATTTGGTGATTGCTATGATAGTCGAGAATTACATGTAGAAAATATAGATGACTTTGTCACTGTTGCGAACAGATATGGCATGTATTGGCTGGTCTGGAATGTAGAAGTGTCTAGAATATTTGGTACAGGAACACGCAAAGAAAGCAGGCAAGTTCTTCTAACAATAGATGAGACAACTAATGACATCTATGTGTTACGCGGAAAAGATGCCAAATGGACATTAGACGACCGCATACCTGGTAAGCTTTATATGGAAAAACTATAAAAATTTAATATAATGAAAATATCAGGCACAAATCAATTTGTTTTTGAACGAATGAAGATCAGGCCAGTTACTAATGCAGAATGGGAGCAAATAGAAAAAGACATAAGCAAGAATCCATTTGGTTTGACTAAAGACGATTTGGTTGGATACATAGAAAAATTTCCAATGGGCGTTGTCGTCAAAATGTTAGAAGAACAGCAAAGACAGGGAAACCGCCCAAATGTCACATTATTTCAGAAATATGGATATTCTGGAACAGATAAACAGAGTGGAGGATTCACATGGGCTAGGTCTTCATATATAGGGGAAATAAGTCCATATGTATTTTGGAAAAGAGTGATGAAAGAAAATGACTTTGACCTGTTTTTTGAAGAATATCCCGAATACAAAAAATACAACTTAGACTAAGTTGAACGCAACTGAAAGCCAGTCAATCGACTGGCTTTTTCATTTTCTCAGTTTGAGTTTAAGTGGCCCGTCTTTGCAACTGAGCGACTTGTATGTTTCGTCTAGTTCTGTGTTGCTTATGTCAACCATTGATGAATACTTGTCGGCTTTCCAGTATTTACCGCTAAACACTGGCTCCACAAAATACATGAACAGTCTGCCATCAATGTCTCTCGCAATCCACACATTCATTACTCTGTCACCATTTTTCTTCAGGGCATTCTTCTGTTGCCCATTTTGCTTTCTTGCTGACATAGCAACCACAAACACCACAGCACCACTTTTCTTTGTCTAGAAATTCACAAGATGAACATCTGGCAAGTCTCTCGACATATTCTTCAAATGTGACGTTCTTGAAATGTCCGTAAACGACATATTTGAACAAAGCTTTTATGAATCTGAATATTCTTCTCATATTATTTCAATTTTGATGCTAAATCTTCAGTGAGTTTGTCGAACAATGTAGTGAGCAGAGCAAGCTTGTGGCTGTCTGTAAGTTTGACAGGACATGCATTCTGTGGTCCTTCGCCAGCCAACGCACGCTGCAAGTCGCCATGTTCAGCATACATTCCCCAGCCGCCATCGCCATCTAGCATTATGTAGTCTACTTCATCAAACCCGGGGATGTTGCCAACATACAAGCAGCCGTCTTCACAGTCGTCAAGGACATCCATTATGGCAAGACTTGCGTCAGCGAGACTCATTGTGTTGTCAAACATCTGCTCACAGATGAATTCGCTTGACTTCAGCACATGAATCCTGTTTGACTCAGCAAGAACGCTTTTGTCTGCTGAAAACAGTCTTGAGAAATAATACACTGCTCTGAACGCGAATGACTTGTCTTTTATGAACTGTTTGAATGCTTCTTCAGCTTTTGCTTCATCGCTGAACTTTATCTTGTATTTGCTCAAGTCTATCCCATCGACTGTTTTGTCACGTCCCTGCTTTTTGAGAAGAGTCTCTGCGTCTTTGTTGTTGCTCACTGCTATGCATATGTCAATGGGCGATGCGATGAAACTTCCGTCAGCAGTTGACTTGTCTACAACGATACACGCATATATGTAATTCTGTATGTCATGATCCAAATTGTTGAAATCTGTGTCTTTAAGTTCTTGTTCTAAGTCAGTGTCTGCTTTTTTCCGGTCAGAATATGTGTCGTAGAATTTCAGACGCTGGCTCTTTAGTTCTGAATCTTCATCAAGTGCTTTCGAGAAGTCATCTTCCGAAAAACCGTTCGCGAGTTCTACCAGATCTTTGAGTTTCACATCTTTGTTTTTGAACCATTGTGCTGGTTCACCATACTGTTCGATGAAATCGTTCAAGTCTTTCTGGTATTTCTTGTGTTCTGCTTCTAATGCAGCAAGTTTCTGTTCAGCATCTTTTTTTGCTTTCTCGTTTTTGCTCTCTTGCTCTTTTTTCGTCTTTTCATCTTTGAGCATTTTCGTGGTTTCATCGATGATGATGTCACTTGCTGTTATCTTTGACTGCAGCAGCATAAGTGTAGCCCATTCCCTGAGCATTTCAGATTTCTTAGAACGCTCTCTTACTTTCTCGATGATTGTGTCAAGCTTAGTCTTCAGAGCTTTGTCCATTGTCAAGAACAGCACACCGCTTTTGTTGTCTGACTTTTTCGTTTCATGGTTTGTGCTCACGCCTTCTGCCTCAAAGTCAAGATCGGTGGAAAGACTGTCTATGCCTTTGCAAAGCTTCACATCATCCATGTTTTTCGCGATGTTAAGCGCGCCATCTACAAAAGTGTTTATGTATTCGACACACATTTTCTTTATGTCACTCACACGTTTCATGTATCTGACACTTATGAGTTTGAAATATCCCTTTATCTGTGGAGCTTTGTCTACATATTTTTTGCTGTCTTCTGCTTCATTCAACGCGACAACACAATGTGGCATGTATCGGTCAAGTCTTTCATTTATTTTTTTCTGATAATCAACCATAATGTAATTTTATGTAGTATTTTGTTATATTTATATAAACAACAAAAATAAGATTATGAAGAATAAAGACATTAAGGGAGTTTACGGTTACACCGCTCTTCATGAGACAAACCAGAGACTGAAAGTGCATTTCAAGAATTACATCAAAGACTTGCTTGGTGAAGACATCACTAAGCATTACCGTTTCTATCCTGTCATAGGGTGTTTGAAAATGTACAAGCTTTCATTTGCCAAGAACGGCCTGCTTGCGAACATGCACAAGCAGTTTGACCGTGACACGAAACTTTCTCTTTCTGCGTATATCACGGAAGAAGAAAAAGAGAAACTTTTGGGAGCAGGCACAGTTGCCATCAAAGACGACATGTTTGACATGGAAATCTCCACAGTCGTTTCAGATGACACTGTCACTTTTCATGTGAATGTCTACAGCCACATAGAGAATATCGAAAAAGTGATTGGCGAAAAGCAAGAGCCACATCACGAATTGACTGATGTCAACGGGACTCCCATCAAGACTGGCGACCGAGTTCTTTACTACAAGCACAGTCTGAATATATCGGTGTTGAAGGGATATGATGAGAAGCATATGCTTATGGAAAATGGAGACTCACTCATCATTTATTCAGACAAGTGCAAAGACGTGCTTGTGGTAAACAACAAAAGAATCAATATCAATATAAAATAATTAGTTATGAAAATCCAGATTAGAAAAAACGTGTTTGAAACGAATTCGTCAACCTGTCATACATTAGTGATTCCCAAGAGAGAAATGATTGAGTCCGAATGGCCCATATCTGAATACAACATCAATGGGTTTGGAAGTCATTACACTTTTGGAAGAGGACTGCTTGAAATGCTAGACGACATAAACGGCAAGCTTTCATATGCATTCATGCTTATCTGCTATTATGAGCAGCACAAAGGACATTGTGCTAAAAAAGACAAGCCAGACATGATATCTGAAATCAACAAATGGAAAGATTTGATTCTTGGCTGGATTTCAGAAAGAGCAAGTTCTGAAAATGTCGTGAAAACTGCAAGTGACTTGCTTGACTGGCTTCGTGACATGATCATATATGACAAAAGCGGCATCACTGGATTTGGCAAATACGCTTGGATTGAGCATGCTGAAGAAATGTATCGTTTTGTGGATGCTTTCTACAAAGACACTGGACTTCTCAAAAAGTTCTTGTTTGATGTAGATGCTTACGCAACAGTATGTGGCGACGAATACCGTGGCGCATATCTGAAACGAGTTGGGTTTGAACTAGACTATTACGAGATAAATTCACACAATGATGACTATTCTGGAAGCACTTGGGAGAACAAAATAGAAGAAGTCAAGAAAGACTTTATTGTTTATTGATATAAATAACAAATATCAAAGTTTTATTATGAAGAAAATGTCAGATATCATGCAGCGTCAAATCGTAATGTTTGACGATTCTGAAGAAAATTACCCAAGCATCCACACGCTTCCTGACGGGACATACAATGCGTGGTTCTATGACTGGGTGTTTGAGCTTGAAGACGGAAGGAAATTCAAAACTGATTTTGGAGTGAAACGAGGCAAACGCATGACAAAACTTGAGACTTACACTGTGAAAGACGGCAAGTTTAAGTTAGCAGAATAATCATTCTGCGAAATGCGGCCATTTGTCTGGAGAATTTTTTAATGGACTATCCATAAAAATCAAAGTATAACACTGTACGTTTTTCACATTCCAGCCACTCAAATCTTGGTTGAATGAAGAAGCGTTTTGGAACATATATGACATGTCAACAACGCTTGACGTTTTCCAATGGCTTATATTCTGGTTGAATTTTGTTGCTTGGCAGAACATGCCTTCCATATTGGTCACATTTGAGACATCCCATTCAGAAATGTTACAATTGAATGATCTTGCTCCCCAGAACATGCTATTCATGTTGGTGACTTTTGACACATCCCATTTAGAAATGTCTCCGTGGAACTCACATACTATATCGTTAAAAGGAATGCAACGTTCATCTTTGTCAGCAAATAGATAAGACATATCAGTTATTTCTGTAACATCAATGTCATTCAAATCGCAGTTAGTCCCTTTACGGGACATTATGTCCTGTATCAATCGTCTAAGTTCTAATTTAGTTTTCGGAAAATACTTGTATTTTGGAACAATATTGTCATGCACTTGCTCCCATTCTGCATTAGTGACTGGCCTGAACTTCATGCGTTCTGAGACAAATTGGCTAGTGTCTAATATTCTCATTTTGCTTTTTCTGTTTGTTTATAAGTTTAATCACGCCTGCTATAGTGCATCCGACAACGATGAGGATTCCAACCACCACAATCACGATTGCAGAAGCGCCCATTCCAAAGCATATGACATATGTCACTACAGCGATGATCGCGATTATTGTTAGAAATATGAGAAGCGCTATTATCATTCGTTGTTGTAGTCTTTAGTCTCTTTTGCTTTGTCGTTCACCCAAGAGTCGAAATCTTTCACATAGCCTCTACCTTGTGTGATGTTCGTTTCATGTTTTCCGCCTTCACTTGACTCATCTTTCTTGTTCTGTTTCTGCTGAACATACACAGGCGGAGTGTAACCACTTTTTCTCGGTTCTTTCTTGAATTCTTTTTCTGTCTGTTCTGCTTGCTGCTGAGCAACAACATTCATTTCTTCAGTCTGGCCGTGGCCGTTTGTTATATTGTCTGTGTTCATATTTGCGTTTATTTATTCAATTAGTCACAATGATTTGCATAAACAGGTTTGCCGTCCCACAAGTGAAGATAACGTCCCTGCATTTTAAGATAGCCGTTTTTGTCAATACGTCCTCTCACCAAACCTCCCGGTTTGCTTTCATTCGGAACTTCGTAGCATCCTGCTGGGCTTGTATAGCTTCCTGAAACAATCTTAGAGTCAAGCGTTTCAAATTCAAATGTCACTTTGCCTATTCGTCTGACTAGTCTATAGAAATCGACTAGTGTCATGCTATACCCCCATGATGTGTAAGCTATGTCGCCAATCTCCCACATTCTTGGATCCTTTGCTTTGTTCTCTAGCGCTTTCTTTATTTGTTCTTTTGCAACATCCATTTCTGCATTTGTGACTGGTCTGAACTTCATGCGTTCGGCTATGAATTGGCTTATGTCTAGTATTTTCATGTTTTGCTTATATTTATTTCCAGTATGGTTCATCTTCTAACTCAATTGCTGAGAATATCTGCCGCGTGTATTCCGGTTTTCTGATGACATTGTACAAATATGGAAAATTTGGAGAACTGGTTATCATTTCTTTCATGTCTTCTTCACTTGTGTCCGGATTCACCATAAACACATAATCTGAGGTTTCACGGTTTCCCATATGAATTATTTTGCTTTTCGCGAGTTTTCTAATGTCATCAATATTCAGTATGAAACCACAGCAATCATCTTGCGTGCATGCTTTATGTTCAGATCCAATATACTTTATTATTTTGCTTACTGTGTTATGTGATTCTGGCCAAACTAAAAACAAAATTTCCTTTTTGTCTTTTATATCTTTCTGTATTTGTTCCAGTTCAGCATTCGTCACTGGTCTGAACTTCATTCGTTCAGAAACAAAATTGTCTGTTTTCAATATTTTCATGTTTAGATGTCTTTTTATATTTATAAAAAAACCTCCGCAAAAGCGGAGGTTCTTGAGTTGTGTTATTTTGTTTTCATTATCTGTCGATATCAATTTCTCCCTCTTCAAAATCAAATTCTTGTTTGGATGTTTCTGATGTGCGTGTGATGTCATCGTGCAAGTTTTCGATTTTCTCAAGTTTTTTCTCGAAATTCCTCGGTGGCACGCGATTTGGACATCCATTGACGATACATCTCGACCAAGTCAAGTCGTTTATGACAAGTCTCTGGTGGCCTTCGACTTCAATTGATTTCTGGAGTTTGTTCTGAAGTTCATTCACTTTTGTCTGTGAACTGAGCAGTTCAGTTTTAGTCTCGTTGTATAGACGGATCCATTCGTCATTTGTGCTTTTCTGGTTTTCCAAGTCGCGTCTCAACACATCTTTTTCGGCAGCTGCCGCTTCAGCTGCTTTAAGACGTTTGCCCTGTTTGTAGAACAAAATACCACCCGTTCCAACTATCATGGTGAATATTGTGCTAATTGCTATTATGACGTCGTACATTACTTTCGTTTATTCATATATTTATGATGTCATATCTTGAGATTTCATCTATTCTCTTGACATGTGTCATAGCCATAATTCATTTGTCCAAGCAAAAAGCATGAAAGGCTGTTACCAGCCTCTCATGTTTTTCTTTGCGCGGTTGAGGACATTTGATATGTAATCATTTTGCTGGTTTTTGTCATATGTCCAAGTCTTTGCAGAATCAGTGTCGACTCTTTCAAGAATAGCGGTGTTGTCGCGCAGATCTCTTGTTGACCAGAAATATTCAATTTCGTTAGTTCCCTTCAAGTTGTAGAACTTAGCTTCATTCAATATTTCTGCTTTGCGTTTGTCAGACAAAGCATTCCATTTGTCACGATAAACGGCAGGCATGTTCTCAACAAGATCCAGCCCTTTCTTTGACTCATAGACTTTCTTCCAAACCATATTAGCTTGGGTTTCGTTCTTCACTTTTGCAGCATTCATTGCCTCAGTAATCATTTCTTGCACTTCAGGCTGCAATGAGCTGAATTCTTGCTTGCGAGATTCAGAAAGGAAGTTCAAGAAATTGTCTTCTTTGACCATGTTCATCTGAGCAGACAATAACGCATCAAGTTTCTCAGTGATGCTTGACATATATTCTTTGTTGCTGTTTGCCACAGGTTCAGGAGTGATTTTGCTTTCATTGACTTTGGTTTCAACAGTTTCTGACTTCGTCTTATTTGACTCACTGATCATATTAGTCTCATCGGCGACTTCTTGAAGCTGTTCAGCAAGATATTCTTGGTATTTGAATGAGTTATTGATGTTTTCTGCAAGATAATCGTTATGGTCAAAATTTTTCTGCAGCTGTTCAGCAAGATAGTCATTGTGGTCACAGTTCTTCTGCAGCTGTTCTGCAAGATAGTCATTGTGGTCACAGTTCTTCTGAAGCTGTTCTGCAAGATAGTCATTGTGTTCAAAATTCTTCTCAAGATTTTCAGCAAGGTAGTTGGTGAAGTTTCCGGTGACCTCAAGTTTTTCAGCAAGATAGTCATTATGATCACAGTTCTTCTGCAGCTGTTCAGCAAGATAGTCATTGTGGTCACAGTTCTTCTGCAGCTGTTCTGCAAGATAGTCATTGTGCGCGAAGTTCTCATCAAGTTTTTCGCCAAGATACTGGCTGTATTTGATGCTGTTGTCTAAGTTCTCAGCAATATAGTCTGAGAAATCGATTGCCTTTTCGACTTGTTCTGCAAGATAGTCATTGTGGTCACAGTTCTTCTGGAGCTGTTCAGCAAGATAGTCACTGTGGTCGCTTACTGCTTGGACCCGCTCAGCCAGATAGTTCACATATTGTGTGAGTTGTTCATTGTTGCTTGGTTCAGCAACGACAGCGTTCGCAGATTCATTCACTTTGATTTGTTTTTTGAGATCATCGATACTGCTTTTGACTCCTTCAATAACACCTGCAATGTATTCAGTGTATTTTTGGAAATCAGAAACGTTGACATTTGTGTTCTTTTCTGTTATAACATTATTCATTTGTTTAGATATATTTTCTATATTGTCATTTTCAGTTTCAGTCGGCATCTCGCACTCATAAATGTAAACGTTTTCTAAATCAGAAAAGCCGTATGCTTCATTCACTCGTTTGAGTTCTGCGTTTTCAAATCCGGGATCTGCTACCAAATCATAAGTGAACAGTTTTTCTAGTGTCACTTTTCCGGTTTGCGGGTTTATCTGTCCTGCTGCTCTTGATGATATATGAAGAGGGATTCCTGCTTGGACAAGTGCTTGTGCTTGCTTTCCAGCATCAGTGTTCAGCAGTCTGATTTTTCCAATGATTCTGTCGTTTTTCTCATCATACTCTAGTTTTTCAACAACATGAGACACATTTTTCAGTGATACATCAAAATTGACAGGATGGTCAAGCTCGCCAAGCAAAGTGTGTTTCTCGATTTTCGGCATGAGCTCGTTCATCTTCGGAAGGAAATCATTAGCTTCATATATTCGTCCATTCCTGTTTCTCACTTTGAACTCGGTAAACGTGCCTTCAAGATATATCACATCTGAACTTTCAGATACAGACTGCTTCAAGTCCGTATTTGTCTGTTCTACGATTAGTAACGTTTTTTTCTTTTCCATTTCAAAAATTTTTTATTTATACTTATGCAGTACAAGTATATTTATATATCTTGCAATATAAGAATGCTGGACATTCTCATATTATATAAGTCAATTTATTTATAATTGTAACTTTCGCAACAGATTTGCTAAAAATGAATGGATGCCAACTATTTTTTGCCTGAAGACAGCTTGTATAAATAATAACGGAATAACATTCCATACTGAAAAATATATTATAGAACAATGGCATTACCACATTATAGTAATTCTGTACCTAGTACTCAACACTGGGAACCGGTATATAGAGCGTTGTTTGAAATGACAGTGTTCCCGCCTGCTTCTGTCCAGATAGATCATGCATTGCTGCTTGAACACGTCAAAAGTATTTCTGGTCTTGATGGATTAAACCCATCTGTTTCAACGACTGAGCAGAAGTTCAAACAAGCTACAAGATCTTATGCTGGTTTTCCAGACAAAACCACACTTGATTTGCAAGTGACATGGACAATGAACTTGAACGATTCCAACGAGAACTATATCTACACTACATTGAGAAGATGGTGCAACAAGATATGGGATCCGCTTACAGGCATGTCAGGAATGAAATCACAATATGTGGGTTCAGCAATCATCGTGCAGTACAACCGTGATGGAAGTATCTACAGAAAAATTGTCTGCAAAGACATGTTCCCGACTGGACAACTGCAAGTCGGCAATGATTTGGATTATGGCAACAATGAAGCTTCCGAGGCTCAATTGACATTCAGATGTGACTATTGGGACGAACAACTCGTTGGCTTGTAAAATTTTTTATTATTTGTATGAAGAAAAAGCCTCCAAAACTTGGAGGCTTTTTGTTATGCTATGATTAAAGTATGCTATTCAAAAAATGAATCTGTAATAGTTTTGTCTGTTGCGCCATATAGTTTTTTAAGCATGTCCGTATAGAATTTTATGATTGTTTTAGATGTATTGTCAGTTTTTGTTCCGTACATTACGAATGTGCAATATGTATAAATGAATCTATCGCAATCTGTCTGATCCCTTTTGGCTATTGTCTTATGTGTTTTTATAAGTTCAGATTTGCTTAAACCAAAGTCCCATTCTGCAATTTTATTATTAAATACAATATCTACAACTTTGTCAATGTATATGTCATCAAAAGAGAATTTTTTGATATAACGACTATAATTGTCTATCGCATCATCTAAGTTTCTCACATTTTTGTATCTGTTATTCGTAATATCTTTTATGTCTTGTCGGATCTTGTCAAATTCAGCATTAGTGACAGGATTGATCTTCAGTCTTTCTGAAACAAAATTATCTGTTTTAAATATTTTCATATTGACAATATATTATGTTTCAATTATTGCAATTATCCAAAAATCTCTTCTATGTCTTCTATGTCACATTCATCATAATCGTTTTCAACCAGCCATTCATTAGCTAAATCATAAATCTTCTCAAACAATTGTGGATCTGCGTATCTTAATGAACAATGCATTCTTCCAATTTTCACTAAAGATTTGTCATAGATAGAGTCAAAATTCTCAATGTTAGAAATAATGTAAGCTATGCAGTCTTCTGGAACATTTTCATTTGGAACAAAACTTCCTTGAGTTCTTGGCACCAAGCTTTCTTCTACTTTGCTATTCTCTTCTTTAGTCTGTTTGATTCTGTCGTTGATGTAACTTTCAAAGTCCATCACATTCGCTTTGAAATATCTTATTTTTTCTAATCTTGAGTCCATATTGTACTTTTATATAAAAAACACATCTATGATGACATCGTCTGTGGTGTTATACTGACGTATTAGTCTGTCCATATAATACCGTATGATCGTATTTGCTACATAATTGTTTTCTGTTCCATACATTTCGAATGCACAATACATTGTAGCAAACAGTTTTGGCTCTTTTATTGATTTGCTGTTAGCACGTGCTTCGTGTTTTTTGAGAAGTGCTGGGCCAGACAAAGTGTTAGCCCATACTTTGAATCGCGTATCCATTGTATGATCGGCAGCTTTTATAAATCCACCTTGTCCGGGTGAATAATATATACTACTATCGACAAAATTCATGTCATAATACTTACTAAAAGCATCAGAAATATATCTCAGTTTTCTGGTTCTATAATCTGTTGACTTTGTTTTAGCAGTTTGAGCAATTCTGTCAGAAATTTCTTTGACTTTATCTAATTCAGCATTTGTGACTGGTCTGATCTTCATGCGTTCAGCAACCCAATCAGCAAAACGTAATACTCTCATACAAACAAATATATTTATTTACATATTTATTTATATTATGATTAACTTACTCTTGTTTTCACATAATTGTTTTGCTTCATTAGCAGAAAGATATGAATATGTTATCAATTTAGGCTCCATGTCTATCTATGACTTCTAACATTCCTTGTAACCATTTATAGTCATTGAGTACTGGGTTACATATCTCTAGCATTGTAGTGATTTTGTAATGAATACTCCATACAATATCATCTTCTTTAAGATCATCATTATATAAAGTTTCTTCGATCTCTTCGAACAGATCATAAGATGCTTGTGTCAGTTTACATTTATATTTTAACGGATGAAATTTTTTTAGTTCTTCTCTCATTGTTTTGTATTTATTTTACTCTTGTTTTCACATAATTGTATGCTTCATCATAATTTATATCATTTATCCAAGCCCAAGATTTTTCATACATATCTTGATCTTTTTCACATCCTATAAAGTTTCTATCAATAAGTTCACAAGCTACTGCACAACTTCCACTACCAGAAAAAGGATCGAACACTGTGTCTCCACGTTTTGATGAAAGCATTATCAGTTCTATATTTAGAAGAACTGGTTTTTGAGTAGAGTGTATCTGCTTCTCAAACTTTGAATTGTATGTTGGACTTGTGAATGCTAAAACATTGCCAATCCCTGTCCAACGAACTCGCATGCCTGTGTTTTGGTCTAAGAACCACCCACGAGGCTTGCCGTCTTTGACATAAGGAGCAACAACTTCACGGAGATATTCAACTTTATTGAATGTCCATTTGTCTGATTTAGTGATATGCAGTATTTCTTCTGCTAGTGATTTTAATCTATGAGAACTTCCTCTTCCTTTCTGTCGAGCATATGTCATCCAATTCTCAAGATTGCACTGAAGCCCACATTCGGATATGCACTTGAATACTTCAGGTATCATTGTCCTGGCACAGAACATCCACATTGTGCCATCTTCTTTCAGTATTCTTTTGGCTTCTGACAAGAATCTGCATAAGAAACTATTGTAATCTTTTATAGAATCCCAGTCTGTATTCGAAGTGACTCCTTTGAAATCTATCCCATACGGTGGATCCGTTACAATAAGAGAGACACTGTTGTCTTCCATTTTTGACATATAGTCAAAACAATCACAATTCAATAGTTCAATATTTGACATTATTCTTCTAATATTTTACTTACATCAATGTGTTTACTAAAATTCTATTTCCGCACTTTGGACATTTAGTATAATAGTAATAATGATATCCGCTCATGTCGCGGTCCTCCTCTTCTTCTAACGCAGAAGCATCATATTCAAAAACAGTACAGCAGTATCCATACTTAGCTGTGTTGTGTTAATTCTTTTGATTTGTTTCTAGTTTTATATCCATATCATTATCTTTTATTTTAACATTAAATTTTTCAAAAGATTCAAGTAGCTCGGACACTTCATTTTTATATAGCACATCGACTGATATTCTACCGATATCATATTCTTTGTGGAAAATAACTGCCGCCGGATAACTTTTCGGAAAATCAGTCACCATGCTTCTCAGTTCTTGTTTGGAATAAAAACAACCTTCATCGACTTTCATGAAGTCATATAAAGCATTGTTGAAGCCGTTCTGGTTCTTCACTACAAATATGTTATATGTAATCTTTATATAGTTCATTGTCGTTATAAATTGCTAATTGTCATACTATACCAGATTATAATTGAAACTAAATGTTTATGTTAATCCGCTTCGTGCGAAATGAATGCTCTTGGCCTGCCGCCAATTCAATTTGTTGTTTATATTTGTTGTCTGAAAGTCTGCTGCAGTTCAAACACGCAAGCAAGCATGCACACGACTGGGTCGATGCACATGTTTTTCTGGCTTTGGTATTTTGCAGTTATGATAGTGATGTGCGGGATGAATCTAGTCAAGTCTTCTCTTGATGAGATTATATACTCAATGAACTCTTTTCCGAGACTGTCTAAAACCTCATCTACTTTTGTGCTGTAGTTGCTGACAAGCATCTTGTAGTTTTCGACTGGATCATTCCCGTTTATGACCAAGTCAAAGACATCAGTGCATGCAGAATTCGTCTTTGACACATGTTCAGCTGTGATGTCAGTCACTCCCTGGATTATCATTGATTGCAGTTTGTTCACGATTGAACGCATGTCAGGGAAGTTGTTCTTCATCAGCATCGATATTGCTGGCTTTTCTATTTCAACGCCCTCATTGTCACAAATCTGCTTTATCCTGTATGCGTACATTTTCTTGACTTCAACCATTTCTTCTGCGTCAAAGTCAAAGCTGATGCACTCAAATCTGCTTTGGATTGGCTCAGGAACTTTTGACAAGAAGTTGCAAGTTGCAACGAATCTGGTGTTGCAAGCGAACTCCTCAATACAGCCGCGCAATGCTTGGTAAGCTTGAGTTGACATACCGTCCATCTCGTCCATGATGACAACTTTGAGATTGTTGCCGCCGCTCATCAGTGATGATGTCATGCAGAATTGAGAAATCTTTTCTCGGATTGTGTCGATACCAGTCTCTTTTGAACAGTTGATGTAAATGTACTGGTGCTTGAAAGACTTCACCATCAGCTTTGCAGTTGAAGTCTTTCCGGTTCCCTGTGTGCCATACAATAAAAGATTTGTCTGGATTCCATTCTTGAGAATGTTCTTCACTCTTTCCGGCAATGCGATTTCGTCTAATGTCTTTGGACGATATTTTTCTGTAAGAAGCTCTTTCATATCTTTAAATTTACATAATATAAATAATAAAAATAAAAAGATAAATTATGAAAATACAGAAATTTAGTGAATTTGTAAATGAAAGTAAATCTATGCTTGATTTTACTTCATATCAGTTTGTGCAAAGCGCACAAGATTGGTTTAAAAATATATTTGATAAACTCGGTTATTCTTATGTCGAGAAAGCTTATGACGCAACTGTTTTTGATGGATATGTCACACAAGACAATAAATTAAATATACAAAATATTAAAACAAATATAAAAAATATGTCAAAATCAAATTACACCAATATCTATAATGGATATTTTGATAGATATAAATCTTGTTATAGTCCAGATATTAATGATGTAATTAATGATTTGAAACAGAAGTTAAATGATGACAAAAATATAGGTATAGTATTATTTAGCACATTATGTGAATATTTAGAAGCAGATGGATATGATGATCCTGATGTAGAATGGCGGGTTACTGATTTTAGAGCAGCAGACCTTGCATTAGTAACTATAATGTTTAATATTAAAAATAAAATTTAATTTGTAATGAAATAAAAAGACTAGTTGAACAAAAAGAATAAAACTATAATAAACCAAATCCCACTCAATTGAGTGGGATTTTTATATTTCAAGCAAATCAAGTTCATTGTCTGTAAAATAGTTATAAAGACCATTGGTCTAAATGGGGATGGCTAGAAACTGCAATAGATCTTGATAAACTAAATTTTTAAATTAGCTTAATCGTTTTATAAACAAAGCCTGGACATTAGTCCGGGCTTTAAATGTTTATGAGATCCAGTTTCTCGTCTGTGAAATAGTTCTCTATATTGTTGAAATCAAAACTTGTCTTGTTCTTCAGCATGTACACAATCAAGTCATTGAAGTCTTTTATCTGTTCAGTGATTCCCAAGTCATCTAAGAACTTTTTCCACATGAACACTTTCTTGCCGTCATTCAGTTTCTCCATCGTGCGTTCAAAGCCAGCTTTGTCGTTGTCAAATAAATATCTTGTTTCTGGCAAGTTCTCCACCAAGTCAAAGTTCCGGTTAACTCCACATATTCCAATACTGTTCTTCAAGAACATCGCGTCTATCGCGCCCTCAAACACATATATTGGCGCGAACAAGTCAGCTGACATTATGTTGAATGTCATGCTTATCTTGTTTATCTCAGCCAAAGTGTCATCGTCAAGTTCCAGCATTTCTTTGCCAGTGTAACTATATATTTTAGATATGTTGTATGTCCGGTACTTCACTTTGGATTCATCAAATGACCTTATCTGCACACCTGTTATGTTACTAGATTTGCCAAAATTCAGTATCCATAATTCGTTATGGTAACTGTTGTAAAGGAATCTCTCAAGCTTTCTATGAACACATCTTCCTTCAAGATATTCATATATTCCAGTCCCTTTAGTTATTTCACTAAGTCTGAAATGTCTTTTTAGAGTTTCTCTGCTTACGGCGAGATTGTTTAGAATGCTGAACAGTTCTATGTCAAATGTCGTCTGTTTCTTCCTTGTCCCGCGTTTTATGGTTTCCGCTACGAACTCAAGGTTCTCTTCTCCGACTGACATGTCAAAGTCTTTCAAGAACTGCATGTAGTTGCTGTGGTGCCCGCAGTTGAAGCAATGGAATGTAAGGTTGTCTAGATAGATGTTGCCGCGTTTCTTGTGAGCGTTTGTCGAGTCACCACAATAGGGACACGCGAAATTTATGCGGTCTTCATACTCAGATATCTTCTGCTTTTCTTTTTGAGAGAATGTCTCATTGAGTATGGCAGACACATTTTCGATTATGCTGTTTTTTATCGTCTTGTCCATTATAGTAGAAACCGTTTGAAGTTGTCTGAATATGCTATACGTGTCAACCCTTCCGCGAATGAACGGACACCGTTTGGCAATACTTTTTTTGATATTACTGTCGTGTACAACTTGAAATCTTTTGACACCCAATAAACTGTTATTATTGGCGCAATAGCTGTCCTGTCGATTTTTTCTATCACATATTCTAAATTTTCGCCTTTGTTTATGACACTTGCCTTTAGGAATTTGTTGTCACTGAACATTTCGCACAAGTATTTTATCGTAAAATAATAAAAATTACTTGTGAATTTATGTCCTAATGCGCAAGCACATCACCTTCGTGCAGCGTTTCAAAGTCTTTCGCGAAATCTGGTTCAAGACTAGCTAAATCTTTTTCTTTAGCTTTGTCGTTGTTTCTCCATTCCATGAACGGGCGCATGTGCCACCACACAAGTCTTGCGCCACGAATGGCTTCTTCGTCACTGTAGCCCAAGTTCTTCAGATAGAACACGATGTCATATGCCCCAACGCAATGATGCTGGTAGAAATGCAGGATGTCTCCCTTGACGCCCTTGCCGTTGTAGTAAGACGCCGTGAATGGCTTGCCGCAGTCATGCAGTAGAGCGACATCATATAGAAGTGGGGATTCGGAATGTTCTTTGACATATTCAGCACATTTCCTGCTGTGCCCGCCAAGTGTCAGCGTGTGATGCGGGTTCTCTTGGTCAAATGTGTCAGCATAGTCAAGATAGTCTTCTAAGTGGTATTGGCTATAATCAGCATCGCCAAAGTAAAGTTCTATCTTGTCAAAGCCTTCTTCATACCCGGGAGGGCAGAAGTTCTTGTACATTTTTTTGATTACTTCTTCTGGAACTGTTCGTTCTCTTTTGAAGTTGCGGCTCACACATTCCAGATAAGGCACAGCAATCCACACTGCGACAATTTCTAAACTGACGTTTTTCTTCATTTGAGCTTTCACATCTTTGATGAACTGCATTCTATACTTGCGGTTGATGTTTGTCGCGTCAAGCACAGTGTCTTTCCCGCAGTTCAGCGAATGGATGATCCGTCTTCTTGCTTCATCGAAAATGAGCGATGGGTTGTTCTGGTCGTTCACATCACCATACAGTTCATTTCTCAGTTCATCGGATGAAACTGTCGTGTACTGTTCGTACTGAGTCCAAGTGCTTTTGCCGCTTCCCGGAAGCCCGATTAGCATTATGAATTTTACCATGTCTTTTTGTATTTGTAAGTTCTTACTGTTGTACGTGTTTTCCCAAACAGGTTTCTTGAATGGATTTCTTTTCTGACAATGTAAACATTGTTTTTCTCGTCAAATTCAAGATTTCTGTATGTTCCCAAATAAGGCTGTTTGCCTCCCATCAGATATGTTTTGATTTCAGGAAACAGTTTGTAGAAATTGTTCCAGACTTTGTTGCTTGCATTTAGCGATGGGATACGGATTGTTTTGCAAAAACGGCAGTTGTGCGGTGTGCCATTTGAATTATAATAGTCTCTGTTGTCTTTTCCCTTTTTCCACGCAGTCCATTCGTCGGTTTGCCATGGTTTGTAATTTGCTCTTATCTTCTTTTTTGCCATAGTGTTTCTGTTTATATTTTAATATAACAAAAAAACTTGTATAAATAAACTACTAAATAAGTAAAATATGAAAATCAAAAGACTTAATGAATTTTACCAAACGAGCAGACATGTGCAAGACAGCAAGGCATATGTTCCACAGACAGAAATGGAACTTGTGAATATCGTTCATGGTTTGTTCTATGACTATTTCAACGGCACAGCAAGATTCACCAAAGATGCGATGCAAGGTCTTGTGTTTGACTTGTCAGGAATAGAAGACGCAAGTCCTGCTACACAGATGATTGTGCGTAGAAACCAAGTCACGTTTGAAGATATAGAATATCTTTATTTTCTTGGCATCACGCCAAATGAATGGGAGCAGAACAAGAATGTGTTTAGAAAAGATGACAGCGAGCTTTATGTCGATCCTTCTTGCTGTGAGTTTGGCATATACACTAAAGCAGAATGCTATGACATAAGTGTGTGTGTGCTGCTTGACTGGGAATACAATGTTGATGAAGACAATGTTCCGGAAACAATAACGATAGAGAACATGTTGCTCAAGGACATCAGATATGGAAGGAACAAACCCGTGCGTGCTGAAGAATTCGAACATCTGCCATGCTATGAAACACTAGAACAATATATGCCAGACTTGATGGCTGAGTTCAACTACAATGACAATGTCATGAGCGAGCTTTATCGTGCTGCAGAGAAAGATGCAGCTAACAAGAGAGCTATGATTGCTGATGACATGCGTGATGCTATCAGAGACGCTCAGCTTGAAGAAAATTTATGATTTATAAATAAAAACGGAATTATCCCTTTTAGTCTTGTAAAAAAATCTTGAAAATGACTTTTATAAATATATTGAGTTTTATAGTTCTTTGAAGTATTGGTATTGTGGTTTTATACTAAATTAAAAAACAAACTAATTTGTATAAGCAAAACCAAGAAAGTTAGATGGCATAGGTCAGTAGAAGACTTTAAAACCTCGGCAAGAAATGTCGAGTACAGTCGTGGAGTTATAAGCAAACCAAGTGGAATACTCAACTTAATTGATGCCTGCTTGGATAACAGTGAAGCGACTATTGAACTTGAAGTCTTATAAATATTACAAGACTAAAAGGGATAATTCCGAAAAAATTGACTGATATAAATAAAAAGCAGAATGCATAATCTTTGTGGTCATAGAAGAAAAGGACCCACGAAAAAGAGAGCATTCAACGGCTAAATAAAATATAGAAAACAATTATGTATAATATGCCTATCAATGAGGCTCAAGTGCTCAATACGTGGGGCGAGCATTTAAAGAACAGCCTCGGTATCACCGATGAAAGCAAACTTGCTTGGATGTCCAAGTATGCTTATCTTCATGATCTCCACGACAAAAGAATGATGAACGAGTCAGTTGACGGACACGCTCACCTCAATCCCAACATGAACATTGGCGGCATGGGCGCTATCAGATTCCCTGATGCAGCTACCAACAACATGTACGACCGTTCACTTGCTGGTTCTGGTGACAATGTCTACAGCGTGCTTCCTCTTGCTCTGCAAGTTGCTGCTCAGACAATCGCTCTTGACTTAGTTCCTGTCGTTCCGTTGCAGGGACCTCATGGTCTGCTTCAATACCTCGACTATGTCTATGAAGGCGGCCGTCTTCACGACATGGGTGGCAGCAAGTATACCAGTCCTCTGTACAACGACGGTCACGCTAATTTCGCATCTCCTTACATGATCAAGGCTTTACTTGACAATGTGAAGTCTGGCGATGAGAAATACGTCTTCAAACCCAACATGAAATATACGGTCAACACTGATGAAGCTGGTGACTATGAACTGACTTACATCTTCCCGAACCGTATCGACGGCAAGCCTCTGTTCCGCGTTGTTGAGAAATCACATTACAACGGACAGAAGATGGTTGGTGGCGAAAACGCAAGCAAACCTATCTATGAGGTGTTTGCTGAAGGCGAAATCGAACTCACCGAAGTTGGTGGAACTGGTTCTGGCAGCGGCGAGACTATCACTGCTACTTGCCGTGGCCTTGAGCAAGTCCGTGCTTTTGAAGATCATGTGACTTCATTCTCAGGCGAAGGTTTCTTGAAAGACACTGTCACCTCTAACAATCCTTACACTCGTGAAATGGGTGAAGCTACTCCTGGCCGTAAAATCGGTTTGAAGAGCTACACTATCGATGTCAAAGCTCAGACTTTGCAAGTCGATTCTGCAATCACTCGTGAGCAAGTGCAAGATCTGAAACAGTTCGGTATCGACGCTGTTTCTCAAGCTGAAGCTGCTCTCGTGAACGAGCTGACTCAGGGCATCAACAAGATCATCCTTGAGAAGATGTTCAACCTTGGCGCACTTAATGCAACTCAACTTGCAGAAGTCGAAGGCCGTAACCTCGTTTCTGCTTGGTTCACAAACGGCACTCCTGCTGAAGCAACTACTGACATCTGGCTGGGTGACAAATACAATGAAGATGGCGAAATCGTAGACCGCTACGTCGCTGAAGGCATTCCTTACACCAACGTCACTGGTGGTGGTGAGGTGATGGGAACCATCCAAAGACGCGTGATGACAAAGATCATCGCTGCTTCTAACGTCATTGCAGTTCGTGGCCGTAGAGGCGCAGGTACATTCGCAGTCGTTTCTGGTACTATTGGCACTGCTCTTCAAGACTGCGCAGGTTTCATGCCTTATCCTTTGAGCAACACCATTTCAACGAATGGCAACAGCCTGTATCCTATCGGTGCACTTGCTGGCATCAGCATCTATGTTGACCCGAACATGGCGTTCAACGACACCCGCGTGTTGGTTGGCCGTAAAGGCAAAGAGAATGAGCCTGGTCTTGTTTTCATGCCTTACTTGATGGCTGACAAAGTTGAAACCACTTCTGAATTCACAATGGCTCCTGTCATTTCTCTGAAATCTCGTTTTGCTGTTGTTGAAGCTGGTATCTATCCTCAAACTCAATACTACACGTTCGGCATTAAGCTTGACGGCGTATCATTGGTGTAACCTAATCCATTAGTTTGGAATTGAGAAGGAGGTGCAACGCACCTCCTTTTTTATGTAAAAAAGTGAAGTGTTTTTATTATTTAATTTCAATAAAATTGAAACTATATGAAGAAAATAAAATGGGCTTGCATACAGCCACTGACTGGTGGAATGTATCTTGGCGCAGAAGCTGCAATCGGACATCCTGCAGAATGGATACTTAGTTACAAAGGATTAGATGACATAAAATGCAATAAAGATGGCGAGATAACAGTTGTCGCGAATGAAGCATACCTCAACACTTATCTCAAGAAGAAAGACCGAATGCCTCCATATTACCAGATGGATAGAGTAATGTTTGATCCGGATCTGGACAATCTTGAACCTGACATTTATCTTGGTGAGAAATTGAAGACTCCAAAATACGATGGACTTGATTTAGTTGTTGCTGTCCCCGTCTGTTCTGGCTTGTCTACATCGACAATTGGCACAAAAGAAGCTTTGATGGCACGCAACTACAACATGCTTTACCTTGCTAATCTCGCATTGAGAAAAATAAAGCCAAAGATTTATATTTTCGAGAACGCCCCGACATTGATGGGCCAACGCGGAGACTATTTGAGAGAAGAGTTCGAGAGACTTGCTGAAGAAAATGACTATGGCATCATTTATTACAAGACAGACACAGCAAGACATCATAACTGCCAGAGACGTCAGAGAACATTCGTCTTGTTTGTGCAGAAAATAAAGGGAGAGAATTATGTCCCGAAAATGGATTTCGTCGATGACCACATTCTTCCAAAAGACTATTTTGCCAATATACCAAGCGGTTTGCCAAATGATGAGCTCATCATTTCAGACATATACAATTATCTGATACTGGATTTCTTGAAAGACAAATATGGCGACAACATGTTTTCTGTATGGACTAAAGATTCAGCAATGTCTTATGTGATTTCTAACAATTTGTTAGATGAGTTTGCTGAATATATTCCTAAACACGAGAATTCTACCGATGACGAAAAAGAAAATGTATTGAAATACATAAATCATATAAAAAACAAACTGGCTCAGAATTCTGGCTGGTTCGGCGCTGATGTGAAACAATGCAAAGATGATTATTTCCCAGCTGTCATGTACAAGACTATACCGTCTATACTTCATCCAAACAAATCAAGATTCTGCACAGTTAGAGAAATGCTTGAACTGATGGGAATGCCAAGAGACTTCGAATGGTTTGGCGGCAGATGCAATCTTGGCAAAATCGGGCAGAATGTTCCAGTGAAGACTGCAGAATTCATTGTCGGGCAAGCAGTCAACATGTTAGAGAACTGGAAAAATTCAGCAAGACAGAAAGGAACGGTTTATTTTTATGACAATATAAGACAGACAGTTTCAAATTTCACTCAGCATGAAGTGAACAGACTGTTCTGATTTGGTTTGGCTTTTGTTCAAAAGCTTTCGTATAGGTTCATAATTGGTTGAGCGGATCCACAAGGATCCGCTCTTTTTATAAATAATAAAATATGAATGCTTATGAAAGTTCTAAAGATCTATGACTTTGTTTCTGAACGAATGAAGATTAAACCAGTCACGAATGCAGAATGGGAGCAAGTGAAGACAGAAATAGAAAACACAAAGATTTACATAGCAGCTGCAAGCAGTCCAGCATTCAGACATTATATATGCTGCTACGACCACTATAAGATTGAAGAATTCAAATATGCAGAATATCATTCTGTGTTGCTTGTGCCAAGCTATGCAGTTGACTGGTTTGCTGAAAAAGCTTCGTCTTATGACGAACAACAGCAGCGTATGGCTTGGTGGCTTGGATATTTTAAAGATGCCACAACAAAGAATGATGCTAAACGAAAACTGGAACAGATTGGTCATAGATCATTGAGTGACACTATCGTTAAAGTAGCAGGAACCGCAGAAATATGTTAAGAATATGGAACGAAAAGAAATACAGAAAGACAAGACAATAACTATATGGTCCACCAAAATGGTGAATGAATATATGAATGATCTTGACATGGGCATTGAAAGAAAAGAAAGCCCGTTTTTCTATGGCAACCAGCAGTTGAGAAAACCATTCTTGCAGTTCGAATACACAAAGGAAGAAATCGAGACTATGGTGCGGTGCAAGAATGACATCAATTACTTTGCCAATCATTTCGCATACACGATGAACCCTTCTACCGGCGCATTAAATCTCATAACATTGCGTGACTACCAAGAGGACTTGCTTAACACAATAAACAACAATAGATACACAGTGATTGTTGCTGCACGCCAATCAGGAAAGTGTGTTTCATACAATACAGATGTTGGAATCTGCAATGAAAAGAAACATATTGGTGATGTCATGAGTGAACATGAGCCAAAGACATTTCTTGGCTTTATACACAAGATTCTATTAAAACTATATCATTATCTATAGTCCAAAAACAAATTTATAAATAAAATAAAGATAATCGTAAATATGAACAGTAATCTTTTAAGACTAATATATTCACACAAAAAATGCGGTTTGTCTGACGAGCAGATCTTGTCTGTTCTTCTTGGCATGGGGATAATACCTGAGGTTGCTCAAGAGCATCTCACCTATTACAACAAAATCGCGACTGATGGTGTGGATCCAATGCAACTCCCAGACTTGGCGCCTTATACGGGATTCCAAGTTCCAGTCAAAGACAATATAAATAAAACAAACGAAAATAATAACATGAGAAATTTTAATCTTATACAGTTATATGAGAATCTCGTACAGACTGCCAAGGATCTGCATGAGCTCGCTACTGTTAAAGCCAATGCTTCTTATTCAGCAGTAAGTGCGTATTCTATCGTTGAAAGCGCGATTACTAAATTCCCTGGTGAAGTCAACTTGATGATTGGCAGAAAGAATGCTGGTCTTCCTGTTGATGAGAGCAAACTTGACCCGTCAATGAAGTATTTCATTGCTGAAAGTGTCTACAATATGTTAGATGGCAGTTTCTTGACTCCTGTCAAGACATTGTGTGCTTACATCAAGTCAACGATGCAAGAAGACAAATGGGGCTATGTCGGTGCTAAGCTGATGAATGAATGCTCAAAGAAATCTGCAAACAACATGTATGCTGCCCTTTATGAGCAAGTGCAGAACGCACTGTTGAGCGACAACATTTATGAATCATTGAAGAAAATCGCTTCTGATTCTGAATTCTGGTGCAGCGAGTCAAAACAAGTGATTTCATTGATGGAGTCTGAACAGTTTGTCGAGAAAAAAGAACTGAACAACACTGTGGCACAGAACAACAACTACAGTCTTGTCTCGATGTTCTCTCCCGTCATTGTCGAAGGCAACACTGTCACTTTCAACTTGTATGGCAAGAACTACACGATGAAAGATGGCAAACTTTTAGAAAGTCATGTAAAAGACTCAAGATACAATGATGTAGTCAACGGTCTTGCTTTAATGCATTTCAACGCAAAAGACAATTCATTGGAGTATTTTGGCGTCAATGGAAAAGTGCTTGACTACAAACTTGATGAGAACAAAATCTGCATCGGCAGCAATGACTTGACGAATCTTGCTTCAATTGACTTGAGAGACAGTTTGAGCATCAGCGGTCTGTTCAACAAGTCAAACGCAAGAGACATCAACACTTTGGTCAAGATGTTTGAGTCAAGAGACTTAATCACGAATCTTGACAACTGCATCAATCTGCATTCTGAACTGAATCCCGCTGTTTTCTTGACACTGATTTCTGTCGAGGAAGGATTCTACGTGAACAGTGTTGACTACAGCACATTCGTCAATGAGATGAAGTTTTTCAAATCTGCGACTGCGACTAAGAACTATATACAGAACTGCATCAACTATGACGCAACCAATATCTTGATGGAAGCTTTGAAAGCTGAAGGCGACCGTAACGCAAAAATCATTGAAGAACGCAAACTGATCCAAGAACGTATTGATTTCTTGAAAGAGAAACGCGGTGAAGTTCTTGCTAAAATCGAGTCAATGCCTGAGAACATCGATCTTTCTGCTCTCACTTCTGCTCTGAACCTGCTTGAAGGTGAAATCAGAGACAATGAGACTGCATTGAGCGACACATACAAGACAGATGAATGCGGCGCGAACTGTGTTCCAGTAAAAGTCGCGAACATTGTCGGGACACTCGTTCCTGGCGACATCGTCTATGTTGACGCTGCTACATTTACATCTGCTCCTGACTACACCACAATTTCTGTCACAGATCCCAAAACTGGTTCATCTATCGTCGTGAACAAGACTGACCTGGTGTTTGACTTGAACCATGATGGTGATGAAGCAGTGAAGATTTCTGAACCTGCTGTCGCTGAAGAGCCAGCAGTTGAAGAACCCGTTGTTCCAGAAACAGATGATCCGGTTATCGCAAAAGGAGAAAACGACGTTGATGACGATGCACTTCTTGTTTTAGACAAATGTGATGAGTCTTGTTCTTCAGAAAACTGTGACAACAACAACTGTGATGACTGTGAAGAAGAATAATTAAACGGCAATATGAATATACTTAAAATAAATGAATGGCTAGAGAACTGTGAGACTGTGAATGAGGCAGCAGGCAGCCAGATTTTGCATTTCAAAGACATATATTCATATGTTTTGTTCAATTGTGAATACAGTGGCCAGATTTCTGATGGCAAATACGAGAACAGTCGTCCGTACGATCATTGGAAATGGGTGAATGACGCAGTATGTGTGATTGATGGGCAAGAATATTATGAAGGCGGACGCACACACCGTATCAACTACACATTCAAGTCTTGGGATAGATACGTGAAACAAGCACTGGCTGGACAAACATTTGAATGGGACTTTGTCGTAAGAGACTATTATATGTGTAAACTTGCAAGTGTGTTGCCGGAAGATGTTGTCAAAGACATTGTCGACACGAATAGTTTTGCATTTGAAAGTATAGCAAGTGACTGGGGAGAATATGCAAATGATGGTGATGATTATGACACCATGATTCGTTCTAACCCGTCTTACAGAAAATATGCTCCTTATGCGACAGCAGTGTCAGGCATAGACAATGAGCAAGTGTATAATGATTTTGCTGCATCAGAATATAGTGTTGAAGATTTTATCGCTGCAAGAATATCTGCAGAAAACACTATGAATATTCGTCGTTAAATAAAAATAAAACAATAATATGAAAATTTTAAATATATCCGCTTATACCCAGCATTTGCAGGAGATGGCTGCAACTGACAAGACAGTCACTGTGATTCATGATTTCTTTGCTGCCCTTGAAAAGCTCAAAAAAGGAACGATAGTTTATGTGTATTATGCTAATGATTTCACGCCATATCTTCCGAAGTTCATCAAACACGAAGATGGCACAAAAGAACCTAATCCGATGCTGAACCGTTTATACAAGCTGAGCACATACAGGTTCCAAGCAGGAAAAGAGTATTATGCACAGCTTGAAAAGCTGTTCCCTGGATATATGTATGATCCGAATTCTCCTGTTAACCAAGAAAAACAGCCGAACCGTCCTTGGGAACCTCTTCCTCCTGGTGGCAAACCTTGCCAGAAAAACAAAAAGAATGGAGAAATCGCACTTCCTGTCGTTGATTCTAAGACTACTTGGACTCAATATGTGATGGTTGACGAGACTGGAAACTATGTTCCAGTTGACTATGAGACTGTGCAACCTTATATGAAACCACCGAAACCAAGTACTGGCATTCCTGTAACATACAAGATGCTTTATGTGAACAAGATTTATATGCTGAATGGCGGTGGCCAAAGCTGTCCCAACACATACACTTTCTTGTATCCGTTCTTGAAACCTTTCTTCAAGAAACAAGCGCCACAAGAACAATACTAATAAAGAACAATTTTAAAGAAAAACGGGTTTCTTCTGAAACCCGTTTTTTTATGATTTGATTATCCGCATTGGCACAAACACATCATAACCGTCATCATCTTCAAAATGATTTATGTTTTCTTTGAAGCAACTCCCGAACTTGTGTCTGTCATAGGTGAATGTTTTTCCATCCCATACAGCTTCACTTGCGTTGCGACATACTCCAGAATATGTCTCACCAATTACCAATTCATCCTTAGGAATCACATAGATGTCATCTGGTTGCACACTATATTTAGTTGAATAGATTCTAATACTGGTGGCGATTTCTTGTTCTGTCATACGTATTCAACTTTTGGAGGTTCTTTTTTCGGCGGGTCTTTTATTTCAAAGTCGACTTCATAGTCCGTGTCAACATCAAGCTCAAACAAATCGTCACTGAGGAGCTTCAAGTGCTCCCCAGTGCGTTCTTGTTCTAGTTTGTCGACTGTGTCGTTAATTATTGATTCCAAATTTTTCTCTGAAATAGTCATTGTATGTGACATGACGGTTGAACAAGTTGAAGTTGGCAGAAGATTTGAGGGCCTCAGTGCCGTGGTTGTACAGATCCCAGGCAGTAATCGTTTCTCTTTCTTTGAAAGTGCTGAACTTTTCTGACTTGTACATTTCGTTCGTCATCTTTCTCAACTGGCCCTGGTTGATGATTTTGCCATCGATGAACAGTTCGCCGACGATTTCAGCAGCAAGTTTCTCATTCACGTCGATTTTCTTCAACTCTTTAGCGAAGACGAGATTGCGCATGTGCTCAGGTCTCACTTGTTTGAAATACTCGTGAATGAGGTCTTTCGCGTAGATGTTCACGTCTCTCATTCTGTGCTGTTTCTTGATAGTGTATTCACCGGACACCATGCCGTTGCTGCAGATGAACACTTCTGAGCCAAGGGCAAAGCCGAAGCTCATCGAGCGGTCATAGCTGTTCTTGAAGCCGACACGGATTCCAATCTCAGGATCCACATAAGATGAAAGCCCGTCGACAAGACTGTACATGACAATGCAGTTCTTGCCGTTCTTCGTCTTCACCGAAATGTCTCGGATGTCGAATGCGTTGTCCTTTGCTTCGGACAAGATTGCTTCATGAATCTCTCCGTGAGAGATCGGCGCATATGTGTTGGTGGGTTGGGGTGCAGGCACTGCTAACAAAGTGTTTAAATCCATAATTGATAAATTTTAATGTTTACAATTGAATATAACAAAAAATTGAGTTGCTTTGCAAAAACACAAAATAAAAATGCCTCTTCATAACAAAGAGGCATTGAACAAATAGATTATGGAATATGTATGAAAGGGAGGGGGTATTGGGATTACTGCATTATAAGCGGACTTTCTTCTTTTGGAGAATCTAAACCTTCTGGAAGAAACTCAGGATTCACATGTCCGCACTTCGCGCAAGCAAATGTGTTCAATGGAATGACACCGTCTTCTGATGCTCCAATCAATAGTTTTGAGACATGGCGCAACACATACGCCGGAAAAAACACCTCACAGCCGCATTTTTCGCATTTGATTGGTGTTGTCTGTGATAGTTGGTTGCCTAATTCTAAATCTTTCATGTTTTTTTCAATTAAAAAAGAAACAGCACAAGAATCTTCTATGTATTAAAATAACCTGATTATGGAAAATTTACTGATCTTGTTTTGTAAGTCTGCAGAGTAATATTCTTTCCGCTGTTTCTTTTGGATTAATAACTTTACAATTTAATATAATAAAAACTTTGGCATTTTTACACAACTATGAATTTTTTTGTATTTTTAAAGATGTTTGATATTGCTTCTTCCCCACATTGGAAAAGCAGCTTCCATCTTCTTTATGAAGTCCTGTGCTTCAGGTTTGAATTTCACTTGTTTGCCATCGTATTTGTCTCCTCTGTGGTAAATTGAAAAATAACTTTCCATATCTTCACGAAGTTCATATGATGGGATTGCTTCATCGATCATATCATATACATCACTATACCAATCGGAATCATCTGACATTGATTCTTCATCTTCACCGATAAGCAGATACCATGCTTTTTCGTCCCAATCAAAAATGACATTCCAATATACTTCATAATCATTTGGATCCAACTTTACACTTGGATCACGCCGCGGTTCTTCTTCATATTCCTCATCTGGCATTGCTGTTTTCGGCAGCGGTTTCGCCACAAGTCTAAATTGGGGAACAACATGATTCAGAGTTTTTTCAAGAACATCATGTAATGTATTGTTGTGTGACCAATCAGCAAGTGCTTTTTTAATGATTGCTTCAAGAAGTTTCATAAATTCAAAAACAGTCGATGGCATTGGAGTGATTTCATAAATGCCTTCGTCTTTTTTCGTAAATGAAACGTCATAGTTTGCGTTGCTTGAAATGCTTTGTGCTGCAAATTCAATGGCCTTTTCGTTGAAGCTTTCATCAGTTGAAGCTGTCTTGCCGTCTGAACTGATTATCATATACAGTCCTTCATTTTTCACGTAAAGACTGTAATAGACAGTTTCATTGAATTGACCAAATGTTTTTGTTCTTTCCATATTTGTTTATTTTAATCATTTATGGGTTTTTGCAACTTTACATGTTTTTCACCTCAGGCATAATCACGTCAGTCAAAAGGCTTTTGTGGTTGAACGCCCATTCATAGTCATCTATCTCATTCAGGCTCACCCATCTGATGTCGTCGACTTCGTGGTATTCTGAATTTGATGAAGAGAGGGTCATAGACAAAAACTCAGGCGGCATATAGGTGATATACCTTATCGTGATGTTCTGTTTGCTAGATGTCATTGGATTGCTTTCTACGGCAAACAGTTTGAATGCCGATGGATCGATTTTCACTCCACATTCTTCTAGCACTTCGCGTGATGCTGCTTCTTCACATGTCTCTCCGAAATCTACATAGCCGCAAGGAATGTTCCAGCATCCCTGGTAGTCAGGAGTGCCGTCTCCTCTCTTGTTGACTAATATTCTCCACCCGTCAGCGCTTTTTGCCAGAACTATAGCAAGCACTGCGACTGAACGGCTTATCCAGTATGTGTTGCCATCAGTCGCGGTCACTTGGAAGTTTGGCTTGTGCTCAGGCTTGCTGATGAACTCTTTTGCTGTCTTTATCTTTTCTTTCATAACAAATAAGTATTTATTTAATATAACAAAAATTTTAGCAATATAACAAATCGTTTATGGTGTCTCTCAAAAAGTCTTGTCCGAGCAGTGCATGCATGTAATTGTTGTGCATTCCTGTTGTGAACTTCTTCACTTCACATAACGCTCTCACATAATAGTCAATAGCTGCGTTCTTGTTTTTCTCGTATGAACCAATATGCGTCAAACAAGCGATTCTGATTGCTGCGTTGTTGGGATATCTCGAAATGAAATACTTGTCAAGTGAAAGCACTGCGTCAAGTCCACTCTTGTTCAGCACAATGTCATGAAACTCATCATATGCCGGAACATACTCTTCGTTTGTTGAGAAATCATTGTTCATGAATTTCAGTATCAAGTCTATCTTTGTGTCAAGCACCAGTGTTATAGAATCAAGTATGCTGAACGGGATGATCACTCTGTCTCCCTCTATCATCATTCCGCAAGTGAACTCGATTGGCATGTCGCAGAAGGTGAACCATCTTGATTTCGCGATGATGTTGTAGTTCTTGTCTGTCTGGATGAACATGTGCTTGTAACTCATCTTGAACACTCCATTCTCGTCGCTGTACATGTCTCCTCTGTGGACAATGCAGATATAAGTGTCTCCGTACGGTATCATCTGAGAAGAACCACGATATTCTAACGGGGCATTCTCATCGCCGTGATGGATGAATGATCCGTCCTTCACTTCAACGATGTTGCCGAATGCCATACGGACATAGTTCATTGGCTTGTCCATAATCGGCATCCAGTTCTTTTCATATGAGTTGCTAGAATATTTGCAGACAGATTTAGTTTCTAATGAGTCATCTAGTTCAGCGATGTTCATGCTGATTGAACGGCCTTCATCAAGTGTCGAATAAGACAGCACTAAACTGCCGTTTTCTGATTCTGCAAGTCTCATGTCTTCTGCTCCATTGTAGACAAGTTTTCTCTCAAACTTGCCCGGGAACAGTTCAGTGACTTTTTCTACACAAAACGATTCGTTCAACACACATATGTGGTTTTTGGAATAATAGTTGACAGGCAGATTGCTTCCGATGTTGAGAGGGTACCAAGACATGCCCATGTTGCTGTACTGGCTGTTTTTCCTGTAATTGAAGAAAGTGTACTCGCACGTCCTGACTGTCATCATCAGTTTTCCATTGTGTCTTATTATAGAAGGGTTCGTTATGCCAAGAGGTTCTGCGAATTTCCCGTCTATGAAATAGACTCGTGATCCGTTTGACAATACATATTTTAAAAATTCCATCACAGACTCAAACTTAATGATTTTATATATTCTTTGACTCTGTCATTTCCGTTTTCTAACAAGTCTTTCAGTATCGGCACAGCTTCATAGTCTTTAGCACAGCGGTAACAGCATATCGCATATTGCATCCACACTCTGTCTAACATGTATTTCACGTCCATGTTAGAACACGACACTGGTTTCGCGTCATACAGCAGAGACACTGCTGTTGATGCCATGCCAAGCGCCATGACGTGACTGTTCGTGTTCTCCATAGCGCCATAGTAGAGTCTTGACAATTCATAATACGCTTCATATCTCGTGGGATCCCACTGTATAAGTATGGAATACTGCTTGAAAAGCTTGTCAATTCTTCCACCGACTTCTTGCAGGCATTTCTGGCACATGTAGTATGCGTCATATCCGAGCCGCTTGTGTCTTACTTTGTCTGGGACGCACTGCTCTGCTGCTTTCAAGAAGAATGCGTAAGCGCTTGCGTACTGTTTTCTGTTGAAATAATCCATAGCAAGCAAGTATGCTTTTTCTGGATTGAATATGTCAATCACATAATCGTATATCTTGTTAATTGGATGTGTCTCGTTTTCTGGAACATGAAACTCGCCAAGGCCAAGATATTCAAACAATGCATCTTTGCTCAGTCTTGCGACATATGCTGCGTTGTCATATACAGAAAACGGTATGATGAAGTCTTTGCCATCAAACGCAAGTCCATTCGTGAACTCAATCGGAAAGTTCATGAACCAGAAACGGCTGCTCAACTTGACAGTGTTCCAGTCTTCGTCCCACACGATGAACCTGTTGTAATATATCGCACTTCTCTCATTGTAGCGGTTTGTCCAAAGATTCACCTCATGAACGAGCGCTATATGGTAGTTGTCTACTTTTATCACTTGGCTGTTCCCTCTGATGTCGCACAGGGGATCATCTGACTGCAGGTTCTGCTCTTTTAACAAGACTTCTTTAGTCACTCCAGTCTCTGGATCATATTTCACAATCTGGAGCGGGTTGCACCATTTGACATACTGGTATGGCTTGTCAAGTATAGCCATCCAGTTTTTCTCACAATAGGTGTCATTCTTGTCTGGAGCCGGTATTCTCGTCCTGCAGATCTCGTTCATTTCTGAATCCACTTCAGAAAGCTCCATTCTTGATATGCCAGTAGTCTCAGTGTCTCTACGGCAGCCTGTCAGATACAGTTTGCCGTCCCACCGGACTATCCTCACGTCTTCTTCGCCGACAAATCCCCATTTTGGCTCGTATGGCTGGTAGTTGACGTGTTTTATCGTGCCTTCTCTTATGTCAAGATTCTCATCCAGTTCACACATGTAGTTTTCTGTGCGCAAGTTCACGTCATTGTCGGGGTGATGGTAGTTCGTCGGGCCATACGAAGAGTCCCAGTGATGTGTGAGAGACAGATGGAACATGTAGTTCACTCTCCTGATGTTGCACAATATTTTCCCGTCTGTATCTATAAAGACAGAAGGATTGCATTGTCCCAATCCTTCTGACATTTCTACGGGTAGCTCAAGCGGCTTTATGTAGCCACCGTGAGACAGGATGTATTTGCTAAAATTAGTTTCCATTAGACAATATTCCTATTATGTCGGTTTCTTTCATTACCAGTATCAAGTCTTCTTTGTCTGCTATTATCCACGGCCGGCACAAGTCATTGAACACTACTTTGTCTTTTTCTTTGACTAGCTTCACCAGTTCACCGGCAGATTCTACGGTGCCAGTGAACGGTGCGCCAATCTCATTGTTCACCAGATCTTTCATATACGGAAGAATGATCCCGTTGTGTGAAGACTCCGGTCGGTCTTTTCTCACTATGACATAGTCATTGACTGCAATCATGATTAGATACTTGCGATTACATTCAAGCAGATGCCGTCTTCTTCGTGTGTGTAGACTACTTTGCTCATGTCGCCGTCACAGATGCACACATTGTAGTCGGTGACGTTGTTGATGACAGAGAAAACATTCTTGCTGCACATATACACATTGTCGCCAGCCTCGACTGTCGAAATCACTTTGTTGTAGATTTCGCTGTCTTCATCTTCATCGTTGCTTCTTTCTCTGATTGAAAGTGTGTTGTTCTTCACGACATACTCGAATCTCTTGCACTCTCTGTCGATGTTGCCGAGAGACTTGATAGCACGCATGTCGTCTTTCGTGATGTCAAAGCACATCACAGAATCATCTGTGTTCAAGAGGCTCACCATCACCTCATCAGAAATGGGCTTGATGTTGATTGTGTCGAATCTCTGGTCAGCACACACTTCAGTGATGTCAAGGTTCTGTCCTGACATGATGACTTTCAGTGCATAGTACTCGTCTTCCTCAGAAGAAGCGTCATAGACGATTTCGAGATCGATTTCGTTGTCGTTCTCGAACTGGTTGAGGAGAAGCAAGAGTTTCGTCCCCATGATGAATGACATTCTGATGGGCTTGTCCAGAGTGTACTCGTTGCTGAACATCGCACTGTTCTCGATACGCATATACTTCACTACATCGTGAGCAGGCAGATAAGAAGATGAGTCGGTGTATTCTGGGCCAATGCGCAGATTGACATACTTGTCCACAACGACCATCTGTTTGATAATGGTTTGCAACATCTGTTTGTTGCAGTCTTTCATTTTAAAACTTTTTTTCATTTTTCTTAAATTTATAAATTTAATTGATTGAACTGTTCTACTTCGATTCCGGCTTCTTTTAAAAGTTCCAAGCCGTCGTCTTTCCTGTATTTCTGCTCATACACTACTCGTTTTATTCCAGACTGTATGATCATTTTCGCGCATTCGACGCAAGGACTCAATGTGACAAACAAAGTAGATCCTTCACTTGACTGAGTGCTTCTTGCTAATTTGGTTATTGCATTGCATTCCGCGTGTATCACTGTCGGGAGAGTCTCAAGCTTCGCGTTCTGGCACTGCACGCAAGCCAAGTCATCAAGCTTGTATGACGCGCATTCTTCTCGGTTTTCGTGCATTATGCAAGTCACCTTCTCACATACATTTGACATGCCCGTTGGAGTGCCGTTGAAACCGTCACTGATTATCATGTTGTCTTTCACGATGAGAGCCCCGACCTTAGAACGGATTGCGTGAGAATTCAACGCCCACAGTTTTGCGATTTGCATATACTTGTCATCAAACTTTTTCATATTCTATTTGTTTTATAACAAATAATAAAAACCATTCGTTATTTTACTGTTTTTATAAATATAAAAAGAAAGTATACTTGAAATGAATTATATCAAATCATATGAAACTGTCGTTGGCGGAAATCGTGTTTTTGAGCAGTCATTTGACCAAGATATAGAAAATGTAGATTTTAATATGAGTTCTGACCAGTTTGTCGTGCTTTGCGTTTCCGGAAACAGTGAACGCATGTATGAGATACAGTATCTGAAGAACGCGTGCGCAAAATGCAATGCACGGTTCATATATGTCAATTTCGCGAAAGAGGACAATTTCATAAAAGTCATAGACGGCTCTTGCGTGCTGTGCATGGGAGACCGCATGTACAAGTTAGAGAAAAACAACACGCTTGTGATAAAGCGGCATGCAAGAATGGCAGTCCCGAGTGTGAAGAAGAACTGCAAGATTCTAAGCAGCAACGACTTTCTAGTGATAAACACTCCATCTTCGATAAAGACAAGTGGAGACAAAGCTCTCACTATAGAGAAATTCAATATAGACAAAGTGCCGCAGCCAAAGTCTCTGATCTTGAACAGCAGGAACATTGATGACTTTGATGCTGTCATAAAAACTATCGATTTTGATTTTCCGGTGATTGCCAAAGTGAACAAGGGCAGCCAGGGCAATGGAGTCTTTCTGTTTGATGGCCCGAAAAGCCTGAAAGGAGTCGCGCAATACATACTTTCCAATTCTGATGTTCTCGACTGCACAGACATAATCGTCCAAGAGAGAATCGATGCTGACTATGACTTGCGCTTGCATGTCCTCAGAAAAGAAAGTGATCCCGTTTACCGCTCAGGCGACAAATATGTGGTGTTTGCTGCTATGAAGAGAAAAAAACTCGACAATGACTACCGCTCAAACGCTTCACTTGGCGCAGACTATGAATACTATGAAGCGACTGAAGAAGAGAAGAAACTTGCGATTGAAGCTGCGAAGTCAGTTAGATGCGCTTGGTGCGGCGTGGACATAATGAAAGACAAGAACACTGGAAAGATGTATGTGATTGAAGTGAACTCTACTCCATCACTGAAAGGCATAACCGCAGTGTCTGACAAAGACCCGGCAACGGAGTTCATACGCAACATGAAAGAAGCATTCGGGAAGAATGATGAGACCAGCAATGAGCCAGAAAAGATGGTTCTCGGATACAGGGAAATATTCTACATAAATGACTTCGACAAGCCTCTGACCGCATTGCTTGACACAGGCAACGGATCGTTGACTTCTATATTAGCAAATGACGTCAAAGTCGACAAAGAAGAAGGCACTGTAGAATGGACGCTGTTCGGCAAGAAGTTCAAGACTAAGTACGACGGCATGGTGGGCTTCCGCTCATCAGCAGGCGAGCGAGTCGAGCAGCCGACGACAAGGATTGACATCACTCACAATGGCGTGACATACAAGAACATCAGAGTGAAGTTGAGCGACATCGGCGACAAGCACAACGTGAACAAGTCGATGAATGTGTGTAGAGATCTTCTCAAAAAAATGAACGCAGTCGTGGACACATCAAAGAAGCACGTGAACAGCAAGCATTCTGAAGCAAAGACAGATGTGATAAACAAATAACAACATATGAAATACATATTCAATATAGACAATTTTTTGGCTGAAGCTCAAGCAGCGGGCGCGTTGGACCAGAGGATGGTGGACCGCTTCGACACGTTTGAGTTCAAGCACAAGCGCGGTGGTGAAGTCTTGCGCAAGCAGAGAGACAAGAAAGAGAAGATGCTTGAAGAGATCGGCGAGCAGATTGCTTCCAGATACAGATGGCTCACCTACGGGATAAACCGTGACAACACGATAACTGACAAGAAGTGGCTGTCGTTTGACCGTGTGCTTTACATCTATTATAGTTCAGAACATGTGACAAGACATGAAGAGCACTCATACAATGTCGACCGTCACAAAGTAGTGAACACCCCAAAGATACCGTTTGAAGATTTGAACTTGCCTTCTGGACAGTTTGGAGATGAGCAGTGGAATGCTGTCAAGAGCATGAAAGAAATAGAGGTGTATGACGAGAATTCTTTCAAGCTCAATGTGGACAAAGAACTGTACAGACGCTTTTCTGACTTTGTCAAAAAGAACTATGCTGAAGAAATGAACACGCACGAGTTCATAGTTGCTTATGATGATGTAGATGGCGATGGCGAAAACAATGACAACAATTTCGGCATAATCATATGTGACTGGAACAGAGTGTCTGGAAACAAGCAAGTGCTCGAAGCATTAGCAGACAAAGTAGTCAAAATCTGGATCGAATTCATTCGCTCGCTGTTTCCCGAAGACATAATATAAGCCATCATAATGAAAATACTTGACACTGAGCAATTTGTTTCAGAACGCATGAAGATCAGGCCAGTCACGAATGCTGAACTGGACCAGATCCAGCAAGACATGAAAGATCTGAAGTATGAGCTCACCGCTGAAACGCAGAATCATAGTGGCCATGTTTTGCATCGTATAAAAGCTTTGAAAGACATCCCGTCAAGGAAAGTGAATGCAGGAGACTTGGGTGGCTGGGTTGAGTCATATGACAATCTAGACCAGAAAGGAGACTGCTGGGTTGCAGATGAAGCTTTTGTGTATGATGAAGCTAAAGTGTCTGAAAATGCTTGTGTGTATAAGAATGCTCAAGTGTGTGACAGTGCTCAAGTGTATGGCAGTGCTAAAGTGTATGGCAATGCTTTAGTGTTTGGCCATGCTCAAGTGCATGGTAGAGCTCAAGTGTATGACGGCGCTCAAGTGTATGGTTATGCTGAAGTGCATGACAATGCTAAAGTGTTCAGATATGCTGAGGTGTATGGCAATGCTAAAGTGCATGAGACTGTTGAGGTGTATGGCGTTGCTAAAGTGTATGAATATGCTGAAGTGTATGGATGTTCTCAAGTGTACGGAAACGCTAAAGTGCATGACGCTGCTGAAGTGTATGGATATGCTAAAGTATATGGGAACGCTCAAGTGTATGGCAATGCTAGAGTGAAAGGTGATGCTGAAGTGTATGGTGATGCTAAAGTGTTTGGGGATGCTCAAGTGTACGGCATGTCTTGTGTGCGTGGGAGTGCTAAGGTGTATGGGAATGCTAAAGTGCATGCAAGTGCTAAAGTGGGCGGGAATGCTGAAGCGCGCGGGAATGCTGACATATATGAAGAAGCTGAAGTGTTTGACAATGCTAAAGTGTATGGCAAAGCTAAAGTGTACGGCGATGCTCGTGTGGGCGGGAATGCTGAAATGTATGGCAGCATTCAAGTGTATGGACGTGCTTATGTGTTTGGATATTCTAAAGTGTATGGACGTGCTTATGTGTATGACAAGGCTATGTTGTATGACAACGCTCAAGTGTATGGCAAGGCTGAAGTGTGTGGCAAGGCTGAAGTGTGTGGCAATGCTAGAGTCGATTATGAAGTCAAAGACAAAAAAATAGACGAATAAAGAAAAATTGACTTATGAAACAAAAAAGACCCGTAGATTCTGCGGGTCTTTTTCGATGAAAAAAACAAAACAAAACACTATTCGCAGAACCACTATCTGATAGTGATACTGTGCGTCTCTTCAAGTTCAGCGCCTGCTACAGTCTTGCCCTCGTTGATGGCATTCTTGATGGCAGTCTTGCTGACTTCATACTTCACTTTCTTGTATTCTTCAGGAATCTCGTCTTCATTGATAATCTTCACCGAAGTGTTGCTCGTGCGAGAAACCTTGAACAGCCCTGCTTGGATTTTCGGAAGTCCGAATGTGCCCATTGACTCACAGAGAGCAGTCTTCATTCTACTCACTGCAGTCTCACAGACTTTCTTCTTGTCTTGGAGACGCTTGATTTCTTCACTGATTGCATCTGCTTCGGCTTTGTAGTTCTTCATGGCTTTCACATAGCTTTCAGCCTTTAACTGGAAATTGTCCATGTTCATCTCGAGCGCGGCTTCCAGTTCCGGAGTGAGTTCACCACAGTTTTCTTCTAACAAAGCATTGAGTTCTTCTTGTTGCTGATTGATTTCATACAGATTCATAGTTATAAAAATTTAAGTTTGTAATTTAATATTTGAATATAACAAACATTTCTGGAATTTTACAAAGTTCATAAACATTATTCTGCATACAAGAAATTCATTAGATGACATCTATGACACTTTTGCTATGCTGATATATAATTTAATTACAAAGATAAAAAAATCAACTAGACATCATCTAGTTGATTTCATTTACAATTATGTGAGGTTCTATTATTTTCCGTAGATTTTCTTGTGTGCTTTAGCGAATGCTTTGAAGCAAGTGTTTCCGACTTTGACTTCTTCACGGTCATTAGCTGGAACAGCATACCATCTTGAAGACGATCCGCGGTTGTCTGCAAGACATTCTTCTTCAGTGGGTGATTTCCAGTAAAGTGTCTTGTAGCCATGTTTGAGTTCTTTCTGGCAGATTGAGCAGCGCCAGTTTTCGGGCACACGCTCTCTATTGCATTTTTCGATGTTTCTATCTACAAACTCGTGACTATGGTAGACGAAATTCTGGACTTCATCCCAGTTGACGAAGTCATCAGGCCCCCAGTTCTTCAACGCCGGATCTACAGGCTTCAGCTTTTCAGTGTCCACACTGTATTTCTTCTTCAGTTCATCAAATTCGGTGTTTGTGACAGGCTTTATCTTCATATTCTACAAATTATGTTTTTCATTACAATTTTAATATAACAAAACGGAATTATTTATAAATATCTTGAATTTTTAATGTTGTATTTATGGGCATAGTGACTGCGCCGATGCGCAAAGCGATAAAAGTTTTTCTGATAAGCAAATACATAGACCAATGCGGCATAAAGATGCCGAGCGCTCCCCATATACCCAATTTCACGCCGCCGCCGATGCCAAGCATGGACATGCTGAATGAGCAGATAGACAAACTGAAAGAGTCTGCTAAAAACCTTGATGGAAATTCAATATACACAGAAGAATACCTCAAAGCAGCAAAGCTGTACAATGAACTTGTAGAGCAAGCTGCGAAGAAAAGAGAGTCAGAACTGTCACGATTGAAGCAAGAATATGAAGACAATGAAGCGCAGTCTGTCAGAAAGCAAGCGCTTGGCATCACGAACAATGAATACGGCAGAAAGCAAGATGAAGTGTGGGACACTTATTTTGCAGACATTGAGAAAATAAAGAAGGAGACGAAGATTGACATCATAACGAAGTTCAAGAAAATATCAGGGAAAGAAAAGAAGAAAGCGAATGAAGCTGCTGAAAAAGAGACTGAAGCAAAGAAAAGCACGGCAAAGAAAGAATCACTGGAAGTAGTCAAGAAAATGCTGCTTAGCTCATATGCTGACTGGGCAGACAAAGAGAAAGAGAAAATGGACAGGCTCGTCAAAGAGACTGAAGACGCATACAACGACACTGTCGAACTGTTCAAGTCAGTGAAGAAAGAAGCGAAAAAGTATTTCCAAGACGGCGGCCCGGGTGATGCTTTCGTCGAAGAAGAATGCGACAAGATAGACAGGATATTCGAAAACTTCAAAGAGTCATTCACAGAACTCAGCACAGACATAAGCACACTGGTTGCTAAGATACCGAACCCTGATGTGATTGTCGCTGGCGCAGCGACAGGCGTCCCGAATCCAGCACAGAAAGTGATGGTGTTCATGGAGAACATGAAGAAAGTCCTCACTGACACAAAGAAAATAGTCAACTACATAAAAGAGATAATTGCTATAGCGACAGCACTTGGCTTTGCCATAAAAGACTTCATACCCGCATTCAAGAAACTATGCGAGATGTTTGAAGCAAAGCAAGCCGACTCTGAAAAAGCATTCCGCCAAGCAGTCAAAGCTTTGCGCAAAAGGCAGAAATGGTATCTCAAACACGAGAAGCCAAAAGACGAAGACAACAAAGACGAGACAAAGCTTGCCGGATACATGTATGCTGATGCTGAAGTAGACTGGGCTAACCATGAAATAAAGATAAATGGCTTCAAGTGCTACTGCAGGAAAGACTATGCAAGGACATACATGGAAGACGGGCAGTTGAAGAAAAGCTACTGGATCGGCGGATATCGCAAGGATTCTGGCCCGTTCACAGATTCAGCTGGCAAAAGATATTACTACATGCCTGCTGATGAGATTGCCGGTGCGACCGATTTAGACGAAAGCGACTTCACGTTCGATGATGGCGAAGACTATGACATCGACCTCGGCACTGACTACGATCCCGACACCGACACTACTTTGCTTAGTCTTTCTGACGGCAGGACTATAACTATAGACTACCTTGCTGCATCAGGAGACATAATAAAGCTAGATGACGGCACAATCATACGAGTGAAATGACTACTCATAATTATATTTCAAAAATTTTTCTAAACTCATCATCAGTCATCGTTCTCCAGTCTTCAGCTGTGATTCTCACATCTTCATCACCGATGCCTTCATTGCGAAGTCCGTTTGGATAGAACTGTTCAGCATACTGGGCAAGTCTCTCTTTCTGCCTTGATGTGAGCGGAAGGTCTCTCATCGCATGCCCGCAGTCGACGAGGCAATACCCGTGATAGCGGATCTTGCCGTCATGGAACCTGACCCAGCCAAGCCTGTCAAGCGACCAGTCTCTGTTTTTCTCAAACACCGGTGTGTCTGGATATTTTTCATAATAAGCGTCAGCAAGTTCGACATGAGCAAGCCTGGATTCGTGTTCATCCATAGCATAGACGTGGCCTTCTCTGTCGATGAAGCCTGCCGTCCATTCATGATCCCATTCAACTGGTTCGATGATGTCTCTTTCATCAGTGACGCCACCAAATCTGCGGTTGAGCAAATCGTCCATAGGAGTGTCCACATCTTTGTTTACCATGCCTTTGTCTACTACAGAATTAGATTCTTCAAGATACTTGTGAGACTCCACCCAAGCATGAATCTTGTCATCATCAAGTTCTTGCAGGACATCAAGCAAGCCAGCAAGCTGGCATACAGTTTCTTCAAATCTCGGGAACTCGCTTGGCGCAGCTCCCATGCGGTTTTCAATCCACCAGTTTTTCAGGTGGATAAGTCTGTAGCCATCAGTGACGAATTTCCTGAGTCCCTCAAGCTCGTTGAAAATGTCACTCACTCTCTGTGAGAAGCACTTTGTGATCTCAGCATTCTCCAAAATCTCTTTCATTCCAGACTTGTTGTCAAGCCAGATGTGGGCGATGTCAAGTGGCGACAGTTTAGTCTTGAGTTCCCAGTCATAGCCTTCCGGCAAGTTCATCATTGTCTGCGCAGCATCGACATTGATGTAATACAGCAGATGATTTGCGAAAAACTCATACAGATGTTTCTGGAAATAATATCCCTGTTCAATGAGAGGACTGCTGCCAAAGCCGTTCAGTTTGTCGAAAATGAAATTCGGGTTGAACTTGTGGTATTCCTCAAGATGTCCTTCAGGGAGTCTGTCTTCTGGAACGATGAAAACCTCATCATCTTTAGAAGTGAGATAAAGTTTGTTTTTGAGAATCTTCAAGACATGTTCCTCCGGGCAGCCACTGCCGACAAGAGTGTCGACTGCTTTTTCTGGATCAAGTGAGCAGAACAAGTGTTCATGCGCGATGTTCTGCAACAATATCCCGAAATTCTCTCCCAAGCTGAAATGTAAAGTCCCTTTCATTTTATTTGCTATTTGTAATTTGATATAACAAATAATTCTGGGATTTTGCACATCACAGCCACTTGCCATTGTCAAATATAAGAGTGAAGTCTTTTTGTAGTTGTTTCAGATTATCTACGCATATGAGTTTTCTCATGTCGGTTGACCTGGTCATGTCTATAGACCCGCGATAGATTTTTTGTATGTCAAAATTAACATCTGACGTTTTGGTTTTAAGTGACTCACTATGATAATCAGAAACTAACATGAAATTAGTGCTGGAACCAATATTGCGTTTACATGCCATGACTCCATCTGTGAAATCATAATATGATAGGCTGCTTGCTAGCAAAACTTGTTTGTATAAATGTTCTTCCATTATGACAAGATGCGGCATGTCACGATAATATACTATGTCTCCTTGCTTCAGCTTATGTTCATGCAATTCTGTGTATATTTTTATTTTGTCCAGTTCAGCATTCGTGACTGGCCTGAATTTCATTCGCTCAGAAACAAAAATGTCAGTGTTTAATATTCTCATCGTTTATCCTTTATTTTCACTTGTTGTCTTCTCGTAGTCTTTCTTCAATGCTGGCTTGTATTCTCGTCTTGAGAGATGTATCTTCTGCTTTAGCATTGTGGTGCCGCCTTCATCGTCATAGTCATTCATGTAAATCTCAAATCCAGTCACTACATACCAGCCTGACAGCGACTCATTTATAGTCTCTCCCGCTTTGTTGTCTCTTGACATCGCGCCACTTGTAGCGAGTTCAGAATAGACGCCAGCTTCTTTCGCTTGCTTTATCCCCGCCTCAGTCGTCAAGTCAAACCGCGGCGTCACGTCACTCTGCAGTTCGGGGAAATCTGAAAGTTTGGCAGTGTCGCCTTCTGCATTAGTGATTTCAGAGTCAGCAGTCATGTCTGGGTTCTCTACCAGTCCTGCTTGCGCGATGTCATTCTTCTCAAACACAATCACTTTTATTCTTGAGAACAAAGTGACTGCTGGATTCACTGATGACATTTCTATGTCAAGCCCGAATTTCTCCATGTCAGACAAGTTCATCTTGTTGTGAGCTTCGGCGAAATAGTATTCCGGATTCATGTGGTCATTAGTTATCCCGACAAAGTCCCAGCTTGCCATGTTCTTGCTGAGTTCTGAGGGCTCGCCATCTATGATGTGCCCTTTGTTCAAGGGAAGCATTCCCTCTGTGCCCGGGTTGTCTATTGACAACGGGCATTCTACATTCTCTCGATTCATCCAGTCCCACGAGATGATGTGCTTCACATAACCGTCAAATATACTTGTAGAACTGGAGTTCCGTTCATAGTAGTTGTCGAAATAGGGTGTCCATCCTGACAGGTACTTGCTGTTGTTCAGCTCATACCACCATTTGTGCTTGCGCCCGTTCCATTCTGACATCACTTGCTCGTCTTCAGGCACAGTGTCCATTTCTGCCATCGCGTCAGAGTCAGACTCCTCATATGAAGCAGTAGTGAACGCCCAGCAAGTCTCGTTTTCTGGTATCTGCGAGAACAGTCGCGACACCTCGACTAAGTTTATGTTGTAATATGGGTCTATGTATGAGACGAAGAATGACTCGTCATCAAGGTATGAATGCTCAGCGATGTATTCGATGAAGTTGCGTATCGAGTCATAGTTGTTCAGCCACACTTGGCTGTCTTTCGTGTTTTCTACATTTGAAGCGAAGCCCATTCCAGTCTGTTCAGCAATGGACTTTATCGCTTCCCAAGAAGTGCCGCTTTCATAAGAGTTCTTGTTGTAGAAAAGTTCAGGCACGTTTATCTGTCCAGAAATGGTGAACTCACTTGCTGTCTGAGACAGGACAGTCCCCGGGATAGATGAAGTCTCTGACACGGATGTTATGATGAAGTCCATCCTGACTGGCTTGTATGTGCCGTCGTCCCCGACAGGCGCGATATAGACACTCATTATAGATCCGTCAGTCGGATAGTATTTGCTCTTGAGCTCATTGTTCGGATCTGCGACTTTCACCCATACCGTTGGCATGAAACTGTTGAAGCTTAGCTTGAAGCCCATCAAGTTGGACGGGTTCACACGATACCCTTTGTTGATTTCGACAAGCGGCATGAACGCGAACATCTTCGTAGTGTCCCCCATGTAGTCCGTGTATTCTTGGGCAATCTTCTTGTCTCCTTTCTCGTCATTCGGGAACGAGATCGGATCAGGCTTTATTGTCGGTTTGACAACAGGCACTGTCTTCAAGTCTTCAAGTCTGTATTGTTTCATGAAAGTATGTTTTATCCAAGTAGAACTTCAGCTCCCCTGTATTTTCTTGATGATTCGCCAGGAGCCATCTCGTTTGTTTTTCTCTTGTTGCGTTTCGATTCTCTTTCTTCTTTTGCTGCTGTCGCAGACGCATTCAGCTTGTTCGCAGCTGAAGTTATCTTTGATGAGGTTGTCTGCTCTTCTACACCAGGCATTATAGACTGTTCTGGGTCGACTGCCCACTGGTTCAGGTCTTTCACTCTTGGTATGATGAGCCATTCGCCCTCATCAACAGCAAACGGGTTGTACAAGTTGTTAGCCCACAATATCGCGTCTATCTTGTCAGCCCAGCCATAATACTTGTACGCGATCTTGTCGAGTCTCATCGCCTCTTCGGGAGCGACGAAATGCATGTTCTCCACAAGAGACAAGAAGTCTTTTGCTCGTACAGTGGGTGCTGACAAGTCAAGAATGTCGCCATCAGGCGTGCTTATCTTTCTTTTCTTTGTGAGTGAAGGATTGTCCATATTATATCATGTTGAATTTTTTCATAAGTTCAGCATTCCGGTACACACACTCGTATGCTGTACTGTTGATTAATGTTTCTCTTATATTCTCATAACGATCATTTGTCAATTTCAACTTCCGTTTCCCGTTTTCGTGTCTGAATATCTCCACTATGTAATGTCCGTATCTTTTCTTTTTGTCTGCATTGTAATATATGAATTCAAAAGTGTCTCTTATACTTGGATAGTCAAGTCCTGCCATGTCAACATATTCAATAAACCCATTAGAACTAGTTGAATATACGCCATATCTTGCTCTGAAGAAATCATTGTCCAAACCTTTGCACACGACAAGAATCATATCACCTGCTTCAAGATTGTCTCCAGGCTTTACTATGTCTACGGCGGTTCTTGCCTTTATCATATTGTCTGTCACATGTTCCCATTCTGCATTTGTGACAGGCTTGAGCTTCATTCGTTCAGAAACAAACTGGTTTGTATCTAATACTTTCATGTTTTTATTTGTCTATATCTGTATCTTTAACTACATAATTGACTTTAGCATTGCCGTGCACCTCAGTAGTGCCATATACATGAGCATTGCCACGTACTATAGCGTTGTCATACACTTTAGAGTTTCCACCCACCTCAGCTTTGCCATACACTTTAGCATTGCCATATGCACAAGCATTACTATGCACTGTAGCATCACCATATACTTCAGCATTGTCATACACTTTAGAGTTTCCACCCACCTCAGCATGTCCATATACTTTAGCATTGCCATACACTTCAGCATTGATATACACTTCAGCCTTATCGTATGCTTTAGCATTCCCATACACTTTAGCATTGTCACATATAAATGCTTTTGCACTCACAAAAGCATTGCCATACACTTGAGCATTGTCACGTACCAAAGCTTCATCTGCAACCCAGCAGTCTCCCATCTGGTCTAGATTGTCATAAGACTCAACCCAGCCACCCAGATCTCCTTTCTTGACCCCTTTAGATGGAATGTCTTTCAAAGCTTTGATGCGATATAATGTTACACCATCTATTGTTTTTGTTGTTTCATCAGTGAGCTCATACTTCGTTTTGGGCATGTATGACTTCATGTCTTTCATGTCTTGCTGGATCTGGTCCAGTTCAGCATTCGTGACAGGTCTGATTTTCATTCGTTCAGAAACAAATTGACTAGTGTCTAATATTCTCATATTTTTATTTGTTTACATCTATATCTTTAACTACATAATTGACTTTAGCATTGCCGTGCACCTCAGTAGTGCCATATACATGAGCATTGCCACGTACTATAGCGTTGTCATACACTTTAGAGTTTCCACCCACCTCAGCTTTGCCATACACTTTAGCTTTGCCATATGCACAAGCATCACCATACACTAAAGCATCACCATATACTTCAGCATATCCATACACTTGAGCATTTCCAAACACTTTAGCATTCCCGCCCACTTTAGCATTGCCGTGTATTTTAGCATCTTCATATACTTTAGCACTGCCCCACATATTAGTGTCACCATACACTTCAGCATTGCCATAAACTTCAACATTATCGTGCACCCAAGTAGTGTCATACACTTTAGCATTGCCAGACACTTTAGCATTGTTCCAGACCCAAGCATTATCTGCAATCCAGCAGTCTCCCATTTGGTCAAGATTGTCATATGACTCAATCCAGCCACCTAAGTCTCCTTTTTTGACTCCTTTAGATGGAATGTCTTTCAAAGCTTTGATGCGATATAATGTTACACCATCTATTGTTTTTGTTGTTTCATCAGTGAGCTCATACTTCATGTCTTTTATGTCTTGCTGGATCTTGTCTTTCATGTCTTGCTGGATCTTGTCCAGTTCTGCATTCGTGACAGGTCTGATTTTCATTCGTTCAGAAACAAATTGGTTTATATCTAATACTTTCATATTTTTTATTTGTCTATATTCCTATCTTTGACCTCATAATCTATTTTAGCATCTCCATACACTTTAGCACTGCCCCACACATAAGCGTAGCCATACACTTGAGCATCACCAAACACACAAGCATTGCCATGCATTTCAGCATTGTCATACACTTTAGCTTTGCCATACACACAAGCATTGCCAAACACTTTAGCATTGCCATATGCATGACCCTTGTTATACACTTGAGCACTGCCATACACTTCAGCATTGCCATACACTGAAGCTTTACCATACACTTTAGCATCTTCATATACTTTAGCACTGCCCCACACATAAGCGTAGCCATACACTTCAGCTTTGTCATACACTTGAGCATTGTCATATACCTCAGCATTGCCATATACTAAAGCACTGTCATACACTTTAGCATTGCCATACACTTTAGCTTCATCTGCAATCCAGCAGTCTCCTTTCTGGTCTAGATTGTCATATGACTCAACCCAGCCACCAAGATCTCCTTCCTTGACGTCCATTGATGGAATGTCTTGCAAAGCTTTTATACGATACAAAACATGGCCACTATGATTCTGTGTTTCACTTGTGAGCATATACTTCATGTCTTTCATGTCTTGCTGGATCTGATCCAATTCAGCATTCGTGACAGGTCTGATTTTCATTCGTTCAGAAATGAATTGGTCAGTGTCTAATATTCTCATATTGCATATATTCATTTGTTTATTTATAAAAAAAGAACGGTCTGCCAATGACAGACCGTTCTCACCGTTAGTATGGAATCAAATGCACTTACTCTTTAGCAGTGCGTTTCACTGCGCCTTCAAGTGTTGATTGAGAGACGATTTTCTGCATGTCAACTCCGGTAGCGTCAGCAACAGTGTCCATTGTCTGCTTGATGACAGTCGGCACATTGCCTGAGATTGCGTTGATGCCGTTTCCGTCTGCGCCGTAGATTCTCACGTCTTTGATAGCGGAGATCGGTTTGGCGACAGATTCAGCAATCTGCGGGAGCTTCTCGATAACCATCTGAGCCTTTGCTGCATCACCATATTTCTGGAACGCGAGGGCTTTCTTCTCCATTGCTTCTGCTTCTGCAAGGCCTTTCTTTTCGATTGCTGCAGCTTCAGCAAGGCCTTTCTGCTCGATTTCATAAGCAGCAGCATCGGCGAGTTTCTTCTTGCCGAGAGCCTCTTGCTCCATCCTATATTGTTCTGCTTCTGCTTGAGCTTTCACTGCACGGGCACGCTGTTCAGCTTCATATGCTTCAGCTTCAGCCTTGCGTTTGCGTTGCTCGAGTTCAGCAGAAGCGGTGATTTCTTTCTGGTATTTGTCAGCATCGGCTTTCTTCTGGATTTCAGCCTCAAGTCTGTTTTTCTGGATCTTGACTTGCTCTTGAGTCAGTTCTTGCTCTTTTCTGGCTTTTTCCGTTTCAGCTTCAACTGCAGCAGAGTTGATTTCCTTCTGGCGTTCTTGCTGCAGCAGCATCTTTGTCGCTTCAGCATCGACCGTCTTCTCGTTCACTGTCTTCTGCTGCTCTTGCTTCTGGATTTCGTAAGCAGCATCAGCCTTTGCTTTCTGAGTGTCTTCAATCACTTTGAGGTTTGCTTTTTTGACAGCAAGTTCGTTGTTCTTCTCGGCGATGATTGTCTCATTGTAGACTCGTGCGTCATTTGCTTCCTTAGCAGCTTCAGATTCTGCGATTGCGATGTCACGCTCAGCTTGTGCCTTGGTGATGGAAGCTTCCTTGCGGATCTTGTAGGTATTGTCAGCACCAAGGTTCTTGATGAGGCCTTCATTGTCAGTGATGTTCTGGATGTTGCATGAAATCACCTCGATGCCAAGCTTCTCCATATCAGGCGCTGCTTTCTTCGCGATTTGGTCGGAGAAACCGTCACGGTCGATGTTGAGCGACTTCAGGTCAAGTGTGCCGATGATCTCACGCATGTTGCCTTCTAATGAATCTTGGATCTGCACAGCAATGTCACGTTCCGTCATGTTCAGGAAGTTCTTGGCTGCAAGGCGGATCCCGTCAGGCGTGTTGATTACTCTGATCTTTGCGACAGCGTCAACCATGACAGAGATGAAATCATTTGTCGGGACTGGCGTTGATGTCTTGATGTCGACTGATGTCTGCCCGAGAAACACTTTGTCGACTCGTTCAAGGCCAGGGATTCTGAACCCGCCTTTGCCGATGAGGATTCTCGGCTGGCGCGAAAGGCCTGAGATGATGAAAGCGTCTTTGGGCGGAGCCTTCACATAACAGATTGCGATTAAGACTGCGAGGACGAGCAATACTGCTGCGACGATGATGAAAATTGTTGGTGTTGCCATAATTTTAATACTTTTTGTTGATACTTATTGTTAATACAATTTGAATATAACAAAAAAGAAAGCCGCTTTACATGAAAACGGCTTTCTTCAAAAAAATAATTCTATGAAAGGTTTATCTGAGGAAATCAGCAAGAGTCTTCTGGGCGGCAATGAATCTTCTGCGAACAGCATGGGCGGGAATTCCAAGTTCAAGCGAGAGGCTTCCGAAGTCGGATTTATCCGTTTTACCGGGCTTCAGCTCGGCATGAACCTCGAAGATGTAGCGGTCTTCTTTGTTGAGAAGTTCAAGTGCCTTCTCAATGTCGATGTTGATTGCTTCACTGTGAGCAACTTCACCACATTTGTCGTGGCCATCCTCCCAGGTCAGTCCCTCGTAAGTGTGGGTGACACCGTCATATTTAGCATTGTCAGCGATGTGGTTCATCGGGATGTGGACGATGTTTCTTTGTTCGAACACTTCACGCTTTGCCATCTCGCGCATTCTCAGGTAAGCGTATCCCCAGAAGTTTCCGCCGCACTTTTCGGCATTGTACTTCTGCAGTGCTTCCCAAGCAGCAATGCTGCAGACTTGGCGAACGTCATTCTTGAGTTCCTCAGTGTAGAGGACGCGGAACTCAGAAGCGATTTGGTTGACGATGTTCGTGAACTCCTTAGAGGAGAGAAGCTCCTCAATGTTCAGGGTTGCGGCTGTGGTTTTGATCTTTTCCATTTCTTTCAGGTTTTGGTTTGACAATCAGTTTTTTAATACAAGACAAAAGTAATAAAAAATATAATACGTTGTACATTTTGTGAAATTTTTTTCTCATTGGTTTTCAATAAGTTAGAAAAAATTTTTCATTTTGTTCCGGAAAAGTTCACAAAAAATGGAAAAATTTTGCAAGAGTGCTTCAAAAACCTGAATTCTGCAGAAACAAAAACCACCGCTGGATTCGCGGTGGTTTTGATAAACAAAATATAAAAAGAAATGAAAGAACCAGTCGGTCTTAAAACGGCAGGTCGTCGGCGGGCTCAAGATCAGCAAGTGCTTGCTGCTCTCTGTCGTGTGATTCTTGAGCAATCTCAATGACGGCTTGCTCTTCATCGGCGGCTTCCTGCTTCAGTTGTTCAATAATGCCAGCCAAGCCTCTCTTGACGCAAGATGCTTCGTAATAGATTTTGCTGAGGACAACATTTTCCAGTGTTGCTTCGGGATATTTTTTTTGTGTGTCCCAAGTAAGTTCTTCAACAAATTTTGCTTTGTCTGACAAGCGGTTCAGTTTTTCAATAAGATTTTCCATATTCATTTTTTAAGTTAAAGATTTATGTTTACAAATTGAATATAACAAAAAACTTCTCAGATTTCACTTGTATAAATAAAAAAACAATTAACTGAATTACTAACCTTAAAACTTTTGCTTAATGTACATTCAAAAAGTGAGAATCGTTGGCGATGATCCGCTTGTTCAGGAGACAGTCAACGTGCCGTTAGACAACGGCGAGAAAATCATTTCAAACCAGCCTTATATTCTTGACGTCATCAATGCTTACCGGTCCACAATGGGCGGCTCTGAAATTGACGACATCGTCAGTTTCGAGACTGCAAACAAGAACACTCTAATAAACAATGTTGGAATCTGCAAGCAAGACGACAAGTTCATCGTGAACATCAACAGCAAGTACGACTGCACGATTCCAGTGGACAAAGAGCCCGATGATGTGAGAGAGTCATTTGATGAAGGCGTCACTTACAAAGTGCCGATTGCAGCTTGCGTCAAGAATGGCATCAATGTGTCTATCAAAGACTCCATGAAGCTTGCCATAAAGAACGAGCTTCGTGCTGCTGCTGTATCACACAACACCTCATCTGCATACACCGCGCACATAGATGAATGCATAAATGGCGGATACTATGTTTCTATACAGGGCGTCCGCTGCTTCATGCCAGGTTCGACTGCAAGTCTCTACAGATTGTCTGACTTCGAGTCAATCGTCGGCTCTAACATCATGGTGATCCCGACCATGTACAACGCGAAAAGAGACATGGTTGTCGTGTCACACGTCGCTTTCTTGGAAGCAATCAAGCCCACCGTGTTGAACAGTGTCATGACTGATGACAGAGAAACCGAATACACTGGCGTAGTCACATTGAAGAAACACGACTATGTGCTCATCACTTTCAACGAATGCCTCGCTGGCAAACTGGTATATACTGACATGGACGATGAGACTAAAGAACTATTCAACAATGACAAAATTGAAATCGAAAAGACAGAACTGAAGTTCAAGATCGATGACGAGCAGAACGGGCAGTTGCTGCTGACTCAGACTTGGAAGACGAGAGAACTGTGGAGAGAGAATGTGTCCAAAGAGTTCAAAGTTGGAATGACGATGGATGGCGTCGTTCTCGGCTCAAGCAAGAAGTTCATTCTTGTCCAGCTGAAATACAATGTGATTGGAATCTTGCCGATGACAGTCGCAGTGCGAACAGGCGACCACGTCAATGTAAAGATTTCCTCGATGGATATTGAAAATAGAAAAATAAAACTAACGCTATGTTAATGGATTCAACCCCGCAGATAACAAGTGTCATCTATTCAGAGATAACACGTGACCTCATCGTCAAATACAACGATGGCTCAGTCGAGAAATATGTCAATGTTCCAAAGGACATTTACGAAAGCATAGTCAACAATGGCAAAGTCATGTCATCTTATCTCAAAGAAAGTCTTGACACCAACTACAAGAAAACGATGTTACTATAACTATAACAATTTAATTATATAATATATGAGCAACGACAAAGACAAACAGTACGAAGAAGACTTGATGAGAGAATTCAACGCGACAGGTGACCTTGGAGCATCTGAGTCACCGACACTTAATGTTTACCCCAAACAGATTGAGCATGAACCAGTGAAGGATCTTGGCAAAGTCAAGAACCCCACAGGAAGGTTCAACAACATTTCTAAAGAGGAGCTCGAGAATGATCCTGACATCCAGAGAATGAATGCTCTGGTGAACTTCGTCAGAATCCCTATCGAGTCATTCCCCTCAATGGGACGGTTCTATTCTGATGATTTCAGTGTGCATATCAGAGCAGCACGTGTCGGAGAAATCCGTGAGTACTCGATGATGGACGAAAGCAATCCGAACGACATCATTGACAAGATGAACTACATGCTGGCAAGCTGCACGAAAGTGATGTTCGGCAACATGCCCGGAAGCTACAAGGACATCCTTGACCATGACAGGTTCTATCTCATAAAGAGACTCCAAGAGCTCACGTTCAAGAATGGCGAGGCTGCAATCAACATCCCAGTCCCTGACGGAGCATGCAAGACCCCGGGCTGCAAGCCACAAGCGACAGTCAAGCTGACGAGCGACATGATTGAACGCGCCGAACTTGACGAGACACTTGAAAAATACTATGATGAGGTGAACAAGTGCTACAGCATCAAGACCAAACACTATGGCGTCATCCAGATGGCACCGCCGACGATTGGTGTCACAAGCATCGTGAGAGACTGGGCAGTCAACAGAGCACAGAACCAGAAACACTGGGACCAGTCACTTGTGCAGATGATCCCGTTCTTCAGAAGAGAATGGCGTCAGTTCAGAGACAAAGACGTCTTTGACATGGCGACAGAATTCGAGAACTGGGACATCGACAAGTACACTCTCATCTACAGGCTTATCGAGAAAATGAACACGAGCGTTGGCATGAGTCCAAACATTCACGTAAGATGTGAGTCTTGTGGAGGGGACATAGAGGTTCCTGTCATGTTTCAAGACATCAGCGATGATGGAAAAGAAGTCAGAGGAGGATTTAAATCTCTATTTGTTTCGTCTCTTTCAGATAGACTTGACGAACTTTCTTAAGACTCGTGTGCTGCTGATGGAGAACTGGCACATACAGCCAAGTGAAATCGACAACATGCAGTACTGGGAATACGAGATATCTATCGAAGAATACCAGAAAATCCTCAAAGAAAGAAAAGAGCAGCAAGATGAGCAGCAAGGCAGCCAGCCCGGAATGTCTGACATAAGCAAGATGGGCTCGAACATGATGAGACAAGCTCAAAACAGTTTCAAGATGCCAAGCATGCCAAACATCTCAATGCCGCACCTGTAAGAAGAATCCGGATAAAATATCCGGATTCTTTTTTTATAAATAAACAAATATTGATCATTACATGAAAATATTGGGTGCTAGCCAGTTTGTTTCAGAACGCATGAAAATCAGACCAGTTACTAATGCAGAACTGGACCAGATTCGGCAAGACATGAATGCCGACAAGTATGAATTCACTGATGGAATGCAATATTATGTTGGACACGTTTTGCATCGTATTCAAGCATTGAAAGACATTCCATCTAAAGGAGTAAAAAAAGGAGACTTAGGTGGCTGGATTGAGTCGTATGACAATCTAGACCAGAAAGGAGACTGCTGGGTTGCAGATAAAGCTTGCGTGTATGATGATGCTAAAGTGTATGGCAACGCTTTAGTGTCTGGAAATGCGACAGTATGTGACCGCGCTCAAGTGTATGGTGAAGCTCATATATCTGACAATGCTAAAGTGTATAGTGATGCTCAAGTGTTTGATGATGCTATCATCAGTTCTTATGCTAACGTGTTTGGCGAAGCTAAAGTGTATGGCGAAGCCAAAGTCAATGATCACGCAAGAGTGTGGGGAAGCGCAGAAGTGTATGACAATGCTAAATTACTAGAAAATGCTAATGTGCATGGCAAGTGCTATGTGTGTGAGAACGCATGTATTAAAGATAATGCAGAAATATATGGATATGCTACCATACGCGGCGATGCGATAGTGTACGGCAAAACTTATGTGCATGGCAAATGCAAACTATATGGACATGTTAAAGTGTATGGAAATGCTCAAGTCTTTGACAATGCTGAAGTGTATGACAACGCTGAAGTGTATGGAAATGCTCAAGTGTATGGATATGCTGAAATATCAGGAAACTCTACCATCAACGGTTCAAGCAAGGTGACATATGACATAAAAGACAACAAACGTCTGGACAATTAAAATCACTAAGCCTGTTGTTTTTTAGATTTGTTTTTTGACATGTCAAGAACCAGCGCCGGGATTCTCGCCCATCTCACAGGAAGCATGCATGTGTTCAGTTCAGTCACCCAGTGGTATGAGTCTTTGTAAGCAGAGAACTCAGCGACTTCATAAAAGTCATGCCCATAGTCAACTATCACGATTTCTCCAGACTGTGGCCTCACATATTCATATTCATTGTAATCAAGGCCCAGCAATTTGTGTTTTAGCTTTTCCCAGAATGTCGGGATTCTTTTCTGCTTGATCTCAACCCATTCCAGTTTGAGATCATCAAGTGGTATCTCATAAAGCGGGTCTATGAATGCCAAATGACTGCCATAATGATATTTGTATTCTGGCTTCTTCAGACCAGTTTTGCTTTTCTGGTAAACCTGCAAGCCGTTTGCGAACCAGTTTGACTCTATCAATGAAAGCACCCACATGACTATTTCTTTTCTTTGATGCCACTTATGTCATTTTTAGACGTGCAGTATTTCAGCAGAGACCATATCCCGTAAGTGGTTATAGAATAGCACCATTCTACATATAACGGCCTTTTTGTAAGTTCATAGAGTTCTTTCGCTTTCTTTTTCATTTCAGAAAAATCGTCGAACTCTTTTGTCGTCGCTTTTTTGGTCTGCCCTGCATCCAGATAATAAACAATTCTGTATAAAGTCATAACTGTAATTTTATGAATACAATTTAATATAATAAAAAATCAAGCAGCTTTACATAAAAAAAGAAGGAGACTTAGAATCTCCTTCTTTTGTAGTGTTCCGAATCATCGAACCATTATAGTTCAATCACTCTTTGGTTAAGAATTGCTAGCAGCGGTTTTCCAAGTGATTTTGCGTTTTCGCATATTAGCACAAACTTGCAGTTCTTGCTGATGTCATAGCCGCCAATCTGGCCTTTTACTGTTGTCATCAATGCTGTCTGCAGTTTTTGTTCAAATTCGCCAACGAGCAGGACAATGTAGTTTTTGTTCTGGTTGTCTTTGATAGTGAGCGCCCATTTCGGGATTGCGATTTTCCCGCCTGTCGTCGGCACGCCACTGACATCTTCTTCGCTTTTTATGTCTTTTCCAGCAAAAAGCTCAACGGGTTCTGCTCCCATCTGTTTTGCATAATACTCGACAAGAGTTATTGCTGATGTCTGGTTTTTCGTTTCAATGCAGAAATTCTTTCCCGCACGCATTTTTGAATAAATTTTCTGTTCTGCGTGACTGATTGGCTTCAAGACATTCTTTTCGTCGCCTTCTAATTCAAGTTTCTCATTGAGATTCATCTGGCTGACATAATCACTAAAGTTCTTTATTTTCATATTTATGCAATGTTTATTTATTTATTTATAAGTTTATCTTTGACCTCATAATCTACTTTAACATTTCCATATATTTCACTTGCGCCACACACTTCAGCATTGCCATACACTTTTGCATTATCGTGCACAAAAGTTTTTCCGTACACTTTAGCATTCCCATATATTTCACTTGCACCACACACTTCAGCATTGCCATACACTTTTGCATTATCGTGCACAAAAGTTTTTCCGTACACTTTAGCATTCCCATACACTTCAACATCACCATACACTTTAGCATTCCCATACACTTCAACATCACCATACACTTTAGCATTTTCATACACTCGAGTTAGGCCGAACACATCAGCATTGTCAAACACCCTAGCATCGTCATACACTTCAGCATTGCTGTGTATTTTAGCATTGCCGTGTATTTTAGCATTGCCATATATTTTAGCATTGCCCCACATATTAGTGTCACCATACACTTCAGCATTGCCATAAACTTCAACATTATCGTGCACCCAAGCAGTGTCATACACTTTAGCATTGCCAGACACTTTAGCATTGTTCCAGACCCAAGCATTGTCTGCAATCCAGCAGTCTCCCATTTGGTCAAGATTGTCATATGACTCAATCCAGCCACCTAAGTCTCCTTTTTTGACTCCTTTAGATGGAATGTCTTTCAATGCTTTGATGCAGTGTAATGTTTTTCCATCACGTATTATTTTAATTGTTTTGTCAGTGAGCTCATACTTGTCGCCATTCATGTCTTGCCGAATCTGGTCCAGTTCAGCATTAGTCACTGGCCTGATCTTCATGCGTTCAGAAACAAACTGACTTGTGTCCAATATTTTCATTTATCAATTTTTCCTTTATTTACATCATAATTGACTTCAGCATAACCGCACACTTCAGCATTGCCATACACGTAAGCACAATCATATACATGAGCACTGCCATACGCTTCCGCATTGTCATACACTTTAGCATAACCATTCACTATAGCATTGTCATACACTTTAGCAGTGCCATACACTTTAGCATTATCACGCACATAAGCATAATCATACACTTCAGCATTGCCATACACTCTAGCATAATCACATACTGTAGCATTTCTGTACACTTTAGCATTGTCAAACACTTCAGCATTGCCAAACACTTCAGCATTGCCATATATTTTAACATTTCCATGTACAAAAGCATTTCCATACACCCAAGCGTTTCCACACACCCAGCAGTTTCCTTTCTGATCTAAATTGTCATATGACTCTACAAAACCACCCAGATCTCCTTTCTTCACTTTCATTGATGGAATGGCTTTCAAAGCTTTGATACGATACAAAACATGTCCCTCGTACGATATCGTTTCATTAGTGAGTTCATACTTGTCACTATTCATGTCTTGCTGGATCTGATCCAGTTCTGCATTAGTCACTGGTCTGATTTTCATTCGTTCTGAAACAAACTGGCTGGCGTCTAATATTTTCATAATTGTTATGCTTGTTTGTTTATTTATATACTGGAATATAAATATTTTATATATGTTTATATGTCAGCTAACACTTACAACCAGACGAAGAACTATGACAATTCAGTAGTGAGATACATAATCGTAGCTTTGCTTGCTGAATTGAGAGACAAGATATACATATACCAGCATCTTGCAGACGGCACTTCTGAGAGAGTGGACATCCCTTTCATGCACTCGATCACAGGCAGTGAGAGATTCTTGAAAGACGAGTTCATGTATGACTCAATCGACAACGGCAAAGCAATCGGCGACTATGAGAAAGTGCCGAGAGGCGTCCTCAACATACAGTCCATATCTATAGATTCTGGCAGCCAGATGAACAAGTTCATACAAGCGAGATTCGTGCATGAAGTAGACGGGATGCTGAAGACATTCTATCTCCGCACTTGCTTCTTGCCGCTCAACCTTTCGTTCACTTGTGACATGGTCTGCTCGTCTCAGCTTGAAATGCTGAAGGTGACAGAATCAGTCATGTCAAAGCTGTATGCAGTCAATGTGTTCTATGTTGACTTGGGAATGATGCATGTCCAGGCTTCTTACCAGCTTCCAGTCGACTACTCACAAGAACGGCCGCTTGAGTTCGCGATGGACGGGCAGAAAGAATACAAAGTGTCTTTCGCCATAGAGGTGAAAAGCTTCATGCCAGTGTTTGAGCATGGAATCATATTCGATGAGATATACGACATGGTGAAGAAGAACGAAGGCACGATAATGACATTCCGCTCTGACGAGTATGGAAATGTCGGAATCTATCCTGGCGGCCTTCTCACGAAATTTCATGTCGGTGACGGGACTGAACACAACATCACCGAGCTTGATGAGCAAATCAAAGGCGGTGAAGTGCACAGCGACATCACGTTTGACAAGATGTTCCCGAAGACGAACATCATGTCTAACCAAGACAAAGACATCGACTACACAGTGAAGGTTCCTGGATTCAATGAGCCACAAAGCACACGTAACCGTTGATAATAATACTATATGAGAAAATTTATAAAGAACATAATCGGAAAACTTATAGAGAAAATAGAATACTTGATGTGGAAGGACTGTCCAGTCATAGACAACAAGTTCATTCGTGTAGAACCAGTTGAAGATGAGGTTTCGACAGATGAAGGACATTCTGCAGCAATGTTTGTCCACCGTACAGTGCCCTACCAGGTGTGGAGAGTGACTCTTGAGAATGGCATTGAGATAGAATGTGCCGATGATCATGTCTTCTTCACATCAGACTTGCGAGAAAAGTTCACTAGAGACTTGACGCCAGGAGACACGTTGTTCACAGACAATGGCGCAGTCGCAGTAAAATCAGTTGAGCAGCTTCCATACAAGCACTGCATGTACGACTTGATGGTGAATGACGAGAACCACAGGTACTACACAAACGGCATATTGAGCCACAACACCATATCTTCATCTATATATCTCGCTTGGTATCTTCTATTCAATTACGACAAGACTTGCTTCTTGTGCGGCAACATCGAGAAGACTGCAGTCGACATTCTCGGAAAGGTTGTTGATGTGATAAAGAATGTCCCGTTCTACATGAAGCCCGGAGTCATAAAGGGCTCGTCACTTGAATGGAAGTTCGACAATGGCTGCAGACTTATGGGCGCTGCGACGACTAAAAGAGCTGGCATCGGCTTCACGATACACTGCTTGTATTTGGATGAGTTCGCGCATGTGGACAAGGGAATCATCGACGAGTTCTTCGACAACATCTACCCGACAGTGTCATCTCTGCCTGACAGCAAAATCATAGTCACCTCGACGCCAAACGGAATGAACCGTTTCTACAAGATATATGATGCTGCGACAAAAGGCATAAACTCATTCGTGCCGTTCCGCATAGACTGGTGGCAAGTGCCTGACTGGGACAAAGTGAACAAATGCTGGAAACTTAGAGGCCCCGACTGGATGGACACCCAGATTGCTCAGCTTGGCAATGGCGACGAAGAACTTGGACGTGAACGGTTTGGCGCTCAATATGGCAACTCATTCTTAAGTACAGGTAGTTTATTACTTGGCCCGAATGCATTGAAACGACTTGAAGAAGACAAAGAAATATTTGTAGAAAAGCCGATCGCAGACTTTGAAGATGCTGAGATTGATGAAGCTGCATTGTTGAGATGGAAACAAGACTTCGAGCCAGAAGAGGCGAAGCATTCTGATGACATGTTCTTGTTCAGCGTCGACTTGTCAGAAGGCAACGGGGGTGACAACACCGTTCTCAATGTGTTCAAGATGAGAGTGATGGACAAGAAAGACTGGGAGAACATAAAAGCTCCGAACAATCCGAGAGACTTCGTCGGACTGGAGCAAGTCGGAATGTTCGCTTACAACAGGATTCACCTGATGCAGTTCGCGAAAATGCTTTACATACTTTCACACAATGTGTTCAATCCAGAAAACGTGAAGATTCTTCTTGAATGGAATGCTTTTGGCGGCGAAGTCCTCAACTGCCTCAAGACAGTGTTTGGAGACAGGAATGACTTTGATGTGTCGACTATATTGAGATTCAAGAGAAGCATAGACAGCCAGAAACTGGAGCCCGGACTGAGACTCAACAGGGACAACAAGCTGATATATTGCCAGAACGCGAAAAAGAACATCGGCAATGGGCGCATGGTGATCCACGAAGAGAACACCATACAAGAGTTCAACTTGTTCGGACGGAACGGCAACAGCTGGGCAGCAATCACTGACCACGACGACAGAGTGATGACGTGTGTCGACGCAAACGCGTTCTTTGACACGAGGGAGTTCGAATGGATGGCTGATTTTGAATTGGAGAAAGATGAAAATGCATTCCACGAAATCATAACGATAATCGGAGAGCAGGGTGACCAGAACACAGACTACAAAAGCCTGTATGCTGTCGGAGCTGGAAACATCGGCGGAATGAACATGTTCAACGCAAAACTGTAAAAAGCTTTTAGCATTTTATTATATTGTCAATAAACAATAAAAATAAATGCTATGTCAGAAGAAACAAATGAATTGACAAAAGATGACGTCATCGCTAACGGGATTGACTGTCACAATGAGAAAAAGTACTATTCAAAAGAAATGAATGAGTCTGCAAAACTTTGTTCAGAGGAGACTGGCATTGACCGTCGTGCCATCATGATGGTCAAGGACTATATCCACTACAAAGGCAGAGGATGGGGAGACACTTGTCTTACAAAATCAGAAGAGAAAGACAAATATCCTGACAGAGTGTCACCAACTTTTAGAAGGCTTCTGGACATCGTCTCGAACTGCTATGCTCTCGGCAAGGAGGATTTGCTGACTGAGTACATAAATGCCTTAGAGGATGCCGGAATCAAACTGGTGATTGATGAGACAAAGTTCTCGCACCCAGATGAAGAGACTGTCGAGACTGCAGACAGATATCTGCAAGCGATGGAGACGTTCCAATGCAGCATCTGTGAACAGAACGACTACATGACTGAGGTGCTGGCTGAGCAAGCTGAAGCTGTTGACTTGTCGCCCAAGAACAAATACAAGCAGATCATCCAGCTTGCGGTGAAGAAACTTGAAGGCAAAGACATCAACGACAAAGTCCACGACGAATATGAGAAAGCTGGACTGTTCATCAACGGACTGGCAAAAGTGTCTGAAATGGATCTGTCAATGCCTGAGCCTGAAGTGTAAGACACACTACACAACATATGAAGAAGCCTCCACAATGGAGGCTTTTTTGTTTTAAAAGTTTTTTCATCGTAACTTGTTATTATATAATTCATTATATGAAAAACATTCAAAATCTGGATTATATCTAAATAATGGAGGATTTTTCTTTTTAGATGACTTTAGAATGACTTTAGATTTTGGAGAACTCTAGAACTTAAAGCAATCTAGATGACATCTAGTGAATTTATAAATCATTTAATATAATTATATATTTAAGACAAGAAAGTGTCATAGATGTCATTAGATGAAATTCTAGTTTTGTTTTAATGAAACAAAGAATTATGCTCTTTCTAAAGAAAGTTCAACCAACACTCCTCCATCGACAAATGGTCCTGCCATCACATCATGACTAGTTATCTTGAATGTTTCATCATCAACATTGATGTACATTCCATCTACAATATCAAGGTCTTTTGGCCAGTTTCGTTTGTAGTCATCTACTGATGAAAAGCGCCAATCAAGTGTGGTTCCACGCAAGTCACAGTAATGTGTTTCATCAGAGTTATATGTATATATGTTGTGTGGATGCAGTCTTGACTGTTCAATTAGTTCTCTCTCCTCACTTTCTATGGCTTGTTTATGCTCGAAATCTTTCAAGAAGCTTTTTCTCATATGTCTCTTCACTTCATCTGCTGTGCCTGTAAGCAAACCATTTTCTGCGAAAAATGTGTTTGCTCTTGGCGCGTCTGAATTGAACTTAAGTCCTTTGTTCTTGAACGCAGTCTTGTCAGGAAGTTGCATACTCAACAAATGAGAACACTGTTTGAAACAAAGCTCGTTCGTGTAAATCATATCAAGAAAGCCATCAGTGAATCCATCATAACCATCAAGGTCAAACCGGTACACCGTGAACTTGTTGAATGTGTTGCCTTTATTTGAAGCAAGCCAAGTCAGGACTTTGCTGACATCTTCATTGCCAAACCACATCTTGTCAGAACCGCGTGTCCCTGAACCAAGTGTCAAGTCTACAGGTTCTTCGAAATATATGAACCAATCAGTGTCAGCAAGTCGGCACGCTGCGTTGACTGTCATATAAAGTTCTTTGCAGTTGCGGACAAGCAAAGTGCTGTTTCTATCATTTGCCGAGATCTGCACATTTTCTGTGTTGTCAAATGCACTAAAATAAAGCTTGTCAAAACACCGTGCGACATTTGCGGGAATGTTTCCACTATAGTTCGCGTTTTCATTCACTGACATTGATAATGAATATTCTGATAATGTCTTTATTTTCATTTATGTTTTTATGTTTTAATATTTATAGGTTTAGAACAATGCTTTCTTTTCTGGTTTCCAGTTGATGTAGTCCCAGTTGAAGAAGTCAGTGCAGACGAAATTGTGGTCCATTATAGAAATGATTTCGTCTTTGTCATAAGTGACTTCCATTTCGTCAAGGAGATCCAGACAGCGTGCCTTCATCTCATCGACATTGTCTTGCATCAGTTCAGTTGCGTAAAGTGTCTTGAACACTGTGACAGGATCTACACCAGAAATAATTCTCCTGTAGACTATGTAGCAGACGAACTGCCCGTTTCCGGCTGCAGGTTCTAAGAATGTCTTTTCTGGATTTGCCCAGTCTTCATCTGAGATTTTGTCTGCCATGCGTTTCACTATGGAATATGGCGTGAAGAACTCTTGTGAGCCGCCAGAACCTTTGCGTCTTGAAAGACGAGCGTCTGTAGTGTAGTTGTCTAAACTCAAAAACTGTTCTATGGAGAAATTTTTCATAACACGTGCTTTTTCATTGTCTGTTCAATATGATTCCGTTCTTCTTCAGTCAAATTGAAGAAATCGTAAAAGTCTTTGTCATTCCACTTTCTAGTATAGTCATTCATGTATGGGAGCCATTGTGGCTGCAGGTGCTGGCCTTGTCTTGTCAATAAGTTGCAGTATTTCATGAACTTTGTGCTGCAGCTTTCATGCCAGTTGATGAACTCCTGTTCAGTCATGTCATCAGGCTTCACTTTCTTTGCGATTTCGTACTGCGGCGTTATGATGTCAAACTCGTCTTCGCTGTCAGGATGTCCGTGTATAGTTGAGATGTTTATATGGTTTTTTATGTTGTCGACTTTTCCGTCATAGACAAGCTGTATAGTCTTGAGGAAAATAGAGAGATTTTTCCGTTCATCTGACTTGAACACTGTCTTGTAGATATCGTACTTCTTGAAGTCACATTGGTAGATCCCGAGCTTTTCAAAAGTGCCGATGCGGAACATGTCATTCATTTCTTTTGCTGACAACAAATCGATGGTGTTTATATGTGATGAGACACTGTGTTCGAATTTCTGGTAAGTTGTAGTTTTCCAGCCAAACACAGCAGGCAAGTCAAGCAGATAGCCAGCAGGCTGCACACTGACGACAGTTCCAGCAGTCTTTATCATTTTTGCTAAGAACTTCAGATGCATATTCTTGTTATACGGCGGGTTCATCAAGCAGATGTCGAACTTAATCACATTAACATTATCTAATACCATAATAATCTGGCAATATCTCTTCTATATGTTTTCTAATCTCATCACTTATGCCATACTTTTTGAACAACCAGTCATCAATCTCTCTTGGAGACTTTGAAAAATGCTCGTCAGTGAAATCAAACCAAGGAATTACATGTGTGATAAAAAATGTTGAAAATTTATTAAAATATAGACAACTTCTAACAAAATCTGTTTTCAGATAATTTATAATATGTTCACAATAAGTTTTATTGTCACAAACAATATAACTCCACGGTGTCTTTTTTCCTTTATAATAATCTTTATATTTGACAGGTTTTAGTTGTTTTTCACATGCGGTGTAAAAATCATCACTGTTTACATGTCCTCGCATTTGGGGCATGTTTACAATAAAATTTTCTACATTTGGATTGAAATCAATTCTTTCTTCATTTTTCTTTTTGCCTAAATGCCCTTTTGAACGAGGACCAAACACTAAATGATTGAAAAAATTGTCTTTTTCATAAATAGGCTTCAGCGTTTTTTCTAATTCGTGCAACAGTTTGTCATCACCATACTTTTTTATGTCATATATATTATCTGTTGTATATTTTTTATCATTGTACGTGACATCAGTCTTTGTATTCTTAACTTCTTTGTTTATATGTATAATGCCAGTGTCTTGGCCTATTGCTGCATCCCCAAAATGTTGTTGGTTTATTTTTTCAATAGATGATTCATATGTATTGATGTTTTCTTTAATTGTGTTGATTTTGTCCAATTGTTTTGATAAATCATTTTGACCAAACAACCAAATAATAGGCTGTATTGATATGACATTTTTGCTTATGTCAATGACTTTTTCCAAAAATTTCAAATGAAGGGTTCCACCATACGGCGGGTTCATCAAGCAGATGTCGAATTTCTTTCCTTTGTTCTCTTTTGTCATATCTGTGTCTAAAAAATCTTTTATGTTGTAATTGTCCGTGTTATCAATCTCAATCAAATTCTTCTCATCCAGTCCAAGTGTCCTCAATACAAGTCTGATGAACTGCTTCGTCATTGATGAGCTTGCCACAATCTTCACTTTGTTCGCGACTTTTTTGCCATATTGCTCATATATCTCTGTCACGAACTCACCATTCTTTGAGTTCACCTCTAAAATGCTGTCTGCTTTCTCGAAATCACTTCTGTCCAGTTTGGCAATCATCTTCTTCACGATTGTCTTCGGTGTGATTACCTCGCTTTTGTCAAGCTTGCCAAGTTTCGCCATGCATGTCTGGACTCTTTCGGCAGGACTCATCGTCTTGTCTTTCGTTATGTAGTTCAGTTGAGAAAGATAGAAGCTCAGCATTCTCCGCTCTCCACTTGTCATTGTGCTCACGATGTCGTTCACTGTCTTCTCATTCATCTTGAAGCTTGTGAATGTTTTCTTGCATTCCTTGTCATTCTTCACCAAGTCAAGATAGTCATGTATGGTGTTTATTTCATTTTCCATTCCCATGCACATCGCTGAATACAAGATTCTCTTTATCATGTTAGCCAGCCTTGCTTTGTTGTCTTCAGCAACCGGGTTCTTGCCTGGTTTGTTTCCGCTGTCACTGGCTGTGTTTTTCTGAGTCCCGCTTTTCGTGAGCTGCAGTTCTGGCGAGTCTTCTCCCTCAACGTTCATTATCTCTTTTGCTGAGTTGAGTTCGTTTGCAGAGAAGCTTTTCAGCAAAGCAGCATTGCCAACGTTGCTGTAGAAATGACTGAAGTCATTTATGTTGATTGTCTCTTCAATAGATTTCGTCCTGTTGTAGTTGATGTATTTCTTCAGCAAGTCATCAACAGAAAGCTCATGCATTCCAGAAACGATGGTGTCTGTGTTAGTTGTGTAGACACTGTCTTTCGGGACTGAATAGAGAGGCGTCGTCTTCAGCATCCGTTTGACTATTTTCTCAAACAAGTCTTTTGACCATTCTTTCTTTGATGCCAGAATCTGAGCATTCGCCGTGCTGTTCACCATTTCGAACATCCTGTCTATCTTGAAGTCCACCACATAGACATTCGCTTTCTTGCACATCTTGATTTCTTTGCCGGAACTGTCTTTAGCTTTGCCGACACATCTCGTGCAGAGTCTCATTATGTTCTGGTCATATTCTTGCGGGCTTCTCGTGTCTTTCATGTACAGCATAGAATCCCACAGCGGTATCGACACTCCCGTCAAGAAACGGTTCACTGTTATTGTCAGGCTGTGCTTGCCTTGCTCTTCAAGTTCTTCAAGTCTGGTGTTGAGAGCATCAGAATCTTTTGCTGCTGCTTCAAGTCCGAAACCGCCTGTGCTTCGTTTGCTTCTTCTTTCGACAGCGATGATGATTTCTCTTTCTTTTGTGTTGACGATGTTCTCATCAACAAGCAAGTCTCTCATCAAGTTGCAGTCATTGATATGCGGGAGCACCATCACCATATGTTTGAAGATCTCTCCGTTCTTTATCTTGTCTTCGTTCAACCACCCTGGCATCTTCTTGCTGTTCGCGCCGAATATGTTCTCCATCAAGTCGATGACAGCGTCTTTATGTCTGAACTCATTGCCGTCGTTCTCAAACAGAACATGCATTGCTGTGTTCTCGTCTGACTTCTTTATAGCTGACATGCATTTCTTCGTCAGTTTCATCCCGAACTTGTAGATGTTCGGTATTCCGAAATATGGTGATTCTGACTCATCTTGGCCAGGATGTTCTTCCACCCATTTGTCACGAGACTCGATCATGTCAGACAATGACACGTCTGAAATGATTTCTTTGTGAGCATAGTTGTCGCCGAACTCACCACTTGCTAATATGTAGTATGGCGTTCCCGAACACTGCAGCCTTATTTCTGCGTCGATGCTTCTTGTGTATTCGTCAAGTTTCTGCCTGTCTTTGCTCTCTTTCTGCATCTCTTTCTTGACGTCATCGTAGTCCATATAGTCTTTCGCGAGTCCTGTGGCTTTGCCGTATATGTTAGAATGTGATCCGTAATGTGTCTCGTCTATGACGATGAGTTCAGGCTTGTTCTCGAATATGTATCTATGCTTGTCTTTTATCTTCCTGTCTGTCTTTTCTTGTTTCACGCCAAGGCTTGCATCAAGTCTGTCGTGTTTTCCAGACAAGTCTTGCAATGTCGCGTATATGATGACCGTCTTGCCCTCTTTTCTCTTTTTGTCGATGAGGTCCGGATCTTGGTAGAATTCGGTGTGTATCCTTCCGCTGTTCTCGTCTTTTTCAGAGACAGCAAGGCTGTGGTTGCCGTCGAATTCTATGAAGCAGAAGTCATCGATGAAGTCGACGTGATTTATGTCATTCCGCCAAGCTTCACGGGTGTCAGCTTTTGCTGAAGTCACCACAGCATACTTGATGTTGTTGTTCTTTATGATCCAGTATGTCGCTGCAGTCTTGCCGAACCTCATCACGGCAGCCATCAGCAAGTCAGTCTTGCCGTGTTGTATCGCGTTAGTAGCCGCGTTTATGCAGTCTGTCTGGAGCGGTGTCGGTGAGAATGTGTTCGGAGCACCCATTGCTTTGCCAGCAAGAGCTTTGCTTCCATCAAAGATGAACTTGTACAGGTTTATGGCTGACTTGTTGTTTCTGATGTCATTCTTCAACTCAGCCATGATGTCGCCGATTATCTTGTCAGAAAGCGCGTCAGCCTCATTTCTGGTGATGTCTTTGTATTTGTTGAAGAACTCTTTGCTGACATGGATGTTCTCTACCTGATGGAACCGTTTGTCGTCTGGCTTCACGTTAGCATAGCCACGGCCTTCTATCTTCGCGTGCACCGGATAGTCCATGAAAAACACTTTCTCTCCAAGCTGGTTTATCTCTGTCGCTGTCCATTGTCCGAGCACTGTTATGTCGTTGTATTTCTTCTTCCACTGGTCGATGCGGTTCTGCACTCCCTGGTTCGTGTAGCCGACTTTTATCGCGTCAGGGATGTCTTTCGTGATGAACGCATATATCATGGGAGTGTTCGTCCTGAGGTATTTTCCAAAGTCTGACTCGTTCTTAGACAAATTAGACAATGACTCAGACAGCATTTCTTTTCTGTTGAAATAATAGTACTCATTAGACTTGAGGATTTTCATAAGTCATATCTATTTGTCATATTTATAATTGAATATAACAAAAAACTCAAGAAAATATATTCCTGATTATGCAGCCAAGAAAGTTTAGACTTGCTGGCCTGTACCAGACAGCTCCACAATACGGACAGTCATAGTGCCAGTCATCATCATAGTCTATGATTGAGTTGTCTGGCTTATCTATATCATATGCATAAACTAGTTTGCATTTTCTGCACTTGTGGAACCTGTAATGATTCTTCAATACTTCCGGGTCAACTGTGTCTATCTTGCCGACTAAACTTTTGTTGTCACTGAACATGTTCTAAAAATATTTTTAGTTCGATTGCGCCAGCTTCTGTGCAGTATGCTTCACATCTCAATTCTTTGCCGTTGTTGAACAGTATCCGTGTAAGTTCACTGCCTATTGCAAAATATAAAACATCAGCAGCAGCATTGTTATCACACGTCTTGTATCTCAGCACTTTGCCAAGAGTGCAGCTTTTGCGGTTTATGCAATTGTCATCAGTCTTGATTATTATGTTTTGGGATGTGAGCACCGGTGCTGTTTTGTTTTTGCCAAGAAAAAAAGATATCGAAAACTGCAAGTTGTGAGTTACTGGTATGAATCTTTGACTATAAATGACACAGTTAAGATTGTCTGTTATGATGCATTTGAGATTTTCGTTGTCACTAAACATGGCTATTCAAAATATTCTTTAGGATTCTTCACGTCTTTTTCAAAAAAGAAGCCGCCTTGTTTATTCATCAACACGCCATCAAATAAGCATACATATGACTCTCCTTTGTGGAATTTAGTTCCATAATAAGTATACATGAGCGGTATCGCATCATAGTCTTTTTTGCAGAAATATGTGTATCCGGCTTTCAAGAAATGATTGTCTATAAGTTTTGGATTGTCACTGAACATTTCTCTCAAATTTTAGAGTCCCAGTCAACGATGAATTCGTCAAATGTTTTCGCATAGTCTGCAAATGATTCTGTGAAACTAGTCTGTGGCATCACACGCAAACTGTCTGAGTCGTTCATCAGTTTGCTGATGTTTTCACTGTCGATGAGATTGTAGAAAAAAAGCTCTGCTCTCGGAGGATCCATTTCTGTTTCCGGGATGAAGTCTTCTTTCACGAAATCTTTAAGGTTGTCATTGTCGCTGAACATGTTCTAACAATATTTTTATTCTTACTCCACCGTTTTCGGTTACATTTGCTATGCATTTGATATCTTTTCCGTGGTTCACCAATACTTCAGCTATAGTGTTGTCGAGCATATTTGAGAAATATGACACATCAATATGGACTGTTCTGCCGCATGTCTGGTATCTTCTTATCCTAGCTATTGTAGAATTGTAGAAATTCACCTTTTCGTTGTCTGTCGTTATGTACAATGTGTTGAACGTCACATCAGGAGGCCTTCTGTCCAGAACGAAAGACGCAGAAAACTGCACAGAAGTCGGATACGCTAACCCAGCATCTTTGCCAAGAAAAGCATTCTGGTTGTATATGACGCAGTTCAAGTCATCAGTGCATTTTATGTTTTTGGAATCGCTAAACATCACGCAACACTTTTTCTAAGGGTTTTCAAATCATCCATGTACATGTCTTTCGGAACACGTTTCTTCATGTCATCAAGTTCTTTGGCTTTCGCTTCTTTCTGTTTGAGGAGTTCTTCATATTTCTCTTTTGTCAGATTGTAGATAGCCATGTTCGTCAGGTAGTCAAAGCTGCCGTTCATCTTGTCGAACTTGTTGTCTGCAAGCCAAGCTACCACTTCTGCTTTCGGGACATTGTTTACTTTGAGTTTCTTGTCGATGATTGACTTGATGAACCGTGCTTTGTTTGACAGCACGAGAAGCTCTTGCTGCAATTTGTTGATGATATATTCTTTTCTCTTGTCGTACCATTTTAGTCTGAACTCACAGAAATATGGTATGATGTCTTCAGCTTGACTGAACACTTTGAGCTTGCCGTTCTCATCGATAGCGACGATGTTCTCTGTCTCAGACGAGTTCACTTTCAGCACATTCTCCAGCTTGCCTGAAGAGATGAGGTCTTTAAGAGTCGCACGATTGAACTTCAATGTGTAGTTGACTGAGCTTGAACTGTTGTTGTCGTAGTCAAATATGGTCTTTTTCGTGCATAGTGTCTCGAGCCAGTCTTCATACTTCTCGAATGTGATGTCAGGCGGCAGTTCAGTGACTTTCACTGTCGTGGTGTTCACTACTTGGTATGCGCCTGATATGTTCCACTTGTTCACGATTTCGTCATCTCTTTTCCAAGTGCCGCTGAACTCTCTGAACCACGGCTTGAGCTCTTTCACTTTCTTGCCTTTGAGATAGTCGGTGCAAGCGTCAATGACATCAAGCGGGTTCCTGTTCAAGATGTTAGTCGAATATCCGACTGCGATGCCGGAACTTCCATTGAGCAGTATAGTCGGGACGATGGGCAAGAAGAAGTCAGGCTCGACCTCGACGCCTTCGTCTATCTTGTTCTTGAGAAGTTCGAAGTCTTTGTAGAGAAGTCTGAAGTTCTTGGACAGTTTCGTGCCGATGTATCTTGGAGCACCCATTGCTGGCACACGGAGCGAGCCATACTGCCCGTGGCCTTCTAACAGCGGGAGGCTGTTCTTGTATGTGGTGCCCATGAGCGAGATTGCTTTGTTGAGTGAAGCATCGCCGTGAGCATACATCGCTTGGCTTGAGACATGCCCGCCAAGCTGGAACACTTTCATCGGCTTCTCGTTTCCAGTCTTCCATATCTTGTTTGCGATGTATATGATTTTTCTCTGCACTGGCTTGAAGCCATCGATGCAGCTCGGTATTGCACGGTCTTCAACTACAGATTCGGCGAACTGCCTTTGGTCAACGTCCAGAAAATTGTCTATTGTTCGTGTTCTCATTCCAATAATTTATAATTGAATATAACAAAAGTATGCAGTATTTGAATAAATAATAAATTTAATGTGTGTTTTTTATAGACTAAAAAAGCCGTCAGTCAGGCGGCTTGCTATTCATTTTATATTTTATTTGTCTATACTTTTATCTTTGACATCATAGTTGACTTCAGCAGTGCCATGCACTTGAGCATTGCCATATACATAAGTATTGCCATACACTTTAGCATTGTTATACACTTTAGCGTTGCCAAATACATGAGCATAACCATTGACTTGGGCAGCGTCATACACTTTAGCTTTATCGTGCACATAAGTGTGACCACACACTTTTGCATTGTCATACACTTCTGCGTCACCATACACATAAGCAAAACTATATACATTAGCATCGCCATACACTTTAGCATTGCCATACACTTCAGCACGGCCATACACTTGAGCATTGCCATACACTCTAGCGTGGTCAAACACGCGAGCATCATCTGCAACCCAGCAGTCTCCTTTCTGGTCTAGATTGTCATACGACTCAATCCAGCCACCTAAGTCTCCTTTTTTGACTTCTACTGATGGGATGTCTTTAAGTGCTCTGATGCAATATAATGTTGTGCCGTCTCCTATGTTTTTTGTTTTATCGGTGAGTTCATACTTCATGTTTTCTATGTCTTGCTGGATCTGGTCCAGTTCTGCATTAGTCACCGGTCTGATTTTCATTCGTTCAGAAATGAATTGGTTTGTGTCTAATACTTTCATAATTGTTTATCTTACATTCTCTTTGTTGTTCTCGATGAACTCTTTGTCGAAGACTTCGCCATAGCACTGGTAAGGGCCGCTTGCCATCACCATCAAAGCAGTTTCTGGATCCCAAGATCCAATGACTGCATATGTCTGCTCTGACGGATCATGACCGATTGCAAGTTCTTGTGTGACGTCAAAGTATTTGTCTCCAATCTTGTTGAATGCGTGCTCAATGGGAATGCCTTGGAATATGATATACCCTTCACAGTATTCAACATTTTGCTCTACCAAGCATTCTGCAGTGTGCAGTGCATTTGCATAGCATTCTTTGACGACGGGATGCACTCTTCTCTTTATCTTCTCTATCGTCTCTTCGTCAAACAGTTCTGCTAACGGCGTGCATGTCACTTCTTGTATGCAGTCAAGTTTCGCTTGAGCAAGCTTCTGCTGCATCCCACTGCCAAGCTTCGCCATAAATGACAACATTGTAGTCACCGCATCTAATGACGATCCGGAACCGTATGCTTCAAATGTCTTTATGTATCTCATTACTAAATATTGTTTTCATTATTTATATAAATAATTTAAATAAAAATACAGTATGCCAAAAATAATGAAAGTTGATGAAATTGCGAGAAACCAGATAAACGAAGCGGCTAAACTTAATCCGCAAGTCAAACTTAGTTTTCGTTATAATACTTCACCTGAAAAAATGAAAGAATATCTTTCAAATCTTTTGTCTGCTTTTGGTGATTATGCCATAAGTTTCATTGAAACAAGTAGAGGCAGTTATCATAATCTTAATGGATATGAATATAGCTGGCATCCATCAAAAGGAGTTAGTACGGACAGGATTAGAAAAAATGACATGATAGACATCATCATTGATGAAGGCAATGTTACCATATACTTTAACTAATAAATGGGACAACAGATAAATGAAATATTCTGCATATCAGAAGAGTCGCCAAGATATTCTGACACGGCACTTGAGATTCACGACAAGCTAGTGAACATAATTCAGAAAATCGAGATCATGCTTTACACGCCAAAAGGAAGCCTGCTTGCTCAGCCAGATTTCGGTGTGGATCTTGAGAAATACATTTTCGAGACTAATGTGAGCGCGGACTTCATACGGAACGAAATCAACATGCAGATCTGGAAATATGTCATGTCAAGTGAAGACTCTCGATACAATGTGCTGTGTGACGTCAACTTCTATGAACGGACAATTGAGAGTTCATTCATGTGTGTGGTTGACATCATCATAAATGACTATGTAGTGACATCATACGCATTCTAACATGGCAGCTTTATATTCTATAGGAGACAAAATCAAAGAAGTTCTTTATCAGTGCACGACGGCAGCAAAAGTAAGTCTTGCGTTTTCTGACATTTTGAAAGAATGTCCACTTGTGATGCAAGACATACGGCCCGGAAAGCTTTATGTGTTCAACTATTTTCCGCCATCAGCCAAAAAGAAAATGATTGACACTCGGCCATACATAATGTCGCTCGGCCCAGACAAAGAGAAGTCAAACTTGTTCTATGGCATAGACATGCACCACATTCCATACAAGATGAGAGCCCAGATATTCGAGTTCATCTACAAGATGTTCAGCTTTGACATAGAGAAAGAGATAACTGACTGGCCAGCAGTCGCTGACTCTACAAAGCAGAAACCACTTTTCAAAATGAACACTGACATAATAACGAAATCACCGTTCAATGTCAACATAAGTCCGTGCATAAAAAGATACAACTTAGAATTCGTCACACAATGCTGCTGCGTCAACTACAACCTCATTCATTACATGCTTCTTTCTGACGACAACTACTTCATGAACGGTACAATCAAGAATGCCCAAGAAGAATTCATCAGACATGTGTTTGACAAAAAACAAACCAAATAAGCTAGATGACATCTAAGACACTTTATATCCAGACAATAAACAATATTGAAATCATACAAAAATGCACCAGAAATCATCTATGAAATCTGGTGCATTTGTTTTTGTGTGACACTCAAAACATTCGTTTCTTGTTTTTAGCCAGAGAAAGATCCCATGACGAGATGTCTTCATCAAAGTTAGAGTATTTGAACATCATGTCCACATCGCACAGGCTTTTCGTGTTCCAGTCTGAAATCCTTAGATTCTTCACATTTGCATAAGCGAACGCATATGACATGTCTATCACTTTGCTGGTGTCCCACATCGACAAGTCACAGTTGACACTTGCGTGGTAGAATGTGGCTTTCATGTGTTTCACATTTCTAGTGTCCCAAGAACTTATGTCAGGGAACTTCCCGTCTGGAAAACAGCATCCGCTGAACAGGCCGTTCAGACTTGAGATGCAAGACACATCAATGTGGTTCAGAGAGCAGTCATATCCATTTTTCTTTATCTCTTCATGAACGACTTCATATATGGACAGATTGTTCACATATATTCTGCTGCATACTTTTATGTAGAAATTTGGACTTGAGAATGCCATTTAGTTCTCCCAGTTGTAATTGTCATCGTCTTCCCAGTTCTCGTCAACTGAGCAGTCGTTCTCTGACACATAGTCATTCACTATGCTTTTTGCTGCTTCTAATGTGTCTACATCTACATAGTATCCATCCGAATTCAGTTCAAGGATAAATTTAGCACATAATAACGCTTCTTGTTCCATTGTTCTTTTATTTGGTTTTATATGATTGTCTTATGAATCTGTCAGCAAAGTCGGCAAGACTCAGATACCGTTCCACTGTCTCACAGCTGCAAGTCTCTTTTATTTTTTCTAAATCGACGTTCCTGTTGTATGGCATGTCAATCAAAGCCGCGTGCTTAGCAGTGCACCCGATGAACTTGTCTGGGTTGTCATCAATCATATAGTCAAGACTTGCTATCATAGACTTGTCTCTGACAAAACAGATCTGGTCAGTGTCTATGTCGTTCTTGTGAAGCCAGTACAAAGTGTGGCTTATGTTGTCATACGTGCTTTGGCTTGTCACTATGTACACCGTCCCTATTCCCGACAAGAGATGGTAAGCATCAACAGCGCCATCTACCGGTGCAGACATTCTCAAAAGAATCTCTGCGTTCTTGCCAGTAAAGAAATACTCGTTCGCATTCGGTATGTCTGGGAAAGTGTCTCTCACGTCATAGTTCACGAAATCTTTTCTGGTTATTGTCTTCCCGAACTTCACGTTGTACAGGAATATGATGCCATCTACCAGATTCCGCAGGACGCCATCTACATCTATGCCGAACTTCATCTTATTCTTCACTCTTCACTGTTTCTTCATTCATGTTCTCTTTAGCATATTCTGGATTGAGAACACATATAGCTTGGTAAATCAGAGCTGAGTCTTTGAGAGCATACACTCCACTTTTCTGCCCGATTAGAGCAGCTTGCATTAAAACGTTGATTGCTTCTTTTTCGTTCATGTCTTTAAATTTTTGTTAATTGTTGTAAACTGATTTTATATATGTTTCTGCAATCTCGACACCTTTAGAGAATGCGTATGAAATGTTCACGCTTGTGTCTTGTATGGTGTATGAGGCTGCTGTGTTAGCAAATATCAGATTGCCCGTCTCGAATGTCCATTCTCCATTTTTTGTTCTCACATCGACTCTCCACACTGACATGTCATCTTTCAAAGTTGATGTGAGTTTGAACATATATCCATTATACATGAATATCCCCAAATAATACGGACTGATACTGTCGCTGTCATTGTATTTTTCAAAAAGCTTTCTCATCTTGATAATTTATGAAATCTTGCAGCTTGCCTGATAGCCAAGTTGTTTTATTTATTCGGTCACTCTTCTCGGCATCTGGAATCTTGCCATAGATTTCTCTCATCTTTTCAACAGGCATTGACGGGTGCTCCGACAGATATTCCATCGATTCTGAGAACATCTTTCTCCAGCATCCGTTCTTCAATGCATGTGTCACTTTCTGCAGGCACCAACTGATAGTGTTGAGTATCTCCATGTTAGTGCGTTCAAGTTCTTTTTCCGTGTCCAAGACAATTGCACCACCGTTCGTGGACATTGGATCCCTGAGATATGTGGTGACTGCTGCGCCAGCAGTTCCCATTCCAAAGTTCCTCACCATGTTTGACGCAAGCGTTGTAGCGTTCACCAGATCTTCGCTTGCGCCACTTGTGATTTCATCATCGCCAAACAAAATCTTTTCTGCAGCATAACCACCAAGGCTTGTCATTATCTGGTCAAGATAGTCTTTTCTCGTCATGCAACATTCATCTTCACTGTTGTCGGGAAGCATGAAGCCGTTTGTGTGAGATGACGCAGTCACTGACATCAGTTTTGCTGGAAGTTTCCCGGTGCATTTGCTGTACATCACGAAATGCCCGCTTTCATGCACCGCAGTGATGATCTGCTGCTCTTTGTTCGTCCTCTGTCTCTGGCTGATTACTCTCAATGGCTGCTCATATTTCATTGAAATGACTTTGCCGGTTGAGGTGTCCACATCTATAAGTATGTCATTGTGTTCGCATCTCATATGTATTTTTGATATGTCAAACACATTTTGGTTGATGCATTCGGTTATCACATAAGCAAGCTTCGTCTTAGCAATCTCATATATGGAAGTGAACACTGGTCTTGTTCCTTGAGCTGGGAACACGCCGTCATTGTATATGAGTTCTTTTATTGTGTCATCAAACTCGATGTCTATGTCTATGTCGCTTTTGACTGATTTGGCATATTTCTGCAGTTCAATTTCTATAATCTTCTTGAACTCATCTTTAGAGAAAGACGGGTACAGTATCATTATGCTGCCAAGTCTTGCAATCTGTTCATTGCGGAATCTTTCGTGAAGCGCTTCTTTGACATCTATGGCAGAAAGTTTCTCGGTAGCAATCTTGAACTGGTCTGGATCCATGTCAGGGTCTACATTGTAGCTCATCTCATAAGCTTCATCAATGTTTCCCATCACGAACACCAATGCTTGGCTGTAATCTATATTGTAGCCTTTGCCAAGCCGTTTGCTGAGTCTTTTCACTGTGTCATACAAGTCTGTCATCGACATTTTGTTCAGTACATCATTCTTGTACACTTCATACGGGCAAGAGATGTCTCCCAATGTTCCAAGAACGTCATATATCCTCACACCAGTTTCACATGACATGTAGAATGAAGTGTCATTTGTGAAACTTCTGTCTAAAAAATCAGACCAGTATCTTTGAGTGACAAAGTCCGAATATGCTTCTGGAACTTCACCTTCTACATTGAAGAATCTGTAAAGTTCAGCTTTTGCTGATGTGGGCAGGTTTTTCATGCATTCTTCTGAATTGACCCATACTCCGTCCTTGATTATCCCGCCACATGTGTCAAACACTTCTATCGCATTTGTTATTCTCTCAAAAGTCCTTTTCGTGTCGATGTCTGAAGAGCGTTTTATCTTTCCACAGTCAATGATCTCCCATATTGTTTTGAGTGACGTCTTTATTTCTTTCTCTTTGCCATTCTGGTCAAGTGAAGCAGCAAACTGGAACTCATCAAATATGAACACTGGATTCTTTTTAGTGTATCCGATTGTCGTGCGGAACTCATCTTCAATGTCATTTGAATTGTCTTCACCAAGTTTTGCTAAGTTGTAGTACATGACTCCACTGGAAAAGTCAAGCAGTTCGCATATACGGTTCACGAGACTTGTCTTGCCACAGCCCGTCATGCCCCATAGATTGATGACGACTGGACGCTCGTTCAGTTCAGGGAACATGTACCAGGGCTTTATGTTGTTCATCACCTGGTCGATTATGCTGTCTATGCCAATGAATTCTTGTTTGAGAACTTTTATGCAGTTGTCTATCTCCTGCTCTTTATGCTGTAATTTTTTTATATCCATACAAAATGAAATTGACAAATAAAAATAATAAAAAACGGACTCATATTTATTACAAGTCCGTTTTAGCTTATAAAAGAAAAATCATCATATCATATTCGCAAGCCAAATGACATTGGCTGTCTGCACGCTGTCAAGTATCATATAAACTGAACCGTATATTCCCCAAATGTTGAATCTTAGACTTTTCTTGTCTTTGAAGAACGGCAAGTCTTTCTCATCAATCATGAACAGATGAGACTCAGAATGCTCTTTTGCAGAAACATTGCTCACATATGCGGCAGTGACAGCATGATTGTTCTCGTCTGACACACTCAACTGTCCGACATACAGCATGTCATATCTATTGAGAGTGACTAACACAAACAAGCCACTGTTTCCAGCAGTGTCTTTCACGACAAACGGGAAAACATTCAGCGGAACGACTGTGTCGAACTTGATGTTTGACGAGCTGTATGACACATAGCCTTCTGCAACATTGTCATCCACGACAATCCAAGACGGGAGAGCTTCAGTCTCTTCCACGACTTCCACTTGAGCCTCCACAGGAGTATCGGTTTCCGTTTTTTGTGGACTGCATGCAAACAGAAACAAACTGAACAAAGCAATAAGAATTCTTTTCATTTTGTTTTTATTTATCAAAAAAGACTTTTTATATGTTCGTCAAATTTTGTGTTGTCGAACATGAACACACTCGGATTCATTCTCGACAAAGTCTCCCAGTTTTCAACAATGCGCACTGCTTCACTGACAATGAACTGCGCAGTTCTTGCCGGAACATTCTGCCCGATTTTAGGGTAGTTTGTCATGTAGTCGCCATACAGTTCATAGTCATGTGGATGTCCCATAAGATGAAGCCATTCTCTTGCATTCAGAATCCTGTTCTCTTTGTAGTGCAATGTGGTCAATATAGTTTTGAACATGCATACCGGAGCAAGTTCAGACTTTTCTGTAAGCCACCCGGGAGCGATGGAATAGAAGTTCTTGTTCATCGCAATTTTCTTTCTTATATGGTCTATGTTGTGTCTAAGCTTTTCTTTTGTTTCACTGTCATAGTCAACCTCATCAAGCCACTTGTCAAACTTGTCTCCACTTTTGATGATGCAGTCTATGGACCAAGTGTCTTCGTCGTTTCTGAAATCATCACCATACATGTCATATATGAACTTCATTATGAGGTTGTTTATTGGCTCCATTTCAATTGGTTCTTGCTGTGACGCGTTTTCCGGTATTCTTGAAAGATATTCTACAACATTCGTCATCACGTGCTCTCCGTTCATGCTCGGACATCCTGACTTGCCATCAATGTTCTTTATCATCATCACAAATGTGCGCGGACGGTTCTGGCAGTTGTCGTGGAACTTAGTGTTAGTCTTGTAATAGACAACTGAATAGTCATGTTCAAACGCGATTTTGTTTATCATGTCTCTTACTGGAATGCCGGCGTTGCTGAATAATGTTGGAGCATTCTCGAATATGTACACTTTTGGCTTTATGACACTCAAAGCAAATTCCGCGTTGAATATCATGTTGTTGTTCCGTTCAGATTTTGTTTCATCTTTGGCGATAGTCGCTTGCGACAAACCCGAACAGACAGGGACAGACACAACAATGTCAGTGTTAGAAAAATCTACTTTTTCTTTTGTCCATACTGGATCGTCAATGATGTTGACATTGTTGATGTCCACTTTGTCAAACGGTTTTCTGTCAAACAACTGGTATGCTGGAATTTCGTCTCTTTTCTCACACCATTTAAGCAGACTATATTCATTTCCTGCTTCTTTTATGTTTCCATTATCATCAAATTTTGTGGCTGCAAGTCCAGGATAGCTAAGAACCCAATCCGCTTTGTGTCCGATTGCATTCATCGCGCCAATGTACATTCCACCAGTCAATGGCTGTATGCAGCCCCATTTTATTTTTTTCATCAAAATAGTTTTTTATGTTCTGCTATGTGTTCTTCAACAACCGCATGTGCTTCATTGCAAGGGTTAAGTATGCTGTCAAACATATTATAAATCAAATCATCAGAAAACATGTATTCTTCAAAACAGCCATACAGTTCTTCAAGAAGCTTGTGATAGAGATCATTGTCTGCTTCTAACTCGTTTATCTTGTTGTAAAGTTCTTCAGGATTCTCTACTTTTATGTAGTCAGGAAACTTGCTGTATATATTTGTGGTGTCATAGTCATTCTTGCACCAAAACGGCACTATGCCATAATACAGCATAGAATACACTTTTTGTGTGACGAATCCAGTATAAGCAGTGTTTGCTGGAATGACGAAAGTGTATTTTGTGTTGAACATCTTGTCTTCCATTGCTATCATTGGCACCTCTTGGACATTTGCGTGAATTTCGTTCATCGCGTCAAGATTCTTCTTTGTCCATTTGCCATAGATTGTCTGCTCAGGCCTGTAGTCAAGAATCCATTTCTTTATGTAGTAGAATCGTTCAAGGCTGTTGTCTGGTGACTGGTTGCATATGATTTCAAATGTTCCAGTCTTGTTCATGTTTCTCCAGTCAACGCGGTTTTTGTTTCTCAAAAAGAACAGCTCTATTGGCTGGTATTCTACTTCTTTTTCAACAAGCTCATAGTCAGTAGTAAGCACCGTGTTTTCATTGAACTGTTTTAGTGTTATGCTCCCACGATATTGGCTGAACATTCTTGCGGGTATTCTGACATCACGTGGCCATTTGAAGCAGCTCGTGTCATCGGTGTAATAATATATTGGCCCGTCAGTGTATTTCAATGGCGCGAACTTGTATGCGCTGCTCTTGTCCATTTCTCTTGGCTTCATTGGCGTGCCTTTGCTGGTGTTGAATTTCCAGTATTCCACAGGTGTTTCTGTTATGAAGCAGAACATCAAGAACATGTCAAATTCCAAACCATTAGCTTCAATATATCTGAATGTGCATTCGACAAGTTCTCTATCATAGTCATCTACATTCTTTCTTGCGATAGCTTTTATCTTCTTGTCTAGATTCACAACATTTTTCGGGCAAGTGTCCAAATCATCTAAATCATTTGCGCCATTGTAATAGAATGTATGTTGTGGATATAGTCTGGTCAATCGCAAAATCGTTTCTCCTATGATGTCTTTGCCACCGTAGATACGATATTTGTTGTCTACGGAGGCAAAATAAGATTTCATTCCTCTTGAAATATAAATGTTCATGCTATCTGTTTTTGTATTCTACATAAAGTCTTAACGCATTTGCTAAAAATGCTTTCTGCCTGTCTGGCCTGTCTGAATGTAGTGGTATCATCGACAAGAACAGATGTGTCATTATGATATATGTGTCTAACTCGTCAAATGTGAAATCTCCAAATTTCTGTTTGACAAACCACTGCTGCAGTGTTTTCAGTTCTTCGATATTCTCAAATTCCAGCACAACATCATTTTTTCCATTTTCATGATAATAGTATCTGCCTGCGATTATGAAGTCATACATGCCCAAAACACTGTGCGCGAGTTTTGCCACCTCATATCTGATGTCGCCATAAATGCTCAAATTGCCTTCTGTGTCTCTACCACGAGGATCTATCACTTTGATTGACTTTGACTTGAAATCATACAATATGTTACTAAAACAGAAATCACCGTGAACGATTGAACAGTATCCCTGGTCGTTCTTGCTGATGTCATTGTCCAATTCAGTCAATATTTCTTGGATGGAAGGAGTTTCCACACCATTTATTTTCCATGTTGTCTGCAAGTCAATGTCCGTGTCTTTCAGACGTTTCAACGTCTTGTTATAGTACATCTTGTCGTTTTGTGACACAATGTCATGTCTTTTCCATTGTTCAGTGTGGAACGGTGTTGATGCTTGGACATATTCTTCATCAATGTAGTCTTTGCATGCGCCGATTATGTCTTTCCAGACAAAAGCTGGATTGTTGCCAAAAACAAACAAGTTTGCCAATGACGGAAGATACATATACTCCATGCAGTACTGCTTCTTATCCGCGGGCTTGTCGATTTCTATATGGTTGTACATCTTTGGAGTGTAGCACTGCAGTTCTTCTGGAATTGTGTTGAACCAGTTCTGCTCAGCTTCCATCTTGTTGAAGTCAGTGCTGCTCTTGCACATTATGCAGTTCTTGACAACTTTGAGTGAGTTGAAAGAACGCTCAGTAGTCATTTTAGAAATAGAACGGTAATATGTGTTTATGTGCCCGAAATCTTTCCATCCTTTGAGATGAACTGCTTTTGCATCAGGGACTTTCATATAGTTGATTGTGGCTTTTATGAAATCATAATTGCACACAGTCAACTGCCGTATATACTCATACTGGCTGTTTATGATAAAATATCCAGTAAATATTGTGTTTACTTTATCATTTAGCTTATCCCAGTGATAGTTGTCATCAATATAGTCAGAACAAGAAAATCCATCAGAATCGACAAACAACTCATCAAACAATGTGTCGCCATGCAGCATTATGAGATTTTCGTCATACTTTCCAAGGCAATTGAGTGTATAGACAATAGCTTGACCAAGATTTAGATCATCTTGGATGTAGATTGGAGCAATTCCAAGTTCATTCAGTTTTATTTTGTCATATTCTGACATTTCCGAAGAATAGCTTTGCGGGAATGTCATATAAATGACTTCATTTGGCCATTTAGTTTTCAACAATTCTGCTTGATGTTCATATAGTCTCTTGTTCTGGACCGGCAACAGTGCTGGCGGCAATTTGCCAAATTCAGAAACAAGATCCGAGTTTATGTAAGCTGCTGAATTTATAAGTATCATTTTGCTAAACTTCTATTATGTTGTTTTTCTTTTGCGAGCAAGTTTTCAATCTCCTCTTGAGACATGTCTAAAAACTCTGATGGACGAATTGCTTTGTCATCAATATACCACCCATCAAATCCACACCAGGGTTTGCCGACAATTATCTCATCAAACGGAACATCATTCTTTTTTAGCCAATCAATGATGTTCGGCAATGTATGAATGTTGATTAGTCCAATTTGTCCGTTGTAAGTTCTCATCTGCCGACTTGAATAGATTACAATTTGGAATCCTTTCTGCTTGTATTCTTTTAATCTTTCAATGACTGGCCAGATTGGTTTGCTGTTTTCGTAATCACCATTTATCGTATAAGACAGAGTGTCATCTAAATCGATGACAAGTTTGTTCGGACAGCCCTTTGTCTCATATACTTTATTTTCCATATTAGAATAATTTTTTTACAGGTGGATTATTAGTTTTCTTAGATTCAGTTGGATTTACTATATTCTTGTTGAAATGGTCCAAAATTGCTTCAACTCCCTTGTGCGGTTCATATTCAAATTCCAAGTCATCAGCAATCTTTGACATTATGTTGTTCACCAAATAACTTCCATCAAGATATTCTGGTTTTATGCACTCAAAACATCTATTGAGAAGTTGCTGGTATTTGTCCGGATGTCTTTCAAGTGCTTCTATCTTTTTCAAGAAATCATCAGGACCTGTCGTGTACAAGAACTTCGGCAACTGCAGCAGATTGTCTTTGTCATAGTCTGGGTGCAAGAACGGTATGAGTCCAAGTGTTATCATTTCATAAGCTTTGACAGTGACAAATCCTGGAATGATTGAATACACAAACGTGTATTTTGCGTCAGCAATCTCATCGTCCAAATCAATGATTCCCTTTTTCTGAATCATTGGATACTTTTCATATATTTCATCGTCCCATATGCCATAGATTTTCGTGTTCTCGAATTCTGTTCCTTTGAAGTTGTCAAGTACATATTTTTTGTATTCATTCAACCTCGCATTATGGACTACAGCCCCAGTGTTGAGTTTGTTAGCTCCGTGGCCGTTTGACAGGACTATGCATTTCGGATTCTTCGTGTTGTTGAGTTTCCGTTCAATGTCGATTTTTTCTTTCCAATTCTTGTTGAGCGCCATCATAAAAATTTTCTCAACTCCACCGTATCCGCATTTGACTTTACTGTCTGTAATGAAGGTGTGGTCTTCATAAGATGTTATATGTGGATATAAGGGAGTGAGATATCTTTCAGTGCATTGTGTGAAAACATATCGTTCACGGTTGAACATTTCTGCTGTGTTCACTGTAAGATATCTCGCATCTTCTGCAATAGTGTAGAACGGGCAGCCGAGTTTGTTTATCGTGTTGACGTATGGGCCTGCATAGCGTTTGAACGCATTCAAAATGATGTAGTATTTTCCAGTCTTCGGGTTTTTAGTGCAGTTGCAAATCACATGATTCCCGCAATAGCCAATGAAGATGAGAGCAAAATCAATCTTGATGTCCTGCTCTTCAAGATAGTCTACAATAGAGTCATAGCTTACAAGTTCAGGATCATTCTCATCAAGCGGATATCCATCTCTAAAACAAGAAAAAACATTCTTGTTTGGAAACAGAAAATCTCTTTCTTTCTGAGTCAGCTTGTTGAAATCACTTGGCCCACAAAAATAGAAATTGTGCTCGGGAAGTATTCTGCTCATTGTAGAATAAAACACTGCTGGCGCGTCATCGCCATACATTATGTCTAAATTCTTGAATTTTACTGACTTTCCTATTTTTCCTATTAGTATATTCATATCGTATATGTACTGTTAAAAAATGTTTTTGCTTTTTCAAATTCTTCAGGAGTGCCCATTGACACATAGTGCTCTCCTTTGCTTTCGTCTATTTTGATGACATTCACGCTGCAGGTTTTTGAATATACATTGAACAGCAGTGAAGTGTAGATTTCTTTCGATTCTATTTTCTTGTCATGCCAGTCTTCTATGACTTTTTCTGTCATTGTCTTGAACAGATGTCCAGATCCGGCAAAATAGCAGCCCAAAATCGCATTGTTAGAAATTGGCTGTTTTTCTACCACTTCTTTCGCGAATCCATTCTCATTGATAGACACATAAGAGAATCTCGGATTTGTCTCATCAAAAGTTAGAAGACATGGATTTGGGTTGCCTGTTGCAAGTTGCTGTTTCACTGTTTCGACAAAAGACTGGCATTGGAAATACATGTCACAGTCCATCAGGATGACGCCCTCGTCATCTTTTATATATGGCACAGCAAGATAACTTGTTTCAAGAGCACCGTTTGTCGTCTTTTCAACATATATGATGTTAGCATCAGGAAAAATAGAATGAATTTTTTCTCCAATATTGTCTTCCTTGAACTCTTCTCTCACAATGAATGTATGACTTATATTGCATTCTGGATGCTTTGCGGAGAAATCATCAAGACTTGACAATGCTTTCTCGTAAATAGTCATGCCATCAATCTCAATCAATGGTTTTGCTATAGCATATCCCTCTTTCTTGAACCGCTGCCCTTCACCAGCCATTGGCATGACAACATGCAAATTCAATTTGTTCATATTAGAATAGTTTTAGAACTTTTTTGCTCGTTGAATTAAAACCATCAAGTCTGTCAATCACATTCTTTACGCCATTCTCCTTTGGCACATATCCAAATCCCAAGTCATCTGCAATAGTCGTGAATATCTCGTTGTTCACAAGACGGCCGTCAAGATATTCTGGCTTTATCAAACTGAAACATACATCCAGCAGTTTCTTGTATTTGTCATCATTGGCATCAAGATATTCCATCTTCTTCACTAAATCATTCGCGTCTTTTACATACAAGAAGTCTGGGAATTTAAGAAGGCGCTTTGGATCGTAATCAGGATGCAAGAATGGTATGAGTCCAAGCGTTATCATTTCATATGGCTTGATTGTGACGAAACCTGAAGCAACAGAATAGACGAATGAGTATTTTGCGTCTGCGATTTCTTCTTTCAAGTCAGGAATCATTCTCTGCTCAATGAAATCATATTGCGCAGCAACATCATCGTCCCATTTGCCATAAATCATAGTGTCTTCGTATCTTGTTCCCTTCAAATCGTTTATCCATTTCACATAAGTGTCCAAACGGTCAGATGACTTGTATGGACTATTGATTTCAACAATGCCATGCCCGTTTGACAGAATGACTAGATGATGATCTTTTGACTTTAGTTTCCGTTTAATGTCAATATTGTCTCTAAAATTTGGCGACACTCCATTGAGAAACATCTTCTCTATATGACAGTACTTTGCTGTTATCGGGACATATTTCCAATTATGCGGGTGATGTATGACGATGTCATCTTTGTCTTGTATGTGAGCACCAGAGTTGAACACCCCATTTATCTGAGTGAGACTCATTCTTGGCATGTTCAACAAGTCTTTTGAGTTCAATGTGATGTATCGTGCGTCTTCAGAAACAATGTACCAGGGTATGTTTGACCTGTTTAGAAAATCAACATAAGGTCCGCCATATTTTTCAGCAGACTGCAGCAAATTGCAGTAAGTGCCATCTTCTTTCTTCAAGAATTTAGGAACTGACATCATAGTGACGACACCAAGCATGAAAATCCCGAAGTCAATTTTGACTCCAATCTTGTCTAAATTGTCACATATGTACCGGTATGGTTCATCAGCTTCTTTGTGGTATTCAAACACACTGAACATGTTCTTGTCAGGGAAATATGTCTCGTATTCTTTCGCATTAAGTTTTGGCAAGTCATTCGGTCCAATGAGATAGAACTTGTAGTCGGGATTCATTCTTGCGAGAAGCGACATGAACACGACAGCGCTGTCTGTGCCGACATTCAGTTTGAATCCTTCTTTCTGCTTGAAATTGACTGCTTTGCCAACCTTCCCAATTGCGATATTCATATTGCATCAATTATATATTAGACAATATAAAATAATAAAAAAAGCTTGGAAATTAACAGATCTCCAAGCTTTCATAAACAAATACAGCAGATTGAAATTATGCAAGCATTTTTTCTAGATTCTCTTTTGTCTGAAGTCCGACAGCAGTCGCCACAAGTTCTCCATTCTCAATCAATGCAATGAACGGGAGATTCAGCACGCCGAACATTTCTGCGGCTTTCGCGTTCTCGTCGACATCACATTTCCCGATGGCGAAGTCAGGGTAGCTTTCTGCTATCTCATCAATTGTGGCGGACATCGCTCTGCAAGGCCCGCACCAAGGCGCATGAAAGTCAATAAGCACCTTCTCGTTTTCTTCAATGAATGAAGTGATTGTTTCGTCTGTCAAATCAATTGGTTTCATATTCTTTAATATTATGTTGTAATAAGCGTCGTTTCGATTTTTTTCCAGCAAGAGTTTATGCATACATACATTTCATATCCATCTTTTATATCCACTATACATATCTTGCCGTTGTGTTTTTCAGATGCTTCAGGAAGTTCAGTAAAAGCACCAATACAACCTATAAAAGAAAATGTCGAATTTGTTTCTTCCTGTTTTTCTTTTATTATTTCTTTTAGAATTCCTTCTGTACTGAACATTTTTCTTCAAATAAAATTTCCATTCTTTCTTTAAGTATTTTTTCCATCCTTTCTTTTGGTATTGTCATTTGCATCTTCATCTCTTCTAATCTTTTTAGTATCTCTTCATTTATCTGCTTTGTTATCTCTTCTTGCAACGACCATGCTAACATATCCATTGCTGGTTCCCAGCTATGTTTAGATGGGATGACTGCTTCTTTCAATATACCATTGTCGCTGAACATATCACAAAACTGGCCAGTCTGTCGTTATTATTATCGCGCTGTCTTTTATCTCGTCTATGTCTAAAAAAGAGAACACCGAATATAGTTCTCTATAAAGCTCATCATCACCCATGCTTTGGCACATTGTTTCGATGACTCCAAAAAAGTCAGAGATCTTGTCCGTCATGAATGTGTTTCTCTTTGACATCACATTGTTGTCGAAATTCGTGTTGGCAATCACATACTTGTTGATTATGTCCACGATTTCCTGTGAGCACAAGTCCCTCAACTTCACTGACACTGTCTTTATTTTCATGTCCGGTATGCTCAGCATAGAAACAAGCTTGTCTCTCTGCGGGCGTTCATCTTTGTCCAAATGAATGTACAACGTGATGTACACTATACTCGGGAACATGCCATAGAGGACAAGTATTTCTGGTGATGAGTATTCTGCGACAAGATCATTGTAATATGGACCAATGCCTTTCGTCGCATCATACTTTTTTTTGAATTTCGCGACATATTTGTCCATTCCATATTTGTCATCTATACATCTCAGCAACGTGTTGTAAGACAAGTCAAACACGATAGCATTGTTTTCCATCAAAGTGTCATGCTCATTTATGACTGGCATCACCATGTCTACAAACGCGCTGTCAGTTTCATAGTCATATGGATACAAGTCAACTGAAACATTTATCACTGACATCATAAGTTTCGCGACATCTTCTTTAGTCATTCCCTTTCCCATGTCTTCACTTTTTTCTTCCAACAAATGTGGACAGCATCATCATAACTGTCAAACATATCACATAAGCTTCCCAATATCTCATGTGTCCGAATCCAGTGAGGTTCACTATGATTCTGTTCCATATTGCTAATACCGGCACGCACCACCATATAGACCGGAACAGTGACAACACAAATATCCGGTATATGAGTATGAACAGTTCAGCAATTTCTGTAAGTATGTCATTTGTAGGTATGTCATTCTTCTTGTTGTCCATCTTTTTCTTTTTTGTTGAAGTTTTTGGTAATGTATTTCAGTTCTTCAAGAAGGCCATCTTGATCCAACTCAAGCATCTCATTGAACTCTCTGTCTCCACATTCATGTCTCTCGCACCACAAGTCAATTGCTTCTTTCGGTATCTTCGCTACCGGTGAGTCTGCTTTCTTGTTCTTGCTGGTTTTAGTGTATATGAAACTTGGCACACGGTCGCCATAGAACCTTTCCGCGACTCCTTTCCAAGTCTCAGCTACGCCCAAGCCATTCGTCTTCACCAGATTCAACTGGTTAGCATTCACCGGATACTTGATGCTCATGAACCGGTTTAACATGAACTGGAATCTTGATTTCTCATAAGATGACATCTCCTTCCAGGTCTTCTTGTCACTTTTGCTGAATACGATTTTTATAAAGTCAAACAGTTCCATTAGAATAAAGTGTTTGGTTTCTTGATGAATGAATAGTCCGTGTCGACTCCTTTCAGCACAGTCTCTGATATCTTCACGACAGGCTCATCGCTTTTGACGATTGCGTTTGTGTTTATCCGTTTCATGTTTTTCGCGAGAGCTCTGATGTCATTCATCATGTTCTCTGACACTTCTTCGGGTATCACTTGTTTAGACAGCACCATGTATTTTATGTTTCTCTTTATGTTTTTGAGAACGCTCTCATATTCAGCTCCATTGAGAACCTCAACACATGTCTGAGCTAATGTAGAAAGCGGCTCATCAATATAAAGATATTCAGGATTGAGCGGGCCGGTCTTTTCGACAAACTTGTTTAGTATTTTCTCAGCTTTTGCCTCAGTCACATTGAATGTCCTGCCATTCTTCTCATACGAATAAACAGAAGATATATTGTCTGACTTGTCACCGACAAGCACTTTTGTGTATATGAACTTCGTGCTATCTGTCTCTATTTTCTCAAGTTTGTGTTTGCGGATACTTTGCTCAATATTGACGAACCTGTCGTATATGTCTATGTTCGCGCCTTTCATGAATGACTCGACAAACGATTCAGACTCGTTTGTCTGCAGGCTGTCGAAGTTTTCGGGCACATATATTTTCTTTGTCACTTCGGACCATAACACGACATCACAGTTTGACTGTGTTATGCTGACAAGCTGCAGCATGTCTCGGTCACTGGTGTAGATTATCACCGGTATGTTCTTTGATGTCAACGCAGTCGTCCACATGAAAATCAAGTCATCAGCTTCAGCGTTCTTCGACTTCGACACTACTACATTGTATTTGTCCACGTCAACGACAAACCTGTCTATGCATTCTCTAAAGCCATCCCAGTCTATAGTGTCTTCCTGGTGTCTCGTGCCTTTGTAAGAAATGTCAGATTCTAATTCATTGCGCCACGAATGAGAGTCAAGCGTGATGATGCATCTGTCTGCGACAGAAGACAAATCTCTCAAAACAGAATTGATGTTCTGTGACAGTTTAGACACAAACAAGTCTTTTGACTCATCATCAGAAAGGAGCTTCACATTTTTCTTCTGTGGCAGCACATACAATGATCTGAACAGAAAATTGTGGCCATCTATAACAAGTGCATATTTCATATCTTATGAATCAGTTTATATTATCAAATAATAAAAACTGCTCGAATTTTTATAAGTGGTCTGCAGTTGAATGATGATGCCGCTATCTTATCAAAGCAATGACATTGTCTATTTGAGTGTACAGATTCTTCTGGAAACTTGTCTTGGGATCACTGAACTTCTTTCCTGTCCCATAGTTTGCTGTCGTGTTCTTCAAGCCACGGTTGCGGTCGACATTCATAGGGTCAGCATGATTCATGTTTTCCATGATTGCTTGTATCTCTTGCTGCATTTCAGGTGGAAGGTCTTTTATCTCAGCAAGGAACGGCGTGTGCATGTATCTTCCCTTGCCCGCGTTGAACAATGCTTCTATTCCAGCACTGTCTCTTGGCTTGCCGTGAGATATCTTGCACGTGAAAGCGACATTCACGGGGAAGTCGTCATATCCGAGTCCTTCGCCCATCGTCATCTCCATGTCTGAACAGATCATGTTGCCCATCATGACGATTGGGTTCAACGGGTTGCCGATTGTAACGTGCCAGTATCCAGTTGGCTCATCATTGAGCAGAGCATTTGCTGGCTGAGTGAAGCCGAGCTTGCCAAGGTTTCCGTTTATCAGTCCCCCAAGCATGTTGTTGAGCCCGCCTTTGAATATCTGTTTTGCCAGATTTATCCAGTCTTCAAGATCTTTTGGCCACCCGCCGCCATTCATCGCTTTCACTTGGTCCGTCACATGATCTACGAGGCTTTTCGCATATGTCGCATAGTCGCCTTTTGCGAAAGCATCGAGGTCTCCTGGCTGCTTTCCGTATCCGCCGCCATTCCCGTAGTATCTTGTGGCGCCACCCCAGAATGTGCCAGTGTTTGTCGACATCGTGAGCATGTTTCCGATGATGTCTAACATCGCGATTTTAGGGTTGACGTACTGCAATGACTTCAGCTCATATTCGAACTTCAAGTTGAAGTCATTAGAAAAGTTGATGCCTTGGTCACGTATTTTCGTCTTCATGATTACGTCAACGGGTCCTTGTGTGAATTTTCCATATTTTGCCCACGGATCAACTGACGCGTATTGAGCAGCAACAGCAGCTTTCTGCGGGTTGAGGTTCGTGCTTGCTAAGAAGTTGAAGCCTGACATCGCGAAACCGCCTTTGAATGCTGTGCCAAGATTCGAGTTGCCATTGCCTGCAGCTTGCGCAGCATTAGACAGCCATTGTCCTACGCCGAAACTTGAAGCGCCTGGAGTACCTGATGATATTGTCTGGATCTCACTTGTCTTTTCTGAGAAGTTGAGTCCCCAAGTGAACTTGAGGATGTCATCCATCTTGTTTCCCGCAAGTTCTGACATGTATGTCGTAGCAGTCGCCATAGGAACAAGTGCAGAACGAGAGTTTATTTCTTTATGCAGTTCTTCAGGATAAGCAAGGGTGAACGGCGCGTCTGTGCAGGGCATGCCGTATCTTCTCAGTGTGATTAGATAGTTTGGCGGAATCATCTTGAAATACTTGTTGTAGATGAAGTCCTGTATCCTGTATCTTCCAGCATTTATGTCTTTGAACACGTCAATGATGTTTGCATATGACGGCTCTATAGTCGACCACAATTCGCCAGAACGAGCAAGTGAATTGTCGAAATAACGGTTCACGACTTGTCTGTCTCCACTATAGATGACGCCGTTTATGCCACAGTAGTCTAGCATCTGCCAACGCGAGAACTGGCTGAACGGCGCATACAGTTTCTGGGTGCGCACATCATAAGAAGTGGAATTGACGACTTCTTCTTTGTCTTTATCAGTTTCGCTTGGAACACCGTATGTGTCGCCTGCATAGATCTGGCCTTTTTTGTCAAGACTGTACTTCCAAGTCCACATCGGCGTGGTGGTTCCCGAAACTTCCCATATGTTAGAATACGGGTTGAACATGTCTAAATAAGTGTCCGCCATACTATAAATTTAATGTTCTTTATATTCAGAAAATTCTATTTATAAATATTTATAATATGAGATTTGTAACAACAAAAGAATATTCCAAAATCTAAATACATAAAAGAATAATACATGCAGACAATTAAATTGAAATATACTTGTGAGCAAAATGTTTCTGATTTAATTCTGACTTATCAGAAACAGTATTCTAAATGTCTGCATTATAATTACAATAACTCTAAACTGAAGTATAGAGTTTCTTTGGACGATTCGTGTTCAAAGTTTTTCAGATTTTTCTCATCAAGTAGTAAAATAAAAAGAATATTTTATTATATATAGAAAAATTACTTTATTTATAAATATTGCAAACTAAATAACAACAAATATGAGCAATTTTAGTGTAACAGTGACGGAGATTCTTGGCACAGACAGCATGAACAATTCAAGAGTCACCATAAACAACAATTTCAGAACATTGGCTACCGCTATAAACAACATTTCCAATCTCGTGTCAAGCAACCAGATCGGTGATGCAACGACAGTTGATTTCTTTGGAAAAAGCGCGGTCATCGGCGGCGTGAGCATAAGCAGCAACGCAATCCAGATTGGAGGTTCAAGTCTTGATGGTGCATCACTTGCTGCATTACTGCAATTGTTAGAAAATAACTAAAAGCATACAGCAAATGGGCAAACTTTATTTCAGATATGGTGTGATGGGCAGCTCAAAAAGTGCTATGATGCTCACACAGAAATTCGCATTTGAAAAAGCAGGCTTTCCCGTGTGTGTTTTGAAACCAGCAACAGACACAAGAGATTTTGGAAAGATAAAGTCACGTGTCGAGGGACTTGAGTGCGACTGCCACATCGTTGCTCCTGACGCAAAGATATTTCCGATTATCATGCAAGACTTGGGTGTGTATCTTGAAGAAGACACTATACCAAAATGGATTCTTGTCGATGAATGCCAGTTCTTGACTGAACCACAAGTCGATGAGTTGCGGAGCCTTTGCTACACTAACAACATAAATGTGATGTGCTATGGCTTGAGGACAGATTTCAAGACAAGGTTCTTCGAAGGCTCAAAAAGACTGATGGAAATCGCAGACAGCATTGAAGAACTGAAGTTCAGCTGCCCTTTCTGTGGAAGGAAAGCTATCATCAATGCGAGATATGACAGGACGACGGACAAAGTGATAACTGATGGCGACCAGGTGCTGATTGGCGGAGATGAGACATATGTGCCGATGTGCGGCAAATGCTATACAGAAAAACAATAACCACTTAAATTCGATTTCAAATGGAGCAAACAGCTTACAACAATTGTAGAAACTGTTCTAACAGATTTCACTGTTTAGAAAAAGAAGACACTCTCAAGCATTGTGATGACTATATGTTTGATGAAGAAGCAGCAACATGTGATGACTGCACAAAGAAAGACAATTGCGAGAACTATGAAAAAGGAAAAGTGACATGCGCTGACTGGGAGCCCATTCTCACGTGTGAGTCTTGCACGAAAAAAGAGACTTGCAAGAACTATATTCCCTATGGGAAAACATGTGATGATTTTGAAGTCATACAATATGAGCTTACACACAAAGGAATGTTCTATCTGGCATTGATTGAAATGAACAATGTGTCTGGTGCAAATGTAGATATAAAAGCAGTAATGGAAAGCGAGTTCTTCGACACATTTGAAAACAAGTTGAAACTTTATGGATTGCTTGTTTACTGCAAGAACAATGTTTTTGGCAAAATAAAGAGATTCTTCAAAACGAAATTCACTAAACAAGAAAAAACTTTCTTTGATGTGTTCAGTGAACTTGCTTGCTGTGACAAATATTATCCAATGTTTGGCAATTCAGAATCTGTAGTCAGATTAGTTTTCTCGAAATACGCTGAACTGGTTTGTGGACGTGAAAGCAAATAATCATTGTCTTTAATTTAATTATAAAGAAAAAGCAGCTCAGATTTTGAACTGCTTTTTTAATGTGTTGTGTAAAGTGAATTTTATTTTTACTTTATTTATAGTTTTCTATTTTTTTGCATACTGAATACCATTCATTTTTAAAATCTTGAAAAGATTGGATATTTGTAGTATTTATGTTAGCATCATATATGCCAACTATTTCACAATGGTATTCATATCCAGATATTTTTGTATTTTTGTATGGGAAACGTTCTTCATAACAATATGGATAGTCATAAACAATGTCATTGAATCTTGTCTCGTATCTCGCAAAAAACAATGGTCTATCAAATATATGCATACGATGCTCTATGGCATCAGCCTTAATAAAATTTGATAAATTTGTAGAATCAAACACAATGTATATTGTTTTTGCATTACCTGTTCTCAAGCAAACAGCTCTGCCTTCTTTTATGTCATCAAATGTTGGATTCTCTATTTTTTTAAAATCGTTTATTTCGTTTTTTATTTTGTCCAGTTCTGCGTTGGTCACTGGCTTGATTTTCATCCGTTCAGAAATGAAATTATTCGTTTTGAGTATTTTCATTTTACATTTTATTTAATATCTCATCCAAAATTTTTATAGAAATCAACTGTGCCATTGCTTAAATCTTTGCATTTATCAACAAACAAATCTTTATCACAACTATCACCAAAAATTATCACATTGTGCATAATGGTGTCAATATAGTTGATGTTGTCTTGGAATGGGCCATATCTGAATGGTCTTTTTATCATGACTTCTCTGTTATAAGTCGCAATCAGCTTCCCATCACTTCCATAAAAGTTAACTGCTGCGGGAGATAGTTCATTTGAATATTTTGGACTATTTGATAGCTGCAGTATTTCACTGTCAAAACATTCTTTTAGCTTTGGCATTATATACAAAAACATGTCAGCGACACCTATGTTTGTGCAGCAGTAAGCGCCGCCAATATTTTCTTTTCCGAGCACAACTCTGTCCAGCTTATGTTCATCTTTAGTTGGACTCATTGTGTCTTCATTGACAAATTCATCATATGACTTAATGATGTTCATGTTTTTATTTTTGCGTTTCATCAAAGTTCTGAATTGGAATCTTGACAAAGTCTCTTTCTTTTTCTGGATGCAGAGTGTTCCATCCCTGAGCAAGCCCTGTCCAAGCATAGCTTGTGAAATAATTGAACGGGTTGTCATATTTCTCAGGGTTGAAGTTTCTCCAATATCTTAGTATGTTGAACATTGCATGTGACTTGCAGTCTTCAGCATCTTCAGGAGAATCATAGTGGTTGCATCTGCTGACTCGTTCAATGAGAAGTCTGCAGAATTCTATCGCTTTTGGTGTCAGTTCATCTTTTTCTAATGAAATCACCATTTCATCGTAAAACTCTTTTGGATCGATGTAATTGCTACTTCTTTTTCTGCCCATTTTAATCTATGTTTATGCCAGCATAGCCAGCTAATTGGTTCGTCTGTGGTGTGAACAGCAAGTCACGATAACTCTGTAATCTATAAGTGTGTGTAGTCCATCCAGGTTCAGCATAGCACACTGAATACACTCCGTGCAGATAGATTTCATAAAGTTCTCTATAATACACATTGTACTCATCGACAATGCTCTGCACTAGTTCTTTCTGCCGTTCCATTGATGTCGACCACACCCCGTTCCGGTCAGTGTCGTATTCGATGTATTCATGCACCCACGGGTGCGAACCACTCACGTCAAATGCAGCTACCGACATCATGTAAGATGTGTCAAGTTCTGTGGTGACAATGAACTTGTTCACCATCCATATGTCGCCAAAGTATTCGCACAAGTCAAACGGCGCGTACCTGTTGTAATAGAAATCCCAAAGCTCGTCATACGAATGGAATGTGAAGTACTGGTAGGTGTTCGTGCGCTTTTTGTAAAGATACACTTGCACCATAGACAGTTCCATCCGGTATGTCTTCAGATGATCGAACAAGTCAATCGCAAGCTTCAGTGTCAGTATTTCTATCATAATACTATAACTTATATAGTATTTATATTTTTGCAAATATGAACGATTCTTTTATGCATTCGTAGTCAACGTTGTCTATTGTGACTGGTGTTGTCTTCCCGATTGGCTTCACTATTTTCTCTCCAACTTTGAATCTGCTGTCTTTCGCGACAGCGCATATCTCAGCAATTCTCTGGTAAGCTGTTTTCGGGATGATTATCCCTGCTCCAGTCACTGTTTCTTCTAGTGGCAAGTCTTTTATGAGCACATAGCCATTAAGCATTTGTATCTGTTCCATTTGTCAACTGGTTTTGTTTCTTTTCTTCTTCTATACGGTTTGCTGCTTCATTTATCATTTTCATAAGTTCACGCCCGTTCTTCGCCTTAGCAGTCAGCACATCATTCTCGTCTTCAGCATCTACTTCTATCGCTGATGACATTTCTACATCGTTCGTCAACTGCTTGAACGACTCTTCGATTGATGACAAGTAAAGGTTCTTTGTCTTGAGAAGTTCCATCATCGTTTTCTGCAAGTCGGTGAGGCACTTGAACAAGTTCGTGTTAGTGTCGCCGTCATTTATTGCGTTGACAACAGTGGTGATTGCTTCTTCAGTGACTTCTATCTGGTAAAGTATCTTCCCCAATGAGTTCGTGTCTGCTTTCGCTTTGAACTTTATGTAGTCTACGTCTTCACTGCTTTTTGAATACAAGTCTTTTGCTGACGACACCAAGTCTTGAGCTACTTTTTTCGCAGCAAGTGTTTTCTCTTGAGCTTCTTTTGCTCTTTCTTCTCTTGCAATTCGTGCTGCTTCTGCGTCTTGAGCACTGAACACCAATGTGTTGTCGTCGACTATGTTGTCAATCAGCCCGTCTGTGAATTCGTTCACGAGATTGTCTATCTCATCTAAATTCTTGCTCATATCATGTTTTTTTCTTCTATGTTAGCCTGCATTTCAGCAGAAACACGGTTCCGCTTGCGCATAAGCTCGTCAAGCGATGCGCCGTTTTTCTTTTCTTTCACATCAAGTTTTTTCCTGATGTTTGTTGGTATCTCCAAGTCAAGCTCTTTGAAACATTTCTTCAAAGTGCGTATTGTTGCTAGTTCTGCAACATGTTTCTCTATCTGTTCGTCAAAATCAAATATGTCCATTTTCTATCAAATTTAGAATTTCATCATAAAAAATTTTATGGGTCTTGTGCGTCTTTATCACTGAAGCACTGTATGTCATCCATGCATATCTGGATATTTCTGGCCAAGGGCACCCGTCTGCCATGTTAGAACGGCACCTGTCTGGATCTATGCATTGCATGTTGTCCATATGCAATGCGAAAGCATGAACAGTCTTGTGCTTTGACTGCTCGACAGAACCGAGATACACTAACTTGTCTTCATATTTTGACAAGTCGACGCCACTCTCTTCTCTGAACTCTCTAATTGCAGTCTCGACAAAAGACTCGTCGCCTTCATGCTGTCCTTTCAGCAGTCCCCAATAGTCTGTGCGGTTTCCTCCAGGATGTCCAAGAAAGAAGACAGGTTCATTTTCGTTGAACGTGTACGGTATTATTCCACAAGATATAGTTTTTGCCATAGTCATCTAATATATAATTAAAATAATAAAAAACGGATGCAGATTTACCCACATCCGTTACAGTTATAGTTTCTTAAGACACTATTTCAAAGTATCTACAACTACAAATGTGTCAACGTTGTTGCTGTCAGCGACAACTGTCAAAGTGTCTTGTTCTGTCAATTCGACTTCTGTGGTTTTAGTGCCACATGCGCACATCGTTGCTACAAGAGCAAATGCGACAAAAATGATTTTTTTCATAGTATGATTATTTTATAAACTGCCTCCGCCATCAGCATTCTGCTGTTTGCTTTGTGCGGGCTTTGGCTCGGGCTTTTTCTTTTCTGGTTTTTCTGGCTTTCCAGCACTTTCTTTCTGCTGAGGCTTTTCTTCATGTTTGGGTTCAGGAGCAGAATCTTTTATCTCTTCACCTTCAACTGGCTGTGACTCGTCTTTTTTCGGCTCAGGCTGCTTGTTTTCAGTTTCATCTTTTTTGTCTGACGTGCCATCGTCTTCGTTTGAAGAATCATCTTGCTTGTCGTTTTCGTCTTTGTCTTTTTCGTCTTCCGTGGATTCTTTTTCATCTTTCTGCTCGTCTTCAGACTCGTCTGATTTCTCTTCACTTTCTTTTTCTTCAGGTTCATCAGATTTCTCTTCACTTTCTTTTTCTTCGTCTTCGGACTCATCAGATTTTTCTTCGCTCTTCTCTTCTTCCTCGTCTTCGGATTCATTCTGCTCAGACTCGCTTTCATCAGATTTTTCTTCACCACCAGATTCAGCGCTGCTTTTGCTGGCATTGCTGTCCGGTGAAGTTTCTGTTTTAGATGTGTCTTCACTTTCTTCTTTCTTTTCTGGCTCATCTGGCTTTCCAGAATGTTCTGGCTCGATGTCAAGATCTGGACCATCTATTTTCTCGACTTCATCTTTTGCATTAGAATCATTTTCTTCATCAGATATTGGATTACTTTCAGGAGCATCGTTGTGTTCTTCTGGTTCATCTAGCATATCTTCTTCATCATTAGAAGATCCAATCTTGTCCATCAGTTCTGAGAATGACATCACTTTTTCTGACTTGCTGTCTTTTGCTGCAGTTTCGATGTCATTCATGCTTGACTTAAGCAGTTCTGTGAATGACTTGACTTGCTCGTCTTTGCTGTCAGTGAGTCTCTTTATCGATGACACTTCTTTGTTGAACATGTCTTTCAATGTGTCGTCCATTATAGACATCGGATCATTCTCGTTTTCTTTGGTGTTCATGAAACTCCCGACAATCACTTGGAAAGCGGTCGTCATCACCGGATTGTCTTTCAGCAGTTTTGCAGTCTCTTCATTTTTTATTCTGTCAATGTTGACTGTGTATGACTCATTGACATTTGACTTCATGTCTTTGAACAAGTTCTGCTGTTTCTTCATGTATTTGTTGAACAGCTTGCACAACAAGTCAAAGTATCTCTCGTCACTCGTGTCGCCTGATATCTGGATTTCATTCATGTCAATTGTCTGCAGCCAAGCGACGAAATTCGCAAGTATGATCTCGTTCTCAGTTCCAGAATTAGCGCCGAACTTGTCTTTGTTCTGCTTTATGAGTTCGTCCATGTAGGGATCCACAAGTTTCATGCAGAATGACTTTTTCGAACCTGCTTTGTAGAACTTGAATATGAATGAGTCCATGTTCGTGTTGAATGTGTCACTGTAAGCGCTGTGCGAAACCGCAGGGTTGAGTATGCTTATGATGTACTGAGAAAATGGTATTCCATCACACTCGCATTTGCCGTTGATGTAGTTGAAGATTTTCTCTTTCTGGAATTCAGAAAGGAACCCGCTGAACACCGGCTCTGACACGTCAATGTGCAGTCTGCCAGCCCATTTCTTCAAGACAGTTAGATCTTCTATGACGCTGTTTCCTGTGTCGATGCACGAAAGGACGAGATTGTTCTGCGGCTGAGTGTCGTAGTTGACCAGACCAGGAGCATTCGGGTTGAAATATTGAGTCCTGAACAGCCAGCCTTCCGGAAATTCCATATAGAATATGAGACTTGTCCTTCTAATGTATTCTATTCCCTCTTTGAAATATGAATACAATGTTTCATTCAAGTTCGTTATCTCTTCATTGTCACGGCCTTTGTAGAATTTGAGTTCATTGCCGATTCTCTTGAATGACAGTGTCGACGCGTTCAGTTTCTCATAAACGACAAGATAGTCGTTCATTATGTCATCAATGAATTCTACACCGTTTGTCTGCAATATGCTCTGTATTGATTTCATATTATGATTACTTGTTAAGATAAAACATTTATAATATTTATAATATGTTAGTTTATAAATATTACTATAAATTAGATACAATGGCACAAAATTCAACATCATCTATTTTTAAGCCAACTGCGAATGGCAAAAAATATCTACAGCTCACAGACAACATCCTGTTAGAATACACTTATGTGCTAGACAGATTCGTGAGCGGTGACATTGATGATGACAGGGTAGAGACTGATGCTGATGGCAATTTCACTGGCACCTATGGCAGAAGTGATGTGAACACATACATGATGTGCAGAAGTGGCTACACGAAAGAAGTGTATTTCATGAATGACAATGCATCACACTTGTCAACAAACAACATTGAAGCAAACTCGATTCTACCAGTGAAGAGAGATGTGTCACAATGGGTGGAAATGAAAGAGAATCCAGCTGGAGACTATTATGATTCATATGACGACAAATGGAGAATTGATTTGTATAGTACGCCTGACCATACAGAATACATACCATACGATATATTGAGAATCTATTTCCAGAGCGGGTATCATTCAGAATACGATGGCTTTGTGTTGAACGCATACACGAAAAACAGGCTAAACAGTTACGTGAATCTGCTGTCTGTGATCATAAACAACAATGATGACAGGAAACTTATGACTGAGCCAATGTGGTTCGCAGACAAAATCTACACTGAATACATAGAATACAGGATACCAAGCACTGCTTATCTCTCATCTGACTGCACTGGGGGACTGACTCCTTCTATGCGCGATTCGACTGCGAACAACTGGCAAGACTACAAGAGAAGCGATCCAGCATCTGCTCCCGGACCAAACACATTGCCGTCATTCTTGACTCGCAACTTCAGCGGCAATGATGACGGGACAGTGTGTGGCTTCTATGCTAATCCCGCCATCGGCATAGACTTGCATGCGATTGTCGGATACACTATGAAACATGACTTCAAGATCTACAATACGAGAATGATTGTTTCGACGATGATGCCAAATAGAGATGCATACGACAAACTGTTTGCTTGCATACGCAATGCTGATGACGGGGATTATTTCTCTATATATGGATATTATGAGAATGATCCCGAACATCCAATATATGACGAGAACTCTCTGTTTGAATATCTTAGAAGATTCAGCGCAGACCAAGACACAGGCGAGCCGGGGTTCTCAATCGTGCATATCATAACAGTGACAGAAAAATGGACAGATGGCAGCAACAGCAACGAAGTCCACACGACAGTGCAGCCGCCGATGACCTACATACAAACTTGGGACAACATTAGAGAAATATATGAAGACGACGGGACTCTCGGGCTTTCGCCTGTCATAAAGTTCAGACCGGTATTGGCACATACAAGCGATTTAGTTTCAGCAAACATATCTTACACATTGCGTCTCATAAGCAACAAAGACAGCACGTCAATCATAAAGGGAAGCACTTGCGAGATAACGAATCCAAGACGGTTTGGACTTCACATGGTTTCTGCGAACATCTATTCAAATGACGTGCATGTTTACAACAGGATTGAAGCTGCTCCAACGCTTAACATAACTGAAGTCGTGTCGCCAATCGGCGCGCCAAAGACGACAACAGCAGCTGTGCCGGTAGTGAACGTCAACAAATATGTGACATCATCATTCATTGACAGACGAAACATAAGAGTGAGTGTGTCGCCGGTGAAAGTAGAAAACATCAAATAAGACAATATGAAATTAAACAAAAAGAGCCTTGAAATTTTCAAGGCTCTTTTCTTTTATATAAAATCCTATGGCTAGATATCATCACCTCTAATGACACGGAGTTTGCTGAAATATCTTGACATCTTGTAACGCACATCCTCTAGACTTATCTTGTCTAAATCATTTGGCATTTTAAGTTTAGACAAACCTGTGTATTTGGCAGTGTACATGTATTTCAGAATATTCTCTTTCTCTTTCTTTATTTTCATGTTCTCCATTATCTGCACATACCGCTCTTCAGACAAGTGGCTGTATAGCTGGTCAGACAAGTCTGCCATCACATGAGAAAGTTCTTCTGCTTTGTCTGCAGTAGTGCATGCTGCTATTGACATGATGCCGCTCATCACATTCTTGTCGATGCCGCCAAATATGTAATAGCTCAATCCACGTTTCACTCTCAATTCATCATAATACGGAGATTCCATTCCTTCAGTCAGCATCTTCAGACCAACTCTCAAATACGGATAGTCTGCTGGGGTGACTGCTGCTTCTGACATCATGTACACCGGCACTTTCAGGAGCTCGTCAGTCCGTATCAGTTCGTTCTTGTAGTTGCCGAATGAGAACTTCTTGTGTTTCAGTTTGTTGTCGGCACAGAAAGTAGCAAGTTCCGGAGTCTTGTCTGGACCAATTTCGACAATCTTCACCGGATTGCGCAGATACTTTTCATATGTGTCTAGCATGTCTTGGTACGTGAAGCTCTTTATGTCTTCTTCACATCCAATTATGCCATAGTAGTCCCAGTACTTTCGCAGCATGTTCAGCTCACATGCATTTGTCGTGTCGACTATAGTGTCCATGTATTCTTGGAAAACGACATTCCTTTCTGTCTCGAACTCTTCTTCTGTGATGTGGCTGATTCCACCAGTCAGCTTTCTAAGTATTTCAAGCTTGATGCCAGGAGTGAGTCTGCTAGCAACGCCTTCAAAATAGACTAAGATTCTCTCCTCGTTAGTGTATGCGTTCCAGTCTATGCAGTTCTGAGTGAACATTGGGTACATGTCTTTGAATGTCTTGCAAAGCATATGCTCCATGAGATGCATCGTCCCTTTCTTTCCAGCTGGCTCGAGATTAGAACCGGCGTCATACACGATGGTGAGTGACGTCATTTTCAGACGGTCTTTCTTGTAAATGTAATTATTCATTCAATTTTTCAATTAAAGGTTTAGTGTATAGTTTGATAAAATCTTGCAATTCAGTCTTGCTTGACTCTTTCATGTTCAAAAAAGTTTTCAATTTTGTGAAATCGACATTCACATATTCTTTCTTGTATGAGCTAATCGCGCCATTCACGATTTCAAATGAATGTGACTCTGCAACATAATATTTGATGTTGCCGGATTCTATAAGGTTCCGCATCAGGTAGAAAGTAGTGCGGAATCTTTTCGTGCAGCACAGCACTTTGTTTTCTAATGAAGCAAAATCCGCTTCATCTTTTTCAGCACTTGTGTTGTCGTGTATCTTTTCTAAAGTGCCAAGCCATGCGGTGTGAGTGCAATACGGGTTCTCTTCATACCACTTGTCAAGTTCTTCTCTCTGCTCTTCGGTCAAATCATAGTAAATATCAATCATATCAAAACTTTATTTTTTGGATTTTAACAGGATATTGTTGCTCTTTGTAAAGGCGCATTCTCTCAAGTCCATGCTTGTAGAGATAGTTCACATATTTGTCGTGACGGAAATCATCTACCAAATCAATAATCGTAGCATGATTCTTGGAATTGTTTTCTTTGTCTTTCAGACGAAGACTGCGGCCTATTGACTGTATGATGACAAACGGGCTCTTGAATGATTCAGTGAATATCACATTGTAGATATGGTTCACGGAAACACCAGTACTTAATGTCGCGAAACTTGCTACTAATATGACATCATCAAACTTGTCCATGCGGTCCGTTATCTCTTTGCGGACATCTTTGTCTATACTGCCATCAATGTAGTACACTCTCTTGTCTGTGGCATGCTCCTTGATGTACTTGTACATCTTCTTGCCATATACAATACGGTGGAACAAGACAAGTGTGTTCTTCGTCGTCTTAGCAATTATGTCGTTGATGAACTTGAAACGCTTCTCATTCTCGATGATGAAGTTTTTCTCTATAGTGAAAGCGTCTTTTCCCTTGCCTTCTCGCATAAGCAGTTTGTACGCATTCGAGAACTCTTCTTTCTTCTTGTCTGACACATAGTCCATCCTTATCTGCACGATGTCGCAGTTTGAAATGTAGCCAGTGTCTTGCAATATCTTCGCTTTCACTTCAGTGACAAGCGGCCCGAGATAAGTCTGCAAAGTCAAGAAATCTGCTGAGTTCTGCTTGGGCATTGTTCCCGAAACGCCAAACCTGTAGTGCGCGTGCCAGCAATGCTCAAGTATTCTCTTTATAGAAACTGCTGTGCTTCTATGCGTTTCGTCACATATCACGCAGTCAAACTGCTTGAACCATTCCGGATCTTGCTTGGTCAATGTCTGGAACGTCCCGACCGTTATGTTAGACTTCGGGTTTTCTTTATACCCAGCATATGCTTGCTGTATGACTAATGGGAGTTTCTCAGTGTTGTATTCAGCAAAGTCCCCGGCAGACTGCAGCACAAGCTGCACAGTCGGGACTATCATGAGCACTTTGCCATTTATTTTTTTCTGGTCAAACAGATAGGCTATCACCATGAAGCAGATAAGTGTCTTCCCAGCAGATGTAGCCAATTCAGAAAGACATTTGCGGTATTTCAATATGTTGTAAGCAGCTTCAATCTGGTA